CGGTAATATCCCGCCCATCGTAGAGACATATCCAGCGCTTTCTTGCGCCGAAATGGATTTCAGTTAGTCGTCCCACTGTTGTTTCGCTTTACATATATTCTGTGCAGTATATTCGGTATAAACTACCCCGCTTCAACCGACTGTCGCTCGTATTCACGTTGAATCCATTCTTTAGCAACAGTTTCGTCCGGTACTCCGATAGCTACTGTTTTTGACTGCAACTTAATCGTCCAGTCCGTGACTTCATTTTCCATAAGGAACGATGCCTTCGCCTTACCACGCGTTTCACCGTAAGCGAAATCTGATATTGGATAGTCCCATTCCTGCAAACTCCCGCCATCTGGATACTCAATGTAAGTCCTTGATGGCGGTATGTAAAAATGATAAATGTTACCCATCGTCCCCTCCGCTCCCGCGTCATCCCGCCGCGCTGTAAGCGGCATTAAGCGTGACTACCGATAAACACCAGTCCGCCATTGTCGAGTTCAATTCGATCCACCGAGCATACACCGAATGATGTTCCGTTGTTATCATTCCACTTCAATGTGGTGGGTTCACCGTACCACTTTTCTTCATCCATCGTGCCGAACCAGCTTGCGCATAGCCCGTCGAATGAATCTGGCGGAACATATGCAAGAAAATCTTCATCACCGCCATTGGTCGATAGCGCTTGAAGTTCTTGTGGCGCGTCTTTAAAGTACCAAATCGCCATATGCGTGAAATTGCGCCAGTCGTCCATTAGCCCGTCTCCCCTTCGTCGTCCGACTGCCCAAACATGAGGTTGAATTCCTCATCCGTCATGGAGCGCAATCGCGCCAGCGCCCCACCGGCGTCGTATTCCTTGCTGCAAACTCGCGCGGACGTGAGTTCGGCGTTATCTGCTTGCCCCTGTGGTTGTGCAACAGCATAAACCTCTAGCGCATCATCGAACATGCGCGTGATTTCGCTTGGTGTCTTGTATACACCAGCTGATAACCACTCGAAAAAGTTCATATCGTCCTCAACATCGCCATGCTTGTCGAGTTCGTTGTAAACACGCATCATGTCGGCGAATGGACGCAGCGCCGCACGCAGTCGCACGTAGTCTGTCACGTTTTTCACCTTTATTCGTCCTCTTCGTTTTCGTTGAATCCGCCCATCTAACTTTCGATGGGTTCTGTTTCATCTTCGTCCGCGAATCCGCATAGTAAATTGCTCAGGAAATCACGTTCTTGAGGCGTGGTTTTCTTCTTGCGTCCACCGGCTTTCGATGAGTTTTTTGAACCGCCGTTCACCCCCATCTCCTCCATTCGACTAAAGATTTCGTCGCGAAGCCGTTCAAGATCTTCTGGTGTAATGCCGCCAGCACCCTTGAATTGAACCGGCAGCCCGGCAGCGCTGGATACGGCCCATACGAATATATCCTTGACGGTAAGGTTCGGGTCGCGCGTTCTCCACTCCTGTACCTTGTCGAAGATGGCTTTATCCTTTTCAGGATGCAGTCGAAGCGATAAGGTTATTTCACCGGAGTCTTCGGGCTTTCTTCGCACGCCTTTATCGCTGCGCGGCTTACGCGACCCAAACATCAAAGCAATCCCTCAATACCAGCGAGATCGGCAAAGTTTCTTGCGCCTCGCACATTCGCAAACTGAATGGTCTGACGATCATCTGCCAGCACAACGCCCTCATTTTCTCCGCGCCCGATTACTTCACAGACTTTTTCGGCGAGAATCGCGTTGCCGCCTCCTGTTAAAATTACATAGTCCATCCCTGCACCACCGCTCAAGTGCTGCATCCAGAGATTCTTAACCTCGTTCATCAGCGGGTTAAGTGCGATCTCTGCTTCACGAACACAATCCAACTTTCGACCGAATCCGCGAAACTCTCCGGTGATCAACGCCTCGCGGATGCGATCAGAGGGAGGGTTTTGACTGGTCTTGAATAATTCGCTGTACTTTCGTTCCAGCTCTTTTTTGAGTCGTTCGATGGCGTTTAACACGCCGACCGAGCCGGACTTGCTCATTGACGGCTGCACGATACCGCGTTCATTAACAGCAAGTACACCGCACGTTCCACCGCCGATGTCGATGACACCCGCCGAATATTTTTGCAGCGGCAGTGTCCATTTTTTGCCGTCATAGTGTATCGCGACTCTGCAGTATCCACCGAATGACTCTTCGAATGTTTTAACAACTTTCACTTCGAACTCAAACGGCTTACCGGCGCACTCGTATCTCCATTTCCCCTTGATGGCTTTGACAACATCGGAACGGAAGCCGAAGTCGTCGGTCGCATGGCTGGCGAATACCGTCAGACCTTCCCGCAGGTAATCTGGATTAGCAACAAACGCGTCGGCTACGGCGCGGGCGAACAGTACGCCGTAGTATGTTCGGTCGTACTTTGTTCGCCCGCTTCGCCGCGTGATGTTGAAGTTCTCCGCAGTTTCACCGACTGCGTAGAAGGTACTGCCAATCCGCAGCAAATCCAGTGGAGCAGACCTTCCAAACCGTTCAGTTGCGTATTCGTATTGCGCCGGAGTCAATTCGGCGATCGCGTGAATGAACATGCCCTCATTTTTGCCAACAACCCACTTGGCAAAGGCGTTCCCAGCATCTAGAAACAGCGGTAGTGTCATGGGACTTCGTATCCCCCTTCTTTGAGAAACTCTGATGTGTGGCATCCTGTTAAATCCCTGATTTGTTGTATACGAACGTAAACACGTTGTATACGCCTGTATACACGAATTATTTTACCGCTGTTTGCGCTAATTTCAAGTTACAGAATACAAACTTAGCGATGACCGATCAAGTCGCCATTTGCGTCGTAGATTGAGCCGTCTTCCGTGATGACAACCGATTGTGAGACTCCGCCTGTGCCGATGCGGTAGACGTGCAAGATCGATCCGTCAGATCGTTCTACTTCCGGCTTGCTGTAGATCATTGTCACTGGCTGCTTATGGTGATGGATTCGCATGGCTACGACGCTTCGTGATGATGTCGGGCTAACGTATTTGACGATGGCAATGTGGCGGGTCACTTTGGTTGTGCGCTTCAGCGGCGTTCTTAGTTCAACCAGAATCACATCACCTTCTTGCAGTTCTGTAGTATCTTGAATGGCGATCATTATCTCATATACCTTTCTATCCACTGCTCGACAAGGGCGTGTCCGCGTTCTGTGTCCCACAAGTCTTTGATGTATAATCGGATTTGTCGCGATTTTCCGCGCCCGTCTGGATCGGCGTAGTAGTTGTGATGCGCCGCGCGTCCTTCGTAGGGCTTGAGTTTCTTGCGGTGCAGCCTGCATTTTCCGTCTTTGTAGAACGCGCAGGTGCCGCGCGGCAGCCAGTCTGCTGTTTTACACTTGCGCCCTTCGCTTGCGCCACACAGAATGCGAATATCGCGTCCATCTTCTTCAGTCCAGTAATCCAGCATGAGCTGATCGCCGTAGCCTGCGATGATAATGGCTTCGATCTCATTCGGAGTACCCCAACACGGATTCTGGCACATCGCTTGGCAGCGTTCGCATGAACAGGCGGGCGCGTCAGGAATGGGTGTGGGCGACTCATGGGGCATTGGTAGATGGGGCATTGGTAGATGGCACATCAGTAGTCACTCTTTCCACGCAGACAACCGTCAACATCGAGCATGTGTTCAATTTCCTCACGCGCCTCTCGCCGATCTTCTTTGGTGTAGAAAGCGATTTCCGGGCGAGGGAGACGGCGCGGCGAAAACCCATCGCCAAGTCGCATCGTGTCCTTTATTTTATGTCCTACTCTTTTTCTGGCTAGCAGATTCATAAATGGTAGTTTCATGGTGTCCTCAAAAGCGTGGGGTCGTAAACAGCGAGACGGTTTTCAAGACAAATGACACGATACCATTAGGCATCGGATCCTCGACAAACAGCAAGTAGATCGGTTGATTGCGCACGAGATAGCGGCGGGAGACAGCCGTGACTCCGCGCACGCGTATTTGCCGAACCGCTTCTTCACATTCTGCTTGGCTGGTTGTCCAGCCAGCACCACGACAGAATACGCCGATAATCCGGCCGTTCTCTTGTATTCTGAACTTGCGCATATACTGCGCGGGATTGGTATTTGGCTTGCGCATGGTGTTAGTCCATGAACTCGTATTCATCAAATTCATCCGGGCCGTCAAGGTAGCGACCGCCATAGTAGTAGCGTTTTTCAAAGTCGTCGTCGTCGCCAAAAATGTCTGGCAGTCTTCGCGTTTCTTCGATCTCTTTTGGCGTCAACCACGCGCGCAGTTCATTGCGCAGCGTTTTTACATCGCGTACTAGTTTGGAAATTGGCAAAACGATTGTCTTGCGTTGGCGCGCAAAGTACCAACCGACGCTGTGCAGATTGTATTCGTCGTCATAGTCCAACAGGACGTAGGCTAACTGCTGAAGCAGCAGCTCTTCGGTCATCGGCGCGGATTTCTTGGTGCATTTCACATCCCAAACAACGCCGTTATAGATCATAAACGCGTCCGCACCGCCAACATCCATACTTCCAGTGAATGTTGGCGACGGGATGTAATGCTGCATCTCGCCTTTCAGCGACTCCCAAACAGACGGAATGCTTTGAAAGAGGAGATCGACATCGCGGATCGTGTTGGATTGTTGTTCGCTGAAGGCTGATGGTCCGAGCAGCGGCAGCCGTTCACTGTGAAACCGCTGTGCCGCGCTTAATTCACGCGGCGTATTGCCGGTGCGTCGTACTTGCTCAAACAGGTACAGGTAATACGACATGAACGGAATCTTGACCGAGTCTTGATCGCCGTACTCGATGACCGCCTTAAAGAAGTCGTGCGCGCCGATCTGTTTCGCACCCAGTTCCGCGATCCATGCGTGATCGGTATTGGGCGCAAACCACCAGCGAAACGCCATGCCGAACATACCGCCCGACATGAGATAGTCGATGTCCGTGCTGTAGATTAGGCATTCCTGCTGCCCGCAAAGCGCATTAATGCAGTCGATGATCGGCTTAAGCGCCGCCTTGCGCTTGGATGCAAAGAACCGCGACAGCGGCGAACTCGGATCTTTCAATTGAGAAGTGACGCTCATGGCTGTTCTACCTTCGCTTTCATTTCAGTCGCGATCTTTCTTATCGCAATCAGCATCCCAAGCATCTGCAGGCGACTCGCGCCGTTGATGTCGGTTTCATTGAACACATCTAATATCTTACACACATCGGCGTAATAGGGCGGAAATTCTATGATCGGCTCGATGGCTGTGACTTCAATCGGTGACGGTAGTTCAGCGATAGCGACCGGCGCGATTTCCTTAACTACGGGTGCTTCCTTCTTTTCAACCTTGCTGCGGACGTAGTAGAGTCCCTGCATCGCGCGTGTTTCCGCCACGTATTTCAGGTTCATTTCCTGAATGCTGGACTCCGGCGTCGAGCGCGGATGATTGAACGGGAACAGATCGGGCGTCAGGATGACGACATGCGGAAACTCCAAGCCTTTACTGGCGTGTCCTGTCATGATGGCGATTTTCTTCTGGAGCGAATCGCCGTCGCTGTCGTCTTTCGCGAAGATCGCTTTGATCTTATCCTTGAGTTCGTCCATGTCGCGCGCGTCAACGGCTTCAATGGCGGATGTCACCGAAGCCATTTGATCGAGAAACGAGTCGATCTCGTCCTCTCCCTTTTTCTTAGCTTTCATCTTTGCAACTTTGCGATCGCGGTATTCGACAATGCGACTCATCAGTTCATCGAACTTGAAGCCTTTTTGCCGCTCTACAATCTCGATGGTTGCGATGATCGCCTTGCTTACGTCCGATCCGACGATGACCGCTGGCTTTCCGGCCGCGATAAATTTGTGCCAGAGCGGAATCATTGGCGCGCGCACACGGGAGATGAACGCCCATCCGGCTTTAGCGCGTTCGATGGCATCTTCGATGGTAACGTCTTCGATAACGCCTTCGATGGCGTTGGGCGCAGCTTTGAAATTGGGCTTCCATGATCGTGCCAGTTCCGCCACTTTCTTGGGCGCTCGCCACGAGATCGAAAGCGTCATCTCGTCTTTGATGTCCCAATATTTGATGGATGACTCAAAGCCCCGATTATCAGCGCCGGTAAAAGCAAGAATCGCTTGTTGCGGATCCCCTACGATTAAGACGCGGCTGTTGTAAATGTGCTTATCGACGAGAGCGCGCGATAAAGGCGATAGGTCTTGGGCTTCGTCTACCAGAATCCAGTCGTTTCCCCACACGCGCCACCCATCTACGACGGTATGATACACCTGATCCGTGAATGTCCATGTGTGGTCAGACGGGTCATACAGCATATCGCGTCCAAGCCGTAAAATCTCAGGCACCGCGCTTAATGCGCGCATCTCGTCTTCGTACTCGTCGAGATTACCGAACAGCGAATAACGGCTGGCGACCGAAGCCAAGAGATCGATGTTGTTCAGGTTGTGCGGCGCATACACCGCACCGTTCTCATCGTATCCGATCAGGACGACGAGTTCATGCGATCCGCTGGCGGCGGTTGTCGTATTCACGCGAAGGAAGTGGGATGTTTTGGCGATGAGATCGACCGCTAATTCGCGCTGTTCCTCATCGAGACGGCTCATGTTCTTTTCAACCCACCGCGAAGCCAGCTTGTCGTATTTTTTTTCGTCGCGATTGTTCATGAGTGCATCGCTTTTCAGCTTAAAGCGATCCATCATCGCCTTGAACGCCGCGCCGTTAAAGGTTTTCGCGTTCGTCTTCCATCCGTGTCCGCGCGGCACCAGTTCTTCTGTGATGAATTGCTCCAGAACCTTTTTAATGGCGACATTGAATGCCATGAACTTAATCGAGGCATTTGCGCCGATAACATCGCGTGCAAGATACTTGAACGTTGAAGTTTTGCCCGTGCCTGCACCGGCGTTGATCGCGCCGTTCCCTGTGCCGCTTGTGACCCATTCGGCGATGCGAACTTGTTCTTCGGTAGGTTTAAACATGATGGAATTCCTCTAGTATTTCGCGCAGACGATTTTCAAGCACGCAAATATCGCGACTACTTAGACGACCGGATGGCACCGGAATGCGATGAATGACGACGCCGTTTTCCGCAGCAACCCGATCTTTCTCTGCGTCGCTCTGTTTGCGACCGGCGTGTGTCCAAACACAATCAATCTCGATCCACGTTTTACCGGCGATACAGAAATCAATCAGCCAATGCCGCTTGATATTTGGCAACCGCACATTGCGCTGGTAGGGGATACGATGCCGATCAAGGAAATTCGCAGCGACCACTTCGGCGCTTGACGGATTTTTGTCGAGATATTCCTGCGGCAGCGTGTCATAGCCCTTGCGTCGAAGCGTTTTTAGCGCCGCTTTATAACCAAGTTTTCCTTTGCGCCGTTGGCTGCACTGGAAGCAGCATTGAACCTTGACCGCAGAGCTTAAGCGCAAATAGCGACGGTTGCCGCAAACTTGTCCGCTGCGCGGATGATGACTTGGCAATATTTCATCGCACGTCACCAGATAATGCCGTTCCCCGTCTTTGATAATCCATTCGTCGCGATGCAGTCCCATGCGTCTCCCCTTGTGCTGCATATTGAACAATTATAACACACTTCGATTGTTAATCAAGGGTGAAAAGAGCGTGAAAGCAAGCGTGAAATTTCAGCGTGTTTTGTGGTGCGCTTCCTCTGTACATACGCGCATATCCGCGCGCGCGCGCGCGTAAGGGCTTGGCAAAGTTCATACTTGACCACACAAAGACTATCTGTTAGAATTAGTCGTATAGATGGTATGCGTCTGTAGTTCAGTGGATAGAACGACGGACTCCGAAGCCGTATGTGCAGGTTCGATTCCTGCCGGGGATATAAGTATGAATATCACAATCGCTAATATGCCAGCAAATCTATCGGATCAGTATCCGTGCGAGTTTTGCAATCAAATCGGCTGCGAAATCATCATCACCCATACAGTACCGGGTGGCGCTGTTATCGGTGCGCACAAGAAGTGCTTGGATGATTTTCTCGCCAGTGCCGATCCAGAAGTCGAAGCGTCCGATCTTTCCGTGTGAACAATTGTTCACGCACGCACAAGGAGAATACCATGAGTATCAAGCCCGATGAAATTCTGTATGAGAACTCGTTTTGCACGCTATCCAAGCCGATCTCGGTGAACTTCAAGGTGAAAGGTAAACCCGGACACCCCTACACGATCGGACCGAAGCATGTGAGTGCGGCTCAATCGAACGGCGGCTACATTGATGAGTCTGTGTGTCGCGCCGTGCAGTGTGCGCACACGGATCATTATGGCAAATGCGATGCGACCTACGAGGAACACACCAGCGACAAGGTTGTGTTTGTGTATCTGAGGGAAAATGTGGACGCGAAGCGACTGCAAGCGTTCCTGATCTTCGCCACCGAAGGCGATGAAAACATTGATCCGATTATTCCGCAAGGAACGGATGGATTCAGTTTTGTTGATACGGGATACCGCGTTCTAAAAGGCGACTCGTAGATGTCTGATCTTGAAGTCCTCATTGTAAGGCTAGACCACTTCTTAGAGTCCTGTTCGCGCGAGTCGGATGGGTGGTATATATTCAGGCTCGGCAATCACGAACGCTTATCAAAAGCGACGGTCGATTCCGTGATTAGCCATTACGTCGCGGACGGATGGATTGTGGAGCATGTCGATATTTACATTCCGCAACTTGGCGATTACAAGGCGTTCAAGTTTTGTCCAGCAGCAATAAAGGAGTAGGAAATGCCGATCACCAAGAAAGAACTGCAAGATAAGTTCACGGCTATACCGGATGCGGTTTATGAGCTTATCGACGCGAGGCTTGAAAGAGAATGGAACGGACGCAACGCGGTGTACGTTACCGAGTGGGACATGAAAGGGGTCACAAACAAAACGCAGATCGACGAGATCGTGCGTGTGTACCGCGCGGCGGGATGGGCAGTGAACTTCGAGCGTAAGTCCGAGAATGGCAGAACTTGGAATGAACTCCAGTTTAGCTAGTGTAGATTGTGCTATTAGCTCAAATGGTAGAGCGCGGCTCTGAAAAAGCCGAGGCAGCCGGTTCGATACCGGCATAGCACATTGCGCGGCGGATCGCGGCGAGAAAGATGTTCTCTTCAAAGTGATTGGCTGGAATAAGGGGAAGACTGAACCCCGAATAGCTCCGTACCTACAGATGTCGCCTGAATTGACAGGTGCTTGATGGAATTGCTGTAGCCGGAATTAACCGGTAATGCTTGGCGTGGAGAGTACGGAAGCGAAGCGCCTTAAGGTAAGTCAGGACGCGCAGTCCATCATGGGTCGTCTGGCAGCACGCCGCGCTTTTTATCAGTGAAAGGGACGAGTAATGAAACTCTTGAAAATCGTATCCGAAGCCGTTGACGTTGTGTTGATGGTTGTGCCGGATGACTATGACGAGGTAGAGGCACTAGAAATCGCGTGTGGTGCTGCGGATATGCGCGGCGATGTGAGGATCGCGGTCGATTTGGCGATCCCGGATTCGTTTGGCGAAGACATCGAACTACGTCCGTTTGTGGGGTAGATGATGAGCGGGAAAATTGGACTTATGGGTGCGCTTGGGATGCTCGGCGTAAAAGAAGAGAATGGGCTTCTGCGTATTGGCGTTGCTAAGTTCTGTGTTCAAGGTGGCGGAATGGTTGAATCGACGCGAGATGACGCGCCAAAGATGAATATCTCAGCGTTCATCGGGGTTATCGTGGATTTCCCTGTGCATCCTGAAAACACGATTGTCGAAGATGGCAAGGATCGCTATCAACTGTACCACGAGCTGCTTGCGGGTACTTTGTACATTGACTTGCATCGGCGCGACATTGACATCAACGGCAACCTACGGGGTCACGGATTAGCTGCTTTGGCGACTGATGGTGGATTACATCATTCCAGCTACGGAAAGCGAGTGAAATAACGTGGAATTCGACTCGATCGTTGAACTGATCGAAGGTGCGGGCTACGATGCGCGCTCGTACAGCGGACGCTTCATGTTTGGCAAAGAATGTCTTGGCGTGACGTGTGATGATCCGATCAGGTTTATGTTGGACGTGCTGGTACATGCTCGCGCAGAAGACACGGATGACAATCCCGTATTCGAGGATATTGCAGTCGTGCTAAAGAACTATCGTACCGACGATATGGGGCGCAGCCAGATCATCTATTTCCCAAGCGTCGAATGGGAAGGCAAAGAATCATCCGATGACGAGAATGAGGAGTAGCTGATGTCACAGCCACCGATCATCAAACGCCGTTGGACGCTGACCGCGTTGGATGCGAACAACAACAAGTTTTGGGAGTTTGAGCGCAATTCCGCCACCGGGGCAACCACTGTGGTGTGGGGTCGGATCGGCACAAAGGGGCAAACCAAGTCGTTTATCTACACCGATTACGAGCTGGAGCGGCGAATCGCTGAAAAAGAGAGCAAGGGTTACAAAGAAGTCCAGCTGCACGCCGTCTCGTCCATTGCCGTACAGGGTGTCTCGTCGATGCCGCCAGCGGTACAGAAATTTGTCGATCAAGTCTTTCGCGCTGCAAACGAAAGCATCAACACATATTTGGCAACAACAGTCGATGCGTTGAGTGTTCGGCAGATCAACGCCGGACGCAGGGCGCTAACCGAAGTCGGCGATGTGATGAACGGAAGGACGACGTTTGTTACCAAGCTGGCTGCGATTGAAGCTTACTACAAAATCATCCCGACCAAATTGCCAGCGAGGCTGCGGGATGATGCTGTTCAAAAACAGATGGTCGCCGAGTTTAATCTTGGTGAACAGGAAACACGACTTGATCAGCTTGAGGCCGCGTTGGCGACGCTGACGGTGAGCGGCGCTGTGCCATCGGCAAACTACGTCGCGCTTGGCGCTGAGATCAGGGAAATTCCGGCATCGCATCCGGCGTATCTTGAGATTGCCGGACGCATCAAGCGTTCCATGCCGGGAGCGCGTATTAGCGGTGTATTTGCGGTGAAGATACCCGCTGAGCGCGCGGCTTATGAGGCTGAACAATTCGGCGCAAGCAACGTCGCCGCGCTGTATCACGGCACGGGCAGCGCGAATGTGCGGCACATCCTCAAGTCGTGCTTGCGTGTACCGCGTTTTCGCGGACACGTCGCCAACGGATCACGCTTGGGCTATGGCATTTACTTTTCCGACAAGGCGTCGCGGTCGCATCAGTACACGGGCGGCGCGTATGGCATTCCGTCCATGATGTTTGGCGTCGATGTCAAACTTGGGAGTATCAAGGTCTACACGGGGCGCGATGAAACGCTGCGCCAAGCGCCGACCGGCTATCACAGCACGCAGGGCGTACTCACGCACAGTGGCTTGGGCGATGAGTTTGTGGTGTACAAAGAATCACAAGCCACTATTCGTTATGTAGTCACGTTTTAAGGAGAGAGTCATGTCACAACTAGGACGCAGGGTGCCGAATGCCGGTGAACTCGAAGCCATCGTCTACGCGGAAGTCGAGTCGATGGTCGCAAATTCATTTACGTTCACGGCGTACATGATCACGAAGACGATCCGTGAGCGGAATGCGCAGCTTGAAATCACTCATGCCGATGTGCAAGAGATCGTGCATGGCTACATGGAAACCAAGTACGATGGCGTGAGTTACGAGTCGGAACAGCGGCTTTGGGATGGGAATTGGGCGCGGACTTGGTTCCCAAGCATGAATCCCGGCGTCGTAACCGGGAAAGTCGCGGCGGTCGCGGCATTACCTTCCGCTCAACCGCCTACGCCGGAACCGCCTGCGCCAAAGACAACGCGTAAGCCGAAGACTAATACTCCGCCGAAGACTGCGCCCGGTTTGCCCGCGCCGATCGATCTGTCAGCGTTTGACGATGATACCGCAAGCTAAGACATACAGCCACACACTGGAAGGTTGGCTTGCACCGGACGGCATGTTCACGCAATGCTGGTTTGGGCCGGATAATTCGGCTCTGGATCACACGATGGTTGCGCGGAATATCATCGCAGATCTGTATCCCGACGAATACAACCGCCAGTATTTCACGGCGCAGCGGTTTTTGTTGGAACATGGATACTTGCGCCTCGACATTCACAGCATCGGCAAGCAAGGGAGTGGATGGGGCGGTTTAAGTCAGTGGCAGGTATGGGAACTGCACAAGATTTACAATCTCAAGCCGAAGCGCCGGTTTTTCCCATACACAGTCGTGCGCTTGTTGTTGGTCGCCAATGGCGTTGACTATTTGCGTCAAGGCGGCGACAATGAGATATTGAGCGGGTGTTATATTTCGGTCGAAGGAGACCTAGCGTGATTCTCAAATGCACATGCAAGCACAAGTATCAAGATGAGCGGTATGGCGCTGGGATGCGCGCACATACGCCGTGCAAAGATGGGACGCATCGCTGTACCGTCTGCAGCAAACGCCATGACGCCAACGGAGTCGAAGTCATCGGCAAAGGCAAGTAGCAAAAAGCCCCTGTAGCTCAACGGATAGAGCAAAGACCTTCTAAGTCTGAGGTTACGGGTTCGATTCCTGTCAGGGGCGCTGGCACGACCCATATCATAGAGGAGAGACAAAATGATTGACGAAACCGCACTACCGTTTGCCGAAGAAGATGAGGAAATCGAAGTCGAAGACATCGTTGAAGACGAGGAATTTGACGACGACGACTTCGATGACGACGAAGAAGACTACGACGACGACTTCGATGATGACGAGTACGATGACGATGATTATGACGACGACGACTACGAGGATGCCGACGACGATCTGTAGTTAACGTCGGCATAACTCACCCTTGCAACCCCTTATGCTATGTGATATAATAATACCATACACAAGCATAGGGGAGTGTGAGGGTGGTTGACTTCATTGTTGTCGCGTGTTCAGCCGCGTTTATCGGATTGTTATTCGTGGCGTTGATGTATCTGGCGTTTCGTCTAACAATGTCGCCATCAAATCAGCGCGAGTACCGCGATCAGTTTGAGGAACACCGCCGTAACTGGTGGTAAATGGGCGACTAGGCTAATCGGGAAACCAATGCCTTTGCACGGCGTTTTTGCGGGTTCAAGTCCCGCGTCGTCCACTGCCGCGTTAGCGGCGGGGCGTACACATACACATTGCCAACCGAACGTGTGCGCCCTCTGATTGTATGTAGCAACCGCCAATATCTGACGGGATTTGGCGCGCGTTACCGTTGCTGGTGAGGGCGTTGCAAACCAGCCGCTTATCGCTCTGCGTCATTCGAGTGACACTGCCGGTTCGACGGAACCGGCGCATTGCCCATTAACTCAGCGGCAGAGTACGGTGCTGTTAACACCGGAGTGGCAGGTTCGACACCTGCATGGGCAGCTAGCCGCAATGTGCGGTGAACGGGTAAGGTGTTTCGTGGTTGATCGCCTTATCCGTCTTGCGTGGCGGGGCTGTTTTTTCGCTATGACGACAAAGACAGGGCCGGTTCAACTCCGGCCACGCGCTCTTGCCATTCTCCAGTGACAGGCATCCAGCAGCGCCAGTCCAGTGAGTGCAAGTGCCGTCGAAATAGCTGGCGCGTTGTCGAAGACGGTGGCAAATGGCGATGTTGGGGCGGAGGCATGAGCCGCTCCACAAGCGTTCGTAGCATAGCGGCAAATGCAGTCGCCTTTTAAGCGAATGAGCGTGGGTTCGAGTCCCACCGGACGCACTGGCGGTTTACACAACGCCGAGTCAAGCCCGTAGACCTTAAACGGGAATTCTACGTATGGCAGCCGCGTGCTGGACGGGGAAAGCCTTTTGACCGGCTATAGGTCATTGTCTGTGGTGAGGCGCTGAATTACCTCACCACGAAAAATCTAGGCGTGGCGAAGTCTGGTATCGTACCTGCATTGGAAGCAGGTGATCGTGGGTTCAAATCCCGCCGCCTAGACTGCAAGTTAACCCGTGATAGTTTAATGGTAAAACCCGTGACTCCAAATCACGGTGATGGCAGGTCGATACTGTCTCACGGGGCATTGTGCGGTCGTCGTGGCGACTGTCTGCACATAGACGCGAAACGACTAGGCATGGTCGCCGGAGACGGGTCGCGCCCGAATCTGGATGAGCGTCGGCGGTCAAAGCTGGTGCGCGAATCGTAGGTTGCGCACCAGCGATCGTTTACTGAAAAACGAATGGGGTGGGATGTGTACGCAGTTGTGCGTTTGAATATGGTGAGCGGCAAACAGCGCTACATCAATTTTATCGACATACCAGAAGATGGCACCATGAAAACGGTTGTGGATGCTATCTCGGCTATGATCGATGATGGTGGTACATTTGCCTATGAAAAGGATTCCGCCGTTTGTTTGCGGCACGTCGAGTCGTTCAAGGTGTTGAGGCTGGTTAAGAATGTCTAGCTACTACAATGTCTACGAAGAACGGCAAACAATCCCTGTGCGTTGTGAAACGGAGACTGACCTTGTAGATCATATCACAAAGCGTTGTTACGGGAAAGTCGGCTTTTTAAGTGGAGTGCCGGATCAAGGTTCATTTGAACCCGGTCGGAAGTATAAATTAATGTGTGCTGATAGAGATTTACGATGGCGCGAGTTTACAGTTGTCTTTGTTGAAGACGAATGCGTTGTTGATGAATCCGGCGTCGAAGTAGAATATGTCGATGATGTAGATACTGATACCGATGATGGCGTTGCGATAGAATACGAATAGGGGTGGAAGAATGAGCGGTGTGATTACAAGGCAGCAAGCGTTAGCAAACAACGAAATCTACGCGACGGTCGAGTCGGTACTCGCTCGTATGCACCAAGAGATCGTGGCGCATTATCGTCCACAAATGGTTCTTCAGCTCGACGACGATACCGGATACACCTATCTTGTCCAAAGCGATCGCGCTGAAATTGAACGGCATCTGCGCGATTCTGGCTGGATAACTGAAACGTTTACCGTTGTCGAACAGAAAAACGGCGCGGATTATGTGATTTACCGCATCAGAATTTGGTAGAATACACGAACGCCACAGTAATTCAATGGTAGAATGCGCGCCTTGTAAGCGCGAAGTTGCAGGTTCAAGTCCTGTCTGTGGCTATGGCGACTGTATGCCTCATTACAGTGCGGAGGGAGCCGGGATCGCGCTAGGGATAGCGCAGCCTTCGCGGATGAATAATGTGTTTACAGGAAGAATCCTACAAAAACCGGCCGCATGGGTAGTTGGCAGAGCGGCGAATGCGACTGTCTTGAAAACAGCAGATCGGCGAGAGTCGGTCCGGGGGTTCGAGTCCCTCACTACCCGCTGTTTCTTACGCACATAGGGAGCTTCACATGAAGGTGTTTTTGGCATTGGTGTTTACGGTAGCGTTGATCGCGGTGATCACGGCGATTGTATTAGTGTTGCTGGTGCTGCTGGCGTATGTCGCATCGATGATCTGGACGCTGCTCGTGTCTGCGTTATCGCTTCCGGTCGCGCAGGGGGCAGTGATCGTGTTCGCGGCGTTATTGATCGCATTTGGCAAGCCGGTCTACAATTTCGTCCGCGATTTTTTGGCTGGCGAAGAGCCGTTGATGTAGGTCGGCGTAGCGCAACTGGCAGAGGCAGGTGACTTAAAATCACCTTAGTGCGGGTTCGAGTCCCGCCGCCGACAAGGAGAAACACATGAGCAAAGATCATCAGATTTTTCAGGGTTTTCTGCGCGGTAGAAACCTCACCGACGCCGAGCGCAAAGAGGCGTGGCGCACGCTGAACGACTACGGAATCGTTGTTGCGAAGGGGTACGTCGAGTCGGTGCTGGCGCAGAAGCAGTCGAATATCCGCGTAAACAGCGTCCCGAAAGAGTACGCTGTGTATGGCGAAAGCGGAATCGAACCGGGCGCGCTGCAGCAAATGAACAATGCGATGCGGTTGCCGATCGCGGTTGCTGGTGCTTTGATGGCGGATGCGCATCAGGGCTACGGGCTACCGATTGGCGGCGTATTGGCAACGGATAACGCGGTTGTTCCGTATGCCATTGGCGTCGATATTGCCTGCCGGATGCGTGTTTCGGTGTTTCCGATCGAGCCGGAAGCGCTCAAGCGCGATCAGGCCTTGTTTGAAGAAGCCCTGCTGAAGAACACCATCTTCGGCGCTGGCGCGGCTGGATTGAATGACGGCACAATCGACCACGCGGTTCTTGATGAGTGGTTGTGGTCGGCGACGCCGCTGTTAAAATCGCTTCGTGAGACTGCAATACGTCAGATTGGAACTTCGGGTGGCGGCAACCATTTCGCGGATTTTTGCGACTTGTTCCCGGTCTGGGAAGATAGCTTAGGCATTCCAGACGGTAAATATGTAGCATTGATGACGCACAGCGGTTCGCGCGGTGTTGGCTTCAAGATCGCCAATACCTATACCGAAATCGCCAAGAAACGCTGTGTAGGACTGCCAAAAGAAATGGAGAATCTGGCGTGGCTTGACATGGACAATGAAGAGGGGCAAGAGTATTGGTACGCCATGAACCTTGCCGGGTTGTTCGCCGCAGCCAATCATCAGATCATCCACGACCGGATCGCGGCGGCATTGGGTGTTGAGCCAATTCTAAAGATTGAGAATCATCACAATTTCGCGTGGAGCGAAAATGTTGTGGTAGACGGGGAATCGAAGTCGTGTATTGTACATCGTAAGGGCGCGACTCCGGCTGGAGTGGGAGTGCGCGGCGTGATTCCCGGTTCGATGGGGGATGTTGGCTACCTTGTGCAAGGGCGCGGCAATGACGAGTCGCTCAATTCAGCGCCACACGGAGCGGGGCGGATGATGAGCCGCACGCAAGCCATCAAGACGATCGCGCAAGTAGATACTGATGAATATCTACGCATTCAAGGCGTCTTGAAGGTTATAGGTGGCGGTAAAGACGAGTCGCCGTTTGCGTACAAGGAAATTGGCAAAGTCATGCGCGCCTCTGAAGATCTGGTCGATAAAATCGGGGTTCTGTATCCGCGTATCGTTAGGATGGCGGATGATACGCTGTCAGCGCCAAGAGACGAATCGGTTAAGGGGATTGTCCTAGACGAAGGATCGTAGTTGGCGATATTCAGCCTTGTTTCCGATTGCGTCATGTGATATAATGACTAGTGTAATGGGGGTGTAGCCCAAGTGGCACGAGGCGTTCCGCTCAAACCGGAATTGATGCTGGTTCGACTCCAGCCATCCCCAATGTCGCTAAACCGCGCAGAACTTAGAGGCGGCGAAATTAAAGCGGGGCTTAGGGGTGCCGTACTCCGCAGTGACAGAAATAAAATGGCACTCGGCGAGATTAGTGTATATATTCAGTGATTCCGCAGAAATGCGGCAACCGTATCATGGGTTCGAGTCCCATACCGCCCGCACGGGTGGTGCGTCTGGTCGGATAAAACGCGGATACACTAATCATCCCGGCGTAGCCCAATTGGCAAGAGGCGGTAGTCTTAGGCACTACGCGGTGTAGGTTCGAATCCTATCGCCGGGACAGACAATAAGTAATAGGGTGGTGATATGGCGGTAGTTTGCATACACAAAATAGGCGACTCCTATTACCTGCGCATGGCGCGGATCGAAGACGGGTATGTCATACAGGGTTATGGGGGCACTGCGAAAATCGCCGCCAAGTATTATATGGGCGGCAGCAGTGAGTGTCTTGATCTTGGCAGGCTTTTGCATTTAGGGCTTATGTCGCCCAGTCTTGTCGAAGTGAATGACGCGGACGATCTGTTGCGTTATGTGGATGGCGCTCCGAAAGTAACACTTCACAACAACGGCATAGAGTTTGGAGTACCATTGGTCAAGCTAAATAGCGATGGCGAAAGCCTGTGGCTAATGGGCGAAAAACCAAAGAACTAGGCATGGGCAAAGTGTTTGAAGACAGAACGGTATTTTGTACAGGCGCTTTTGGGTTTGAGTTTCGGATTGATAAAAACATCGCCGATCGTATCACGGCTTCTTTTAGTTTTGGCGACCGCATTAATATCGCAATGAGACGCGACTACGGATACGATATGCGCATTATTAATATGTATCCTAAAGCCACAAATGTCTTGGTTCTAGTTTTTCTTCTCGGCTGGTTGGAGGTTCGTTTTTGTTACTCAAGGTATATCGCCGCAAGCGCGGTTAAGTCAATAATGAGAGAGCTTGGGGGTCTTAATGTTAAAGAGATTCATGATCCAGAAGGTTTTACTGAAGATGACAGACAAAGGCAAGGACAAATCCGACATCTTTTGGGTTTGTGAACAGCATTTGAATGGCGGCATAGCTCAACGGTAGAGTCCCGGTCTTACATACCGGACGTTGTAGGTTCGACTCCTACTGCTGTCACTAGCAGGTAACGCGGAATACGCGACGGCGTGTTTCCCACCGGCTCCGTACCAGACTCTCGCGGTTACGTCGAGTTTCCCTTGTGCATTCATTGGTGAGAATGCTCCGCGTCGGCACATGCGTTAAGTCGCCAACCGTGCGCTGGATCGCGCCGTCTTTACCGCTGCAGACGATATTCCGCAGTGATTCTGGGAAGCGACGGCTTCCCACTCGCGCTTGGGGTGTGACGGCAAGCACACGAAGCTACGGACTTCGAGGCAGCAGGTTCGACTCCTGCCAAGCGCATGTGTACGCACAAACACAAGGAGAGTAAAGATGCAACTGCAAGACAACTATGCTAATAACACGGGTCAAATTAACGCTCATTCAGTCGAAGGCGAAACGCTGAAGGAATCATTTCTGAAAGACGCCTTGAGCGTGGCACGGGCAATTGCGCGCGCGTTGAAAGCGGATGGCTGGGACTCGAAGGCGCACATCAATCGAGCAGGAATTGCCGTGTCTGGCGAGGTCTACTGCGACCTGATTCCGCCGTCTGGCGAGTATCAGTTTTTGCTGGAGATCGGCTCATCGGCGCTGCGCTTCGATGAGCATGTGCGCAAGAATGATGGTGTGCTGATGATGCTGCAGCGGCGCACTCGCGATGAGCGCCGTCAAATCGTCGGCGCGAACATCTATCTGGATCCGTCGAAGGATTCACAGAAGCTCGCGGCGGAAATTTATCTGATCGCGAAGAGCAGCTAGGTTATACGGTGGTCGTAGCATAAAATAGGAATAATGCCCCCGGCTGTGGACCGGGTGAATGAGGGTTCAAGCCCCTTCGACCACACTGAGAAGACGCGGAAAAATAATACTGGCGCGCAGGATTTTCCGTCCGCGTCTTCTCTTATGCGTCCATCGGCTAAAGGCAGGCCGTCATGTAGTACGCGTGGCTTTGGACCACGAGGACGAGGGGCGGCACCTTGATGCGGAGCTATGGAACGGAACTCCAATGGATGGGGACTCGGCTGTAACCCGACGCATGTGTAGGTTCGACTCCTACCCGTTCCACAAACGAAAGGGGATACAATGGTAATTCCAGACTACGATCCTACATTGTCAACGGTTGATCGCGGACTTGGCGCGTATAACATCATTCTCGCCTATCGGGGCAGTGTAGCACACGGGATGTATATTCCGAACACGGATCCGCACAGCGTCGATGATATAGATCTCATTGGCGTTGTTATTCCGCCGATCGATCATTATTTCGGGCTGCGCCATTACGCAAACGATGGCACAAAAGAGATCAAGCAGGGCAAGTGGGATGTTGTCATTTACGAAGCACGCAAGGCTGTGCGGCTGTTAAGCAAGGGCAACCCCAACATCCTGTCGCTTTTGTGGTCGGACGCCGAGCATTACATCAACGTTTCTCGCGAGGGGCAGATGCTTATCGACTCGCGCCTCTTGTTTCTGACCAACGAGATCAGCGGCTCGTTCTACGGCTATGCGCGTGCGCAGATGCACAAGATGGAACATGGAGCCTATAATGGCTTCATGGGCGAGAAACGTAAACAACTGGTCGATAAGTTCGGCTATGACTGTAAGAACGCGAGTCATCTGATTCGTCTGTTACGCATGGGCGCTGAAGCGCTGGAGGCAGGCGAACTGAATGTCAACCGCGCTAACATTGACGCTCAAGAACTACTGGCAATTAAGACCGGGCAGTATACCCTTGAGCAGGTTAAGGCGATGGCAAGCGATCTGTTTGTTCGGTTGGAACGCGCGCGTAAAGTCAGCGTGCTGCCGAATAAGCCGGATGCGCGGATGATCGATGATCTACTCACCGAAATGATCGCGGCGCGAATGCGCTATTATGCTCAAGTCGGAGTCGAATGATGGCCGATCTCAAGATGGTACTCCATTGGGAAAAGCTACCGGAATATTTTCATGAGGTAAAACATTTCCAAGACTTGATCGACGTGCTGTCGATTCATTCGACTTATACGGCGTCACTGATCAGCACCGCAACCGGCTGCAAAGAGCATGAGGCAGAAGCGGTTCTGAAATACATGACGGACGAAGGGTTGACACGGCATTACTGGACGGTTGCGCATGTTCTGTGGCGCAGCGCGCAGCAAATCGTTTGTCGAAAACAGCCGTTATTTCCGCTTAAGTACAAGGGATATGACGGCAAGACTCGGCTGCTGCAGCGCAAAGATGCGATGATCACAGATACCTATGATTTGGTTCAAGCTAAGCCTTGACGACGGTTGTAGGGCGTGATACAATAACTTTCATGGTGTGGGGCGCGCAGATCGGGTTATCTGATTAGTTCGACTCTAATCGCCCCTAGTTGAGGGGCGACGCCGCGAGGCGCGGCAAACCGTCTATATGGCGGCGATCCGGTTTGGTTTTTTATCCACGCCAGTGTTTGGAAACAATAGCGGGGCGCACGAGGTTCGGTTATCGACTTGTAATCGGGATGTCATGGGTTCGAGTCCCATTCATCGCCAAAAGCGGTGATAGCTCAGTGGATAGAGCGCCAAAAACACCGATCTCAATTTTTATCCGCTATATTGCAACGCTTTTAGAGGCGGGGCGCAGTGTGTCGGTTATCACATACTTGTAAATATGAGGTTGCGGGTTCGAGTCCCGTCACGGTTGAGCCAGTAATGGGGTAGCCGTGTAGCTCAATTGGTAGAGAAACTACCCGACGCGCATTTATTATCCGCCTGTGGAGACGTGGTGCAGCGGCAGCACGACACCTTGTCACGGTGTAAGCACGGGTTCGATTCCCGTCGTTTCCGATGGTTGTACGCACATACACAAGGGAAAGAATGATGAATGGCAAGGCAGAATTGCAGGCAACGCTAGAAACGATCGCGCTGCTGCGCGAAGTCAACGTGAGCAATGCGGTCCGCGCCGACGTTTTGAAGCAGTTGGGTTTTGAATGTCGCATGAAACCCGGAATGGCATTTGCGCGTAAAGCGCAGGTACAGGCGGTTGCGGAGTCGAAACCCGGCGATCTGAACTGCGGCGCGGATGACTACCAAGTGACCGCCAACGGCGCTGGCTGGTGGCCGGTCGCAAAGCGGATCTTCGAGCTGTCGTATGCGGAAATCACCGATTACGAAGCGGTGGACACGCAGACGGCGATGCTGTTGCAAGATGGATGGCGTCCGTTCCAGAAGGTCGGGCGGCAGTGGATGCGGCAGTATCACGGCGAGACGGTCGAGATCGAGACGCTGGAAGGCCCGCGTATGATCCGTGACAACGATTGGTTGTGCGTCGGCGTGGTGAACGAGGTTTATCCGATCGAGCATGAGCGCATCAGCGCCTACGTGCCGGTCGAAAAGTAGGGCAAGCGCGCGGGGCGCTGAGAGTCGGTTATCGCATTCGGAGCGGGTGGGGCAGGTTTGAGTCCTGCTGCCTGTACATGCAGGCATGGTGTAGGGACAGCACACCTAAAACACCGACATTCACTTTTTATCCGCGCTGTTTATCGATAGGCATGACGGGGCGCATGTTACTGGTTATCAGGTTGAAAACTCTCCCAAAGGGTTCAGCGGTTCAAATCCGCGCCAGTACAATTTTTTATTCGTCATAATCGAATACGAGCTATACAGGTGGGGCGCGGCGCACGGGTTATCAAACAAAGACCATCCAAGTCTTCCGGTTAGAATACAATACCGGCGCATCCTTTATCCACCTGCTTGAAGAAAAATGCGCGGCGGGGCGCTAGAGTTCGGTTATCTATTGCGAACAGATCCGACTCGACATTTATATCCGCCGTCTTTTTACAAGCGAAGCGCCGCATGGCGCTTTTGTTTTATCTACCGAAGGGAGCAACACTATGCCACGCAAGAAAACGACTTACGGTGGGGCGTTCAGCACGGGAATTCCGCAGACTCCACAAAACCAGCCAATTCCGGGTCGCGAGAGCGAAATGGAACAAATGGCGTCGGGAGGCTATGGGTTTAAGCTGGAAGACGAACAACGGCTTATGCGCTTTTTGGTGCTGGGGACGGAAGGCGGCGGATACTACGAAGATGAAGTGACGCTGACCAAGCAAAACGTTGCGGTCTTGACGCGCTTTATCAAGCAGTCGCCGGAGCGGTTCGTACCGATTTTAATGGATGTGCGTCGGCGCAAACTTGCGCTCAAACAGTCGCCGGTGATTTTCGCGTTGGCGGTCGCCACAACGTTCCAAGCGACGCGTCGTGCCGCGTTGGATGCTGTTTCCGACATTTGTCAGAACGCATCGCAGTTGTTCGAGTTTTATGCCGCCCTGAAAGACATCGGCGGGGATAAGAGCAATCGTTCGCTGCGGCGCACGCTGGCGCGGTGGTACGAAGGCAAGGACGCGCGATCGATCGTTTATCAGGCGATCAAGTATCGTAACCGCAATGGCGTGAGCCACGCGGATATGATTCGCATTGCGCATCCTCATTCCGCAGATGCGCAAGTCAACGACGTACTGGCGTGGGTCATCGATCGCGCGACAAACACGGACGAAGCGGCACTTCAGCGGATGACGGTTTTGCAGCGCGAAATGGCGAAGTCACGGCGCGGACAAGCCCACGCGCAAGCTGAACGCGCACTGCGCGACAATGAACAATTGTTCGCGTTTGAAGGACTGCAAGCTGCGCAAAACGCGAAAGAAGCGGCAATCCTGATCAAGCGTTATAACCTGCCGCGCGAGGCGGTGCCAACACAGTTCTTGAATGACCGCGACGTATGGGCTGCACTAGCAGAGAACATGCCATATGAAGCGCTGGTGAGAAACTTGAACAAGATGACTGCGGTCGGGCTGATCGATCCGTTTCGACGTGACGAATGGCTGAAGCGGCTGACGAATAAGGAATTGATCGTCAAGTCGCGCATTCATCCGCTGCGCCTGTTGATTGCCGCCAAGCAGTACGGAGTCGGGCACGGCGATAAAGGGTCGCTGACGTGGACTCCGGTACAGAGTGTGATGGCGGGACTGGACGAGGCGTTTGCGATTGCGATGACACATAATATCGAGCCGATTCAGGAGAACGTCGTCGTTGCCATCGACGTGTCCGGCTCAATGCGATGGGCGAGCGTGAGCGGCATCGACAACTTGCTGTCTGCGGAAGCGGCTGCGGTAACGGCTGCGATTTACGCGCGCGCCAATCCGCATACGGTTGTGATCGGCGTCGATACACGCATTCACGATTTGCCGATTTCGTCGGTCACGTCGATCGCTGAAGCCTTCAAGATCGCCAATAGCTATGGCGGAGGCGGGACCGATCTCGGCGAGGCGTTCCGTTATGTCAACAGCAAGCTGCCGCAGGCGGACGGCGTGCTGATGATCACGGACAACGAGAGCTGGCGTGGGCGCGAACACACAGCACAAGCAAAGGCGCGCAAGAGCGGGAAACCGCTGCGCTGGGTGAATGTGGCGACGAGCGCCAACCGTGCATCGGTGGTCGATCCGAATGATCGGGATAGTCTAAGCCTGTGCGGATTTAGCGCAGATGTCATGACTATCTCTAACCTGTTTTTCTCGCATCAAATCTAACAGAAGCCCGGAGCATTGTTCCGGGCTTCTCGATTTACACTCACATGGCATAGCTACGAAATAGGGGAGTAAAAGCATGGGGCGTGAAATCAAGCGTGTTCCACTGGACTTTGATTATCCAATCGGCAAGGTTTGGATCGGATTCCTGAATCCGTTTTATACGGCAACGAAATGTACGCATTGCGACGGTAGTGGCTACAGTCCACAAGCCCAAAATCTAGCAAACCAATGGTACGGATATACTTCGTTTGATCCGGCGGAAACGGGGTCAGTACCGCTTACAGTTGATACGCCTGTTGTTCGCGCTTTCGCTGAACGTAACGTGAGTAGTTCGCCCAAATACTACGGGACTGGCGAACACGCGATTGTTCGTGAGGCGAAACGACTTATTGGTATGTGGAACAAAATGTGGAGCCATCATCTCGAACAAGCTGATGTTGACGCATTGATCGAAAATGGACGCCTATACGACTTCAAGCGGGCTGGTATTGAACACCCGACTGCGGCGCAAGTCAACGAGTGGTCAATCGGAGGGTTTGGTCATGATTCGATTAACAGTTGGGTTTGCATTAAGGCTAAATGTATCCGTCTTGTGGTTCCGCATACATGCCAGTATTGTGAAGGCTCTGGCGAGTCGTGGGGTAGCAACGCAGAAAAGGCATTTGCTGACGCTTGGGAAAAGATCGAGCCACCAATAGGCGACGGGTGGCAGCTATGGGAAACCGTGACCGAAGGATCGGCTGTTTCCCCTGTATTCTCTACGCATGACGAGCTGATAACATGGATGTCTGAGAACGGATACAGTATCGAAGGCGCGCGCGCTTTTGTTGAAGGCGGTGGTTGGTCCCCATCTTTTGTCATTGAAAATGGCGAAATCAAATCCGGCGTTGATGCTATGGGGGAGAAGAGATAGGGTGATGGGTGGAATAAATAGTCATGAGCGATCACATTTTGCCGTTTACACAGCAACCCGATCCGTTATCCAGACCGCTGCACATTACAACAAAGCTGCCGGATTACGTTGTTGTGCGCGAGGGGGATCGGATAACGCTCGATGTTCTTGGTGAAAAAGTTGTGTGCGTTGTGACGAGATACAGTGTCGCCACCGGGTTTGTCACACTGGAAGAGGTTGGCGCGGAATGAACGGGATACCTATCAAAGAGGTTTTGCGGCTGTTGCGACAAGCGGAACGGGCAAGCGAGGAAAACGATCTGGCGCAGATCGACTCAATCAACGCGGCGCTTGAGAAAATCGGTTACAGCGTCGTAGTCAAGGATGGCGAAGCGTACTTGAAGCAATCCTACAACGGCACGGGTTAATAGAAGGTGTATTGCGCAAGGACGAGGGAAGTACACAATGGACATGCAACAAGAATATGAATCAAACGCCGAACGACTCAATGACATTCGCTCACATAATCCGCAAAGCTATCATTTGAACAGTGAATATAAGGCGCTGGTTGGGCGGCAGCGGGAACTTGAAGTGGCGCTTTATCCGAGCGGCGAAGATGAAACAAATGCCGTTAATCCGGCACCTACTGGCGAATGGGAGTATAAGACCGAACGCCTTCAGCCTGAGGATGATGATTTTGAACTATGGCTCAATATTCGTGGTGGCGACAGATGGGAACTAGTCACAATCCATGATGGTCGTTACGATTGGATTGGCGTCTTCAAACGCCCAAGACTAGCGTAGGCACATAGAACGCGGATTATCACATGGTACTCAAACTCCTCACACACTACGACATCATCGAGGCGGACGATAGCGTAAACAGGCTTGTAACGTCTCATGTGAGCTTCGGCAGGCAAACTTGGAAATTGTGCAACCTCAAAACACGGCGCGGGCAAGAGTGCGCGATCTGTCAACAAAGCGTCGGGAAGCGCGCGTATAGACCGCTTACAGGCACTTGGAATCGCGGAATACGCATTTGTAGGGGGTTGTGTAGCGCAAGCGTCTATAAACGCGAAATAGACCCTTTAGCGTTCGTTATTCGGGGCATTTAGAAAAGCAGTATGGAGTCTTCCATACTGCTTTTATTTTGTCAGGCGTTGGATTGCTGGAGCGCTTCCCAGCCAGCGCGGGTGAGGACGACATTGTTGAGACTCAGCAAGACGAGTCCGCGATCGCGCATCGATGCTAGTACATCGCTAGAACAGTTGACTTCGCCATAGCGTAGTTTGCCGCCGCCTTCGACCAGCGCGGTGAGCAGAATGTGTTCGGGGGATTGCTGCACAGATGGGATTACCGGAGTCTCGCTGTCGCTGCCTTTGATGAGATTGAGTGACTTGCGCTCCCCCAGCTTAACGACCAATTCCAGTATTTCGCTTTCCGCGCCGTTGCCGCAAACTGTTAGCATCTCGAAGATGTACCACAGTGCGTCGCGGACTTCGGCGATCACGGCGCGTTTTGTGACCTCAAAATCCGTGTAGCGTTCATCGCCGCGCAGCCATTTCTTGAAGATGTTTTCCGCTTCGCCGATCTCGCCGGCCGCGCCGGTGAGCGTATAAAGCAGCCGAAACTTGTCCATATACGCTTCCGCTGGCAGCGCGTTGGCCATTTCCTCTGTCAGTCCAAGCGCTTGTAGAAATGACTTGGCTCCGCCTTCATATTCCGCAGTCGAGTGTAAAATCGCTGCGGCTTGTCCGATCTCCATTAGAACAACTTCTCCTGTCTGGTTTCCGTTTTTGTTGCATATTGCATGACGAGTCGTTGAATGACATCGCCGTGACACAGCACGTCTACGCCTTCGCCTTGTGTTCCTTTGCACCAGCAAACCAATTTAATCTGCTCCCCGTTATCGACTCGCCGCCGTAGATCTGCGATGGCACTCATGACTGGCGCACTGTCTTTTGCGTAAATTTCGTAGCGATTCAGCACAAGACGGCGCGACTCTGTCGTGTCGTTTTTGGGATCCAGTTTATATGGGTTGTGTAAGATGCTGTTGGGAAGATTGAAACGCGCCATGTAGCGCCCGATATAGACACAGCCCGGATCGGCAAACATGCGCGTCTGTCGATTCCATTGGCTGTCGCGAAAATGAATAACGGTGATTGTGCCTTTCATGTCAGCTCCATGTGGTTGCGAAGTTCTTGCCAAATACGGTTACGCACCAATGCAGGCATTTCAGCCACTCATCATACATTGGGCGGTAATGATCGAGATCTTCAGTCTTAAGTTTGTACTTGGGATCGCGCAGGCTGACATCCCAAATCTTGGCGAAATCCTCAAGCGTTTTGTGTTTCAGCATCACAACACAGCGCGTGTGCAGCCAGCTGATGATGCTGTCTTTCGTAACCGTCATTTCTTCGTTCGGGAGTCTTCCAGTGGTAAAAACAAGCGAGCGCCCGCGATACTTGGTTGTAATGACATAAGACTCATCGTGCGTCTCGATGGAAATGTCGAGCAGTTCTGATTGAGATAACATTTGCCGAACGCGCATCAGATCTTCGGGGCAAGTGATGGGGCGATCAACGATCATAGATTAGGCCCGGGTCTGATCTCTGTGCGCCGAACTTTGATGAATCGATCGAGCGTGTCCCGATGAAAATAGAGCGCGGCAGGTTTTTTGCCGCTGATCTTGGTCTGATCACCTATATCTGGCAGCAACCATTTCGTCGTGTAAATGTGATAGGTCAGCCCGGTTACTGTCTTGTAGCCGCAATACCGCGCAGCCTCCTTTGTGTTGAACCACATCTTTGTGGCGGGAAACTGGTCAACCCCCGTTGAAATATCACGCGGGCCGTCTTTCTTTAATCGCATTCTTCTCTTGCCTTTGCCGTACTCTTACGCCTGTATTTTAGCACGACTTGATACAAAACGTTATATCCAGTTGCGCCGTCTCTTTAAACGCTCACAAATCGCTTTAAGTATCGCTTTGGGTAGGGGCATAGCGTATTGTTTAGAAAACCGCGCTATGACGCTTGTACGCGGTTTTCTGAGGGAGAGATTTTGGGGGTTAACGATAGAGAGTCCCCGACCTTTTGAGGAGGCGCATTTCATCGCGGCTGAGTCGGTAATACGGAATTGTAACGCCGGTGGCGATCGCGACGTACAAGCGGTGGTTGCCATCGATAATCAAATCGCCGTGTCCCCAGCGCCCGATGAGCAGCGGGATCGATGTGTCAAAAGAGTCATAGCCAAGTCGGTTGATCTTTTCGACATCGACTTTCCCGCCGCTGCGGTAAAACGTATTGAGCATGTCATCGTATGATTTGAAGCCGTACAGAGTACGGCTCGCGCTGATGATCGACCACGCCAGATCGATGTCGAGAATGGTTTCTTTTGGCGACTCGCGTTGCGCGATGCAAAAGATTTCTCCAGCATTCTTGATGCCGAACGCCGGAGTCTCGCCGCGTCGCGCGCTTACCTTTGTCGATGGCACGCGGATGCGCGATCCCTCCTCCATGTAGACGGTGGAAAGGCGGTAATCTTGATAGAACAGCCAGCCATTCCCGTAGCCAGAGACTTCAACGAACATCAATCCAGCTCCGTATAGGGCAAGAAGGGGAGATCTGGAAAGACTGCGCGGCGAATCTGTTCGACCAGCTCGTTCAAAGATTCTGACGCATTCGGCGCGGTAACGTATTCTTTGAATTGACCAAGCGCGGCGCTAACCGTCAGCGTACAGGTGCGAATCTTGTTATCGATGGCGATATAGACTTTATATCTGCGCCATGAAATACGTGCGAAATACAGCGTTCGTGGCGCACCATCTACCATCAATGTCGATTGCGGGGTTTTGATCGCCGAGTCTTGTCGCTCCCGCTTTGTTCGGCTGCTCATCCGTGGATCCTTACTGCTTCGGTTTTTGACGTGATTGACAGCGTATACCGGGGGTAATCTCCCGGCCAGAACGACAGCGTGAATAGGAAGCCGTCGAGCAGGACGGGCGGGCGGTTCGGCATGTAGGCAACAGCAGTTTTGCACATTTCAATAACGCGATAACGCTTGGCGTCGATGATGTCTTGCAGACGCCGCGACTTCGCCTTATACACAAACGACTGCCTCCTGTACATATCGAGATCGTCAAAACAACTGACATTCCCAATGAACTGCGGCTTCGCCTGAAAACTCTCTAGCGCGTCTTCTAGAAACGCGATCTGACGCGCGAGGCGGATGATTCGGCGCAGTTCAACTTCCATTGCCAACCACTGTTCAGCAGTCATGTCCTCAGCCGGAATTGGCTTGGTGCAGTTTACCATCTTCTTCGCTCCTCGTGTGGATTATACAATCTCAACGCCGCGATGGTTTGCGTATGCGCAAAAAAGTCCAGCGCGAATACACGATCTCGATACACGGCGAAATTCGACAATTTCATATCTGGGCCGATCTTGTACGTATCGAGTCCCTGATACGCAAATTCAGCTGCTTCCGCGATCGGCGTGTAGGGCAAATGAGTCGCAGATTGCCAAAACAGCAAGCGCCCGGTTTCGATTGTTTGATTATAAGGCATAACAGACTTCGCCCAGAGCTTATCTGCTTCAACCAACGCACGGCGCAACGCTCGCCTACGCCGCAGCGTCAGATCGAAAGTCACGCGTTTGGCGATCGCCATATAGACCGGTAGCTTCATGCGCTTGTACTCTCCGGTCATACTGTGGTTGCCTTCATAGAGCGCATACCCGACTTGCTCGTAATACGGGATGAGATCGTTATATTCCCACCACATCAGCTTGGCGAGTTCGACGGTGAACATCTGGATCCGCGACGGTTTATCCGTCGTGTAGACCAGTGACGTATTGCCGTTGCCGATGCGCAGCGCCTTGTCCGGCAGCTTAACGGTCATTTCTCTCAGTTTGTCTGGCGTCAATCGTCTCATGACCTTGACCCGATCGCCAATTCCACCAACTTTTCTTCACACCACGCGCGCGCTGCAGCTGCGTGATCCGCCCCAACGCCTAGAAATTCGTCGTCGCAGCTGTTCGCGCTTGGCGTAACAGCGCTTTCGTCGTAGGCGAGAAACCGCTTTGCGGCGATCTGCGTGAGTTTCGGTAAGCGGCGCATAATGACCGCTTCGGTAAACGACTCAAATTCTCTCAGCACGGCGTATGGCTGGCGCGGATTTATCTCGCGCGTTCTCTGGACTCCAAGACCGTCATTACACCACATCATTTTCCTCGCTTTCGTTGGTTCCCATAATGTAATCCACCGCTTTTTGTGCAGCGGATGCCGCCGAAACAATCAGCTTTGGATCGGCGCGCAGTTTATCCGCCCAATTGGCGACGTAGGCGGTGTTGTTGTCCAATGTCGCTTGGTGGACGATACCACAGCGCGCGAGCAGCATCGCCGCGCCGATACCTGCGATCAGCTCTTCTTTGCCGTAACTCTCCAGAGACGATGTGTTGGCGAATGGCGCGTTGACCATGTTGACGATCTGTTCGCGCGCTAGCCGCTTAGGGTGTCCGGTGGCATGGATTGTTTCGTGAAAGCGCGTCTCATAGTGCGCAGCAATCGACTCGAACATCGCTTTATCCGGCAGCACGATCTTGTCGTTGGACGGCTCATAGAACGCCGCGCTTTGCGTGCGTTCGTAATAGAGCGGCGGATCGGGCATGTCCCGCAGCACAATTTCGGCAAGTTCAATGGGCTTGAAATACAGATGTTTTGTTTCTGGAATGTATTTGGGGTCAATGCCAACCGCCTCTTCGACATTCCAGATCACCGTATATTGCGCCTTCGTGCTGACCGGCACGCGGGTTCCGTTGTCGTCCTCGCGCGTGATGGTAAAAACGCGCAGCGCCGGAATGCCCTTGCCGCTGGCGCTGGATGGAATATACCCGCCCAATTCCTTTGCTTTCGCAGCGCTTACCCACCACTGCGATTTGTACTCCGCGCCGAACATCACGCACATCATGTAGTTGACGCCTGAGTAGGTACGTCCCGTCATCATCGACTTGGGCGCGAGGTCGGTCCACGGCGTGCGCCACGGCACGACGCCTTTTTCCAGCGCGGACAAAAAGTGATCGGTTACGCGCTTATAAACCGCCAGCCCGTCTTTCACGGCACGCCCCCTTCATAGCAAATTGCCGTCAGGAAATCCAGAATGGGTGACGTATCCGCGCCGATCCGGTTGGCAGCCTCGATCACGAGCATTTCGTGATAGGGCGAACCAAGCTGCGCTAGCGCCGAATCGCTGAGAAGGTTGCCCCAGCGATGAGAGTCGTGATCGCCAAACTGTTCAATTGCCGCGCGATATAGCAACAGCCTATATCGCGCGTTGTACAGCACTAGCGCGCGCCGGTGAAGTTCATCGTTTTTGTCGCTGCGCGCCGCACGGTAAAATTCCCCACTTAACCAGCATTGATTGTTCTCGTCGTCATGTCCCATCAAGTAGCGGCGCAAGGCGGTGAGTCCGCCGTCGAAAAACTCATCGATGTTTTCGCGACACTCGGACGCGAGGCAGCGATATTCCAGCGTATACTTGACGCGCAGCATATACTCCATTTCGGCGCACGCGCTTGACAGACGGTTATCGTGAATGATGTCCAGAGTTCCCCCTACGACGCTTTTGAGTGATCCGCCGTTGCTCACCAGTGCAGTCATTACGCGCACAAGATCGTTGTATTGATCGTCACTGGTCGTGGTAGTGGACCACGCCGGTGTAATCTCGTCCGCTTCGGTGAAGATGCAATAGTATCCATCGACCAATGCGCCATACGGGTGCAGGGATTGTTTGCGCAGTTCGTAGAACTTGCTGCGCATCGACCAAACTTTACCGGGCATTTTGAATATCATGGTTTCTCCTTAGATCAGAAGGTCTACGATTAACGGATGCGAATTAGCGACAACGACTCCACTAGCGCAAATGCCATTGCGCGTCATGCGCAGTGTTACCACCGGACGGATTCCATCAAAAACACGGTGTCGCTCGATCCACGAAGGATCGGCGGTATACGAACGATAACAATCCCGCGCCGTCCATTTACGCGAGACCCACACATAATCGGTGTAGTTGTGATCATCGAAAAGCGATGGATAGTGCTTATCTGGCACAGACGCGGACTCGAAATATTTACGCACCAGAGCGTCTTGGTGAGAGTGATGCAGCGGGGTGTAACCGAGCCAGTGCGGATAAATCACGGCGTTCGGATCGGCGATCTGGTACAGCGGCATTTCATTGTTATAGCCGCGTCTAATCCATTCGGCAATCGCTGCGTTGGTATAGACTTTTAGCGCGTCGATATAATTTCTCCACATCAAGACCGCCGGGCTATGCCGCCACGCTTTTGTTTTGTTTTCAAGAATATTGATTATCTGCCGTGCCTCTTTTCGCTGGCAGCCCAAACGACCTCTGTCAAGCACACGCATCGATTGCCAGAAGTCGGGATAGGGAAGAAACGTTTGCACAATTAACCTCCTTGCGAAAACAAAGCGATCTGCCGTAAATAACCCTCTTCGAAACCGCGCGCATAGTCTGTAGCCTGCGCGGGCGTAATATCTTGTCCGTTCAAATCCGACATATATTTTGCGCCAGAAATCAGCGCGGATTGATAGGGGCGATTGATATGCCGTGCGTAAACCGCCCCTAATTTCAAGCCAAAAATGTAGAACGAGTCGCGCATTGCTACCTCCTGTGTCAGCTTTTTATTATACCACATGACACAAGATTTAGCAAAACTGACTTCGCCGTTAGTGCTTGCGCAGTGACTTGACGATGAACGCTGCGCAAGCGATCAGGATGCAGCCGCCGATGAGCAGCGAAGGGATCTCACCGATCTTCCCGGCGATGATTCGGTAGCCGTAGACGATGGCGAGTACGAAGACGAAGTACAAGAATGCAATCGAGACGATAAAGGATAGGCTGTCGAACGGATTCTTGTTCATCGTCGGCTCCTACGCCAAAACGCTCTTGCGGTAGAGAGCATGGCTGATACCATTAGCCATGCGATTAACACAAGCGCCTCGAAGTCGCTGATCGATTTAATCAACGTGTTGTATGTGAAATAGATCGACAACACGAGTGATACTTGTATCGCGAGTCCGAACAGATAGCTTTTCATCGCTGTTCATCCCAAGCGCCGGACGCACGCGCAAGAACAATCAATGTGGCGATGACATACAGAATCGCGGCAGCGATCGACAACGGTGTGCCGATCATGAGTGCGACAATCGCCGCCGCCGGACCAATACCGGTGGCAAGCAGAATCGCAAGCAAATTGGTGAACAGGTTGTAAAGACGGGACATGCTGTTACTCTTCCCCGAATAGATCGGTAATCTCAGGATGGTCTTCCAGTTCGCTGATTGCGCCGTCCTCATCGGCGAGTTCGGCGATAAACTCGTAAGCGCGGTGTTCGGCGGTGCGCTTTGGCTCGTCCCACGACTCGATTTCCCGACGACGGGCGATGACCGCCTGAATCGCCCGTGCGTTGTTATAGGGCGGCTTGCTCTCGCCCCACGACTGCGAATCGGCGTAGAAACCGAAATCGCGCTTGATGCGCCCGCTGCGCTCGTGTTCGCCTAGTCCGTAGAAGGTCACGTAGTCACTTGTGCCTTTGATTTTGACGGTCAGGAACAAAAACTCGCCGTAACTGTTGGGGCTGACATCTGGTTCACCGCGCACTTCGCCGCCAGCGATGATTTCGCGCATCCGTTTTTCACTAATACGCTCATAGAGCAGTTCATTTTCGGTGAACTGCGCGCGCCACGCGTTACTCATGTTGTTCTCCCCTATAGTTGATAACATAAACGCACGAAAACCACTCGTCTTCGCCTTCGGCGACGGTGAAGCCGATCCGCTTGCCGCGCGCCAGCGCGTGAAGCGCCGCGAAAACCTGCGCGCGTTCAAAGTCAAAGCGGCGGCTGATATTGGCGATCAACGACTCGCTGACCACCGGCTCGGCTGCAGATTCTTTGACGTAACCAAAGATAGCCATGATCGCGCCGTCCATCAGCACGTCAACGCCAAAATCAGCGTAACCGTCTTCGCTCATCCGCAGAATCCGCTGCGCGTTCAGCCCGATCGGCGGACGCAGGTGCAGCGTGATGACGCTTTCGATGTTCGTCACCTGACGCATCTGCCCCATTGGAGTAGTTGCCCAGTCCGTGAGCGGCATTACCATCGCCCAATCGCCGCCAGCGAATTTGACTTCGCCCCACGCGTTGCCCAGCCCGATGCGTACAAGATCGCCGGGTTGATAGATACTTGTCATATGCGCACCAATCTTCCTCTACGCCAGACGGCTTTGCCAGTGCGGGTGAGAATTTCGATGTCCTCGCCCACATCGAAAAACCGCCGTTCTAGTTCTTGGCGCGTTCGTCCGCGACTACCCAGCCACTCGTAGACCGCTTCCGAACGCGAGTCACTAACAATGGTCATAAACATCACTTTGGCGAGGACTCGTGAGTACCCCGCCGCCGCGATCCGTTCCAGTGCGTTTTCAGGAGTCCGATCCGTCCGCTGAAGAACGGCGTTCGAGATGGACATCAGGCTAACTCGATCAACTCAAGGTAATCGGTACGGATCTTCCCGTTTGTGCTATATGGCACCACCACGCCCATGAGCCGGTCATAGGGGATGCGGCACTTCCAGATGCCTTCGTGACCAGAGTCGTCATAATTGTTTTTAACCCAGTCGAGGGTCGCGGCATTCACGCCGCACCCGCATTCGATGGTGCGGTCCGTGCAGACATGCTCGCGTAGGATCGCGCCAGCTCTGATCTCCCACGTTTTCGGCGGCGCGTTATACATGCCGATCTGCTTGTAGCAGATTAAGCCCTTGTCATCGAACTCGAACATGCCGCGTAATAAGTCGTAGGCGGATGACAGCCCGATCGCTTGGCTCAGGTCAGCGCCAAACAAATCAGCATTGGCTAGATAGGTATCGGTCAGGTTGGCGCTGGTGAATTTGCAGGTTGTAAGAGACGCGCTCCCAAGATCGGCGTTCGTTAGATCGGTGTGGCTAAATTCGCAGTTGACAAACCGAGCGCCGCTCATATCTACGCCGATCATCGAACAGTCATTGAACCCACTGGATTCCCCGCTTGCGTTGCGGAACTTTGCCCCGTTAAGCGTTCCCGTGAAGCCGCATGAGAGAAATTTCGCGCTGCCAAAGTTCGTTTCTAGGAAGCTCCCCGTCAAATTAACGCCGCTGAAGGTGGAGCCGTAGAAAGATACACGGTCAAAATTAACCGTTCGCTCCGGCAAAAACGCCCCGACGATTTCCGCGCCGGAAAAGTCCGAGCAGCCTTCTTTGTGAGCTTCGATTACGTCGCCGATTGTGATTCGCCACTCGCGGTTTTGGTCGCGGGCGGCTGAACGCTGGTCGTAGAACTTGTCAATATTCATGCTGTTTCTCCTTAGAAATACTCGACGCGAATGGGAACGAGTGGGTGGTGACGAAGAAAGATGGTGATCGCCTGCAGATCGAGCGTGAGCCGATTGCGATAATGAACGCTGCTGCCGTACAGCAGAAAATGCAGCCAGAGCAGATCGTACATCCCACGCACCAGCGCATAGCCAAAGGCTTTTTGCTCCGGCTCTAGAATGCGTTCGACCGAGCCGATCAACATCCGTCGATAGTCGTTGTCGGAGCTGTCAAATGATCGTGTTACGAGTGCGTAGAGGTTTGCCATGTCGTAATTGCTCTCGATTGGTGTATCACTCTTTTTTGAGAGTTCGACCGCCCACGCCACCTCGCGCACAGCTACGGTACTGTACTGGTTGTAGATTAGCGGATCGATTTCGCGCGCGAAATCCAGCCACGCACGGAGCGCCGACTCGCGGGTCACAAAATGCAGGTGGTCATCGGCGGTTCTGAACCAATCGAGTTGGTCGATGGCGTTCCACGCATCCTGCGGCGTCGCATAACGCGCAAAGAAATTTAACGCGCCGGTGCAGAATCGGTACTGGTAAAACGCGCCAGTAGACCAATGGTTGAGATGAAAGCAACGAATAACAGCTTGCGGGTATGGCGTACTCATAACAGCCCCTTTGTGTTTGCGGACATAGCAGCGCGATTAAATCGCTTTAGCCGCGCTGGTTTATCGACAAACGAAGTTCCCCCGCCGTTTGTGACAGAGGGGGAACACTGAACCTAGTCCAGATCGATCGGCACTTCGTAATGCGCAAGTTCGCGCTTTGGCGCGGCGTAATAAGAAACCGCGTCAAAGACTCCGTGCAAATAGCGAACGTGCTGCATTTTGAAGTTGATGTAGTGGCTAACATCCACGATGATCTGAGACGACATGAAGTCGTAGACAGCGAGAATCGCACTGTTCTCACCAGCTGCGCGCACGCACATATTATGTGCGGCGGCAGCGTCCAGATCATCAATCGGCACATCGATCGGTGTCGCGATCTTGAGAATATCGGCGCTATAACGCATGACTACTCGCCTCGCTTCCGCTTTTCCTTGCGAGAAACCGGGAACGATTCGCGCAGTGTCTCGTACAAATGCGCCGCGATCATGACGAACAGGAACAGCGCGATCATTCCTGCACAAACCTGTGGATAGGCTTGGACAGGCCAGATCATCGATGCCGCAGCCAGAATCGACGCGATTGCGAAAATCAGATCGGCGCGTTTGATAGGGTTCATTCCGCAGCCTCGATTTTCTTTTCGCCGATGATGTTGACGAAGCGGTTTTTCCAGATCTTCAGCGCGGTCAGGTCGTCGTGACCTGCCATTTTGCGGGCCGCGTAAAAATTGGCGTAGGCAGCGTTTTCATCGATCCAATTTCCGACCGTGAATTCGGACAGCCCGTCTTCGTTGATGTAGACGACTGCGCCTTCGGTGACGGGCGGCGGCACGAGTTCGTAGCTGCGGCGAATCGGCAGCCCCATTTCGTGATGACGCACCAGATCGCGGAACAGCGCTTCCTGACGCAAAAACTCTGCGCGGTTGGAAACGTTGTAGAGACGCGAGCCGCGCGTGTAGGTCACGCGCAGAAACAACTGCCCACCCGTATCGGCGGTGATCATCTGACCGCACAGGAAGGCGCGCAGTTCGCTTGGCGAAAAACCAGAACGAATTTTTAGTGCTTTGGTGTACATGGTGAACTCCTTTGTTTCCTCTCATTATACCACAGAACACAAAAACTGACTAGGGTAGAAGATGCGGATCGAGCAAATGCTGAATGCGCGAGTGCGTATCACTAAAGGTGGAGGCTGCGACGTTATTAAACGTCTCGCCGAAGGCGCTCCAGATGCGCAGGTTGCGCGGCTGATTAGGATACTCGTAGGGCAAAACAGCCTGAAACGAGAGTTGTTTACAGAATCCGTGTAGATCGCCTGTGCCATCGATACGACGCCGGACCGCGAGATACAGATCGCGGTCGGCATATTCCTTGACGATGAATGGCTTGAGCTTCGGCGACAGCATCAAACGCAGCCGGTGGGTGAGGGCTGCGTAAATGTCTGGCGCGTGCAGTTTGGGCAGCGTTTCAAATTTACCGTCTACCAGCGCGTCAATTCGCAGATCGAATGGCGCATACAGATCGAGCGCGTTATACGAGACCGAAAACGCGCATTTTGGCACAAAGACGCACGGATGGGAGGCGGAATAGAAGCCGCGTTCGTGCACCCCAAAGAGCGACGCGCTGCCATCGCTGAAGTGCGACGACATGGCGCGCAGATGGTATTGACGAAACTCCTTAACGTAGGTGATCACGATAGATTGTAAACCTCCATGAGTCCATCTCCGTTGACGCCGATCGGGATATATCCTGCCAGCCAAACCTCCATTCGCCGCTTTGCGGTTTCTTTTGTTTCCGCCGTCGCTTTCAGCATATACGGATCGGATGTAAATGCGCGTGCGTCAGCGAAGGCGATGTTGCTCAAAGCATAGAAAACAATCTCGTTGCGTAGAGACCGCGTTGAAACTTGATCGGGATAGGCGATGTTCACAAACGGCATGATCACATCGTTCGCATAGATACGCACGGTGTTTGAGCGTATCCGAGCGCCGCGATCATCGAGAAAGCTGCGTGGCAGGTTATCACAATCGTAAAATTCCGTGTATCTGTCTGCTGTTGCACTGGAGATCACTTGACAGCGTTCCGGCAGAATGCCGTCAAACGACAGGAATTTAGCGCTTCGCAGTCGTTTGCCGAAATCAACGAGATCGAGGAACCACTGCGGCGTCTGGACTTCTTCAAGCAAGCGAACATGAGACACAGCGATTTTGCCGTCGAGTTTGTAATGCACTTCATCCAGATCATCTCCATGCAGGCTCTTGTATTCCGCTTTCCAGATGCGGCAGTTTTCACTTAGCCACGTATCAATGTTCTGCCAATCGACCAAGTGGAAGCCTGACTCGCACGTCACCGGCGTTCCATTGAAATGCGCCCATTTGCCCGGCTTCTTGCCTTTTGGCAGATCGTAGGCGAAATTTCCGCCATAGATCGACTCGCCGTGCGCCCCCGTGACCTTATACAGCGTACCGCGAATTTCTTTTGCCATTGCTTATTCCCTTTTCAATTACCCGACACAATCTCGCCGACAATCCGTGAATTGTCGGCGGTCAGCGGCGGCTAATCAGCGTAGATGATGGTTTTCATGATCGTATGAAGCTCGTAATTGACGTGTTGACACACGAAATGATCCTCTCCAGCGCCAACGGCAAAAACATACGCGTAACTTCGCTCGTCAGGATCGTCGAGCAGTGCAAATTTTCCGCCCTTCATGGTTGTCATTTTGTGTGAAGCGAGTCCGATTGACAACATATCAGGCCCCATTTCTGACAGACCCTTAATAACAATATCCCCGCCGTCAGGGTACATTTGACGCGCCAAGTTGATGTCCATTACGCGTCCTCCAAGCCGATAACGTCGCTCAGATCGTCGTTTTCGAGATCGAGCGCGAGAATATCGAAATTCCAGTCGCGCGCATAACTCAGATCGGTGGCGTCGCGTCCAAAGATGAAGCCTTCGTTCGGGTGAATCGTGATCGATTCTTTGCCGTCGTCATAGACGATGATGGTATAGGTACAGCGCGGGGTTTCGATGGTTTGGCGGTGGATGATGTTAGCCATGCTGCTCTCCTTGAAAAACATGAATGATTGCACTCTTGTCACCGACGAAGTGGCGGACGCAAACGAGAATGCGTTCAGCACGAAACAGCTTATGGCAAGCGACGTGCTTGCCGAGGGCATTGCGCTCGATATAGAGTTCGCCGCCGACGTTCTGAATTGAAGCCGCAACTACGGTATCGTCAAACAGCCAATATACGCTCTCCGCAAATGGATGGAACTCGATGGCGCTGACGTGGTACTGATCGATCCAGTCCTTTACTGGCTGCGGTAAGTCGTTGTAGTTATACATCTTTTCCATCCCTGCGCTAAAACGGCTTGTTCGAGTGTTTCCAGACGTGGCGGGAATGATACGATTCGTCCGCTGAAGCGTTGTTGGCGCTTATGGCGGCATAATCAAATTCGACGCCGCTGTTGACCGGCACATACACCCCATTCACGACATGCGCGAAGATCAGATGATCGCGGAACAAGTTGTCGAAGGACGCAACGGCAATCCCGCGCAGATACGCCTGATCGACCCGCGTCAGGCGCTTATAGTCGGCGGTCTCATAGAGCTGCGAATTGAGCCGCTGAATCAGGGTATTAGACGTATCCGAAAAATGGATGGCGAGATTGAAGATGTCATAGATGCGCGTCTTCAACTCGCTGACGCTTGCGTATTTCTTGTTGCTCATGGCAACTTCTCCTTTGCATACAGTGCGATGACAAATGTTTCGCCTGTAAGGACAATATTCGCGATATTGGGCATATCGGCGACCAACACGCACAGGTTCATGCCCCACGGATCCGCAGTCCAATCGACAGTGTAGTGCGATGGCTCGTCGATTGTTAATAGACGGCAGTCGAAATCGGCGTGGGTTGCGTAGACGATGACCTGTTCGATTTGGCTATCACGATCGCGTTGACCTAAGTCACTGTCTTTTGCGATTACGCCGTATACAACGACATTTTCCGTCAACAGATATGCCATATTGTCCATGTATTCCTCGACTGCCGACATAACGTTATCGGAGTCGAGAATCTGGCAGACCGACTCGATCAAAAGCGAATGGCGGCGCAGCAGTTCAGGCGGCGCGAGGTGCGGATAGAGGGTTTTCCAGCCATCGAACGTATACCCCTGACCGGGCGTTGGTTCGACTGCGCCGCTGAAAAGAACCTCAAAACCTGCCGGAAGCCGATCCGCGCTGCTTGCAAGCGCATATCCGTACCAGCCATCAGCGGTCTTGAAAATATAGACGTTACCCGCAATGCTTCCCATCACACGCTGAATCGCTTCCGCTTTGGCGTATTCCAGATCGTCGTAAACGACGATCGACGTTCCGCCAAACTTAATTCGTTTTTCAGCCAATTTTCGCCTCAATCCGCGCGCGCAGCGCCAGCAGTTCCGCGTTCAATTCTGGATAGAACGAGAGAAACGATTCGACAATATGAAGAAGCTCATCGAGTTTCATGTCGGCTTCGAATGCGCTTTGCAACCAGAACCAATACACGCCGAGATCATTTTGCGCGGCATCTGAAAAAAGCATCCGCCGTGATAAAGTGGCGTTATGAATCTGGAGATCGACGGCGTGTTCCATTTGCGCAATCGACTCGCGCATAAAATCGAGGTACCGTTGGCGCTTGCGCGCGGCGATGGCTTCGGGGCTGCGCGCTTGTTCGGCGCGCGCCAATGAAGCTGCGATAATTTCGCGTATGTCTGACATTTAGAACTCCTTCCAGCCGCTAAAAACTCGATGTGCTTGCACGTAGTCGATCTCGGCGTATTTGACAATCTGCCAGCGCGTTTTCTTGATACGCGACTGGATGTCCTTTGGGCTGTCGGCTAACAGCCATCCGTACTGCCCATCTTCGGTGACAAAGACGAACGCATAATGCAGCCAGCCTTCTTCCAGTGCTGACTTGGCGTTTTCCAGCGCGGTCAGTTCATCGTCAAAGACGACAAACGACTCGTCGTCAACCGTTTTTACATCTGCCATCTTTCCCTCCTCTAACTTCAACGATCAAGCCGCTACACAAACGCGCGTTTGTGTAGCGTAAGACTTCTGAAGTTAGCGCCGATTCCAGCGCTGGTGGATGATTCGGTAGGTATCGTCGTCGCGGCGCAAAACGGCGGTCACAACCAGTTCTTCGTGTCCGTTGACATAGAACGCGACACGAACCTTGAAGCGTTTAAAGCGAAACCAGCCGCCGCAGGTCGTCACACGGACAACGCATGGCGAGTGCGTAACATCGACCAGCGCCGCAACTTCCCTAACGCCGGGTTCGATCAGGTTCTCGTATTGATCGCGCCCGATCTTGTCGATGTCCTTATTCGCCGCTTCGGTATACGACAGCGCGCGGGGCGGATTCAGACGACTCATGCGTTGGAGCGGAGGCTTTTTACTCATCATCGCCGTCCATGTCGCTGATAGCGCGGTTTTCGATCTCGCGACGGTGGTTTGCGAAATAGTCGGCAATGTCGTTGTCTTCTGCTTCGCCCTCTGTGAACAATTGTTCACAGCCGCTTGTTTGCTCGTTCGCATCCGCGCCTTCGGCGAGATCGCTTTCGCTCACAAGGCGCATCCGATATTCAGTCGGTGGGTAGTCTTCCTCATCGCCATCAACGTCGTGATCGATAACGGTTACTTCCAAGTCGGCGACATTGGTATTCCAATCGACAACGCATCCGCCTTCGACTTCGATCTTGATGAACGGCGCGGCTTCGTAAATCTGCGGCGGGAAATCGAACGATTCGTCGGGCGACTCGGACGCGCCGTAATACGTCAAGACTACGGCGTCCGGGTCGGACGGATCGATGGGCAGCTTGATCGAGAGCCAGAACGCGATGAAATCGTTGTGCCACAGAAAGTCGTGCTGGTACTGGATATGGTCCTTGTTGAACAGCAGGACTTCCAGCGGCGCTTGCAGGTTATCGAAGCGGACGCGTTGGGCGCGCAAGATTGCCGCGAGATCGGAATGGAAGTCGTTGTAATCCGCCTGCGTGTGCGTGACGGCGTTGGTGGGGAACAGGTCGATAGTCACAGGCACAATCGCTTCAAATGGCGGGTAAACTGCCTCCGCGTTCAAGAGATCGGCGAACGCGGATTGTTTGCCGTTCAACCAATAGCCCGTTGGGACGAACGGGCGGATAAAGGGGATTCGGCGGGTCATGATCGGATGTCCTTAAAGAAGCGGGTAAAAAAGCCAACACAGTCGATCGGGATCGTCCACTCGTGTCTCCACATAAAGCGCAGCGGATCTCCGTCGCCCGCCTCAACATCGCAAGAGCGGCGGACAAGTCTAATTTCACCGCTCGCGTCCTCGACCGTCCACGCGGCGAGGACTTCTTTCGCGCCGTAGATCCACGAGAAGAATAAATCCACATCGCGCGGACCTGTGGCGTTGGTCAACAGCCTCAGCGCCTTCGCGCGGCGGTACTGGACGCGATCGGCGAGCATCTGCATATCCAGTCGCAGCCAGTCGGCGGTGTAGAATGGGGGGAGGCGATACGACAGCGCAGCGCCGTCGATCTGGCGCGTTGTCAGCGGACGCGGATCGATGTCCTCCGGATCCATAATCACGGATTCGGCGGGCAAGAGCGCGGCGCTGCGATACAACGAAGTAGACGGATGGAGCGTAGACAGCGCGGTGCGCATGGCACGCGGGCGATCCAGCGTCACGGCGTTGATGAACAAATCCTGCGCGGACAGAATGGGCATGGCTTTATCTCCTCAATAGACCAACAACACAATGGCGGGGCAGGGGAGTCGAACCCCTGCGCGATTCCATTCCCGCTTTTAATCTTCACGACGCCAAACGCGAACGCGATTGCGCAGCGTCGGCAAGTGCTTGACTAGTGTTTCGACAAAACCGCTGGCGGCTGCAGATAGATATTCGTAGGACGCATCGAGCGGCGATCGCGTGGGAGTATGATAGCGGTAAACGATCGCGCCGCTTTCTTGCTCCGACTTAAACGCAAAATCATTCTTTACCAGCCACTTGACGAACGAGTGCGTTAGCGGGAGCTTAATCAGTACATTACCGCGCGCGCCGCTGTCGCAGACCCACACTTTTACGACCGGCGATCTATCGTCAAGTTGATTGCTATGCAAGACAGCAGCCATCGGCGTCAATTCCGCCGCTTTCGCTTTGCGATCAGCCGCTTCGACGCACAACTCATAGATGCGCTTGTACTTGGCGATCAGCGCGGTTTTATCCTTGCGCTTGACCTTCGCTGATTTTGGCGCGGGCTTGGGTTTGGCATTCGACGCTGACGCGCTTTTACGCTTGCGTTCGGCAATCTTGTCCAACCACTTCTCGCGCGCAATCTTTTTGTGGGTGGCGCAGTACTTCGACTTCCCGACCGCTGTATGCCAGCAGTCCTCAATCGCGCATTTGCGCTTCTCAGCCGCGATCATTCGTACCACACCCCATCCTCAGAATAGGCGATCGAGACCACCGAAGATCGCTCATCATCCGCCGCCGCTACACACGCATACATCACGCACCCATAGCCCGCGAGAACGTCAATGTCGATTTCGTACAGCGGCGTTACGATCTCGATGGTCGGCAGCGCATCGTCAAACGACGACGTGTTGACCAGATCGGCGTAGATGTTTTGAACGATCCGCTCGGCATACTTGCGCGCATCCTGCAAACAAGATGCGTAACGCGTATACTCGCCGCCATAGACTACGTAGCGCGGAACTAATCCATCCTGCCGCAGATCGCGTAGATCGGGATGATCCGCCTCCGTTAGTTCGCGTATTACACGATTGCCCATTGCGCCAACTCCTGTGCGTGTGGCTAAAATGATCAAAATTTCGGATGCAAGCGCATCCAACCCTCATTATACCATATCGTATAAAATATGAACAGACCCATTTGTGCCATCGCTTCCTTTCTATCCGCTTTCGCCGCCCCATGAATGCGGACGCGAACACTGGCGGAAAGATTGATGTGGAAGATGGCGGCGAGGGCTGCTCTCTCATTTTCCGCTCTCTTAGTCCGGCAAATATTGGGATATATATCCCAAGTTTGCGATAAAACGCGCATAAGTAGTCATTGGCGCTAGGTAACAAAAAACCCGGTCGGTTGACCGGGTTGAAAGCGAATAAGTATGCGGTTATTACAGCGGGTTTTCCAGTTGAGCGACATAGCGCACAACCGCCGACACGGTGTGGAAGGACGTTTTCGGCTGATCAACGATGATGTCGAAAAACTCACCGCGCGTCTCAAACGCCGCATAGAGCAGCTCGATGTTCTTTTCCATCACGCCATCGGTGTTTGTCAGCACTTCACGGTAGACGCTGGCGATAGCGAGTTCGATCGCCGATGTATACGACGCGCCGATGATAAGCGCTTCGGTGATTTCGGCGTTCACACGGTTGCGGACAGCGGTGTATGCGTCCAGCACATGCGCCGATCCAGCGGATGCAACCGCTGCGAACTTGGTCAACCCGCGAGTCAGCGTGTAGGAGTTGATGGTGTAACCGTCTGGATTCTCGCCGGAGGTCAGGATAATTTTACTGAGAACGTCGATGGCTGCGTTGATGAGTTGCGCACGGCTAACGTGCAGCACTTCGCAGATCATCTTGATGTGGTCAAGGTCAAGCGCCGACACGGTGTTGAGCGCGTGCAGGGTCGCTTCGGCGGGAGTAACCGATTCCGCTTGAGCGACATATTCCGCTTTGCGAGCGATTTCATCGATGATGTACTGAGGGGTAGCCATGCTTCAAACTCCTTAAATGACGTATTCTGCGATCAAGCCCAAATGTTGATCGCGGAATTCGCCGCTTAAAGCGCGTGATCGTAATATTCGATTTTTCGATGGTGAGCGAAGAATGCTATTAGTAAGCACCCTTCGCCACCGTCTGTGTTCAAACGATCAGTTGAAATTCGCCGTAACTAGTAATGTTTCTACGGCATATCGACGTAGAAAGCATCGATCCGATCAGCCTCGCAATCGACGCGAATCAGGACGCCGAGTTCAATTGCTTTCTCGGCGATTGATTTACCGATATTAACGCGATCCAGCGGGCTATCCGCGTATGTGGTATAAGCGCCGTTGATGCGATTGCGGACGACGTACTGCCCGTCGATCTTCGCAAACGTGCTTTGAACCGTAGCGAGTTCGCTGTACGCTTTCGCAAGCCTGCTGTCAGCGTGTTCGGACAGGTTGGTGATCGCCGCGTTCTCGATGGACGCGATCACACGCGGGAACAATTTACGGACGATCTTTTCGGCGAGTTTGTCGATGATCATGACAGGTCTCCGATCACGTTGACGCCGTAGCGTTCCAACCAATTTTGGACACTGATGTTGATGTATCCGCCGCCCTGTACGCGCTGCGGTAAACGCCGCACGATGTCGTCGGGGTTATCGCTGCTGTCGGCGGGGCGGACGATCATCGACATTCCGACGAAAAACGTCTCGCTGAAAATAATGTCGATGAACGGTTTCTCAACCGCCGGATCCCACTTGTAGCAATCCACGCGAACAGCGAGGGGCTTCGTGAAGACGTTGTTGTTGGTGACGCGTAGCCAATACCCTGCGCGATGGTCGTACATGAAATCGCCAACTTGCAGCCCGTCCCACATGGCTTTGCGGTGAATTTCTTCGATTTCGGCGAGTTCAAAACGCGAACAGGTAAACGATCCGGTCGGGTATTGACGCTCGCCGACCCGACCATCGAATTTCACGAAGCCGTGAAATTGATTGTAATACGCGACGGTTTTGAGATACCCGCCAGCGACGTACTGAATGTGCTGCATGACTAGCCTCCAGATAGACTAAACGAACCAACACATCCGCCGAAATCCAACAAAATGTTTCTCGGCGGATGAAGCAGTGGTTTAGTACGATGCCGTAGGAGGTGTACGGTGAATAGTTGGCGCTGCCGCTTTTAGCTGCTCCAGATTTGCGTAATACGCCGTCATTCGATTAAGCGATGTCGGTGCGGTATCTGGCGTAGTCTCTTCCACGTCTTTGTCATAGCAATCCGACTGCTCATCGAACGTATGGACTGTGACTAGCCGCAGCGTATCGGAATAATCGCTCGCGATTGTGGAATCTACACTCTCGCTGTACGTGTCTTTGCCCTCACGTTTTATTTCGTAAAGCCGTTTCTGATCCATGATGTCTCCTGTGCTAGAAGCGAAAAAGCCGCACGTCGAAAAATGAAACGCGCGAGCGATACTGAACAAAATGTTTCTTAACCCCGTGCGCGTGGACTAGCGCTGCTCGACGGTTTCCAGAATCCGCCGCAATTCCGCTTTCGACGGCTTCGAGAACCCGCCATCGCGCATACGCGTGGCTGCATCCTGCACACTGCGCGTGATGTCCAGTGTTCGATCCACCAGCGCAACATCCACCTGTCCGCTAATTGCGATTCTCGCCGTTCCACTCCGTTTGGGCAATTCGTTGATCGTCCGCATGTTTAAGACTCCTTGTGTCTATGCGTTAACGCCAAAATTCAAAGCTCTAGAGCAAGGTTGTCTAGAGCTTTGAATTCTAGGTTCAACCCATGACACTAGACTCCGCATACCGTTTAAACGCGCTACAATGGGTCAAATTTCAACGATACACAGTACCTAGTATGGTAAGACCTATAGCGCATTTAAACGCGAAATTGAGTGCATAACTTAGCCTCATTCTCTCATCTGAGTTTAGACTGTAGACAACAAAAAACGCGGACTCCTGAGGAGTCCGCGTTTTTTGATTGATGGGCTGTGAACGTTAGCTAACGATGATCCGCGTATAGCGGCGCATGACAGCGCGCAGCACGTTCGTGAGTCCCATTTCAGAGAGCGTCTCCGTCGCGGGTTGATCGTCCTTGCCCGTGACGCTGATCGTGATGACATACATGAGACGTTCCGCTTGTTTCGCGTTTTTCAGCGCAGCATCATTGCCCGTGTACACAGGTTGCCCGTCTTTCAAGTATTCACCCTGTGCGCTGAACATATCCGTGCGGACCTCGCGTTGGGCTTTCACGATGACTTCGAATTCCGCATTTTTACCATCGCGGTAAATGTTCAGCGTACCATGACGCGAAACATCGTCATACGTGCAATTGGCGAAAACGTTTGTAGCAATCAGCGAATTCGTGATGATTCCGCTAACGTCCTTATTCACGTTTTTGTTGAACGCGAATTCCTGCGCGAAGGTGTACTGTGCAACCCCGTCATACGTATCTACAGAGAACATCTTGTAATCAACGGATGACTTGCTGCGCACAGCCTTGACCTTACGCGGAACACTTTCAACCCACGCCTTTAGCGCGTCCGCATTGTAGCGGAACGTGACTCCACGTTCGGACGAAGGGATCATTTCAGCGAAGACTCCCTTGCTCATGATCGTCATGAGGTCTTCGGCTTTCGTGAGACGCGCAACATTCTTTTGTGCATCAACGTCATAAACGCGAAGCCCAACGTGCATGAAGTCGGCGTGCAATTTCGCGGATTCGCCCTTTTCAGATTTTTTCGGATTCGCGGACGTTTGCGCTTCGCGCTTCGCGTCCGCTTGTTGCTTGACAAGAGACGCTTGATTCACATCTGCTGGCGGAGTCTTGACATTAGCCAACAGCCCGTTCCCCTTGCTTTCATCAGTGATGGTTTTCCCTTGTTTGCTGCTCATTTGTTCTACACTCCCTATGTGTGTTTTTCACTGCTCAAAATTGAGCATTGAGCGAAGAATAGCACGTCTCGCGAGTATGCGATAGGGCTATCAAGGGTCGAGTTGAAAGAATTTACAATTTTCACAAACTGGACAGAGATACATTCCAGTAGTGATGTCATTAAGAGTAGCAGTTTTTCCTTTAACCAAAACTCTGTTTTAAAATGCCCTTTTTTGACGCTACAATAGGTCAAATTTCAACGCAGCACTATACTTGCTTATATTGATAAGGTTTTCTCTCACGTTTCTAAAATGCCCATTTAAACCCCGTTTTCCCCTTGAAATTTCAATTTTGAGGGACGGATTTTTGACCGTTTTTCAAACGCTTCATTATAATGGGGAAAACCGCTTTTTTAGCACACTTGTTCTAAATAAGTCAGTTTTGGTGTAATTAATAGGGTAGCGACCTGTTTTAGCACAAGCGTTCTAAACACGTAAGTTTGTGTGTAATTAATACGCAGTCGAGCCCCGTAGAACGGAAGTTCTAAAGAAGTCGGTTTGTCTGTAATTAATGGGTCCGTTGCAAGTCTGTCTCTTAGGTTTTCACAGGTGGAACTGCTAACGAACGCATGTTCTGGTTTGTGGTTTGTTAATAGGAATGCTGCAAACGAGTCACTTAGTTATTCACATACTGCATGATTAACGAACGCATGTTCTGATAAGCGTTGTCCTAACAGGAGTTCTATAGGCGAGTCACTATAGTTTTAATAGCCCGGCAGGTTTTGTGTAAGCGGACCCCCACCATAGGGTTTTCATTTTTGTAAGCGCCCGGCTAATAGGGGAGCCGCTCTCTCGCGCGACTGATTCAAGAAATACCAAAGTCTTGTCTATGCACATTACCGCCCCTCTCGTACGGCTGGCGCAAAAATCATGCGCGCCTGTTTTGTATGATGTAGTATGATATGATGGCAAGAGGTAAATGAGTGATAGGAGATAAGTCGTGTTTAAGCATGGGGATGTAGTTGGACATACTGCAATACGGGGATGGGTTGGTGTAGTGAATGCGGATGTCGATGATCGGATCGGGAGGGTGTCGGTGTTATGGTTTAGTGGAGAGGCTGCGGAAACAATCAGCTGGATAGAGCCTTCATCAGAAATGCTTTACAAAGTGGATGGCTACGAATTCGAGGCGGCGTTGGCACTGGGAAATAAATCGGAGATGTTGCGATTGTACTATCTAGAACGGGACAAAGCAAACAGGGGAAATCGATAAAGGGCATAAAAATCCCCGCACATTGCAATGTGCGGGGCTAGTGAAAGGCGGGCCGTCATGAACGACCGATGTCAAGTATAGCGAATGGGAGGTCAAAGTCAAGCCATACCCCCACTATGAGGTTTCATGAGGATAGGGCATGGGGAATAGGGTCGAGCGTTCGGCGGCAAAAAAACAAAACCGCGCAATTCGCTGCGCGGTCATGCTCATCGGTCTGCAAACCGACGATGCGATCAGAAGATAGTACCAATGCCAGCCTTACTATAGCATGATGCGAGTGGGGTTGTCCAGCGCAAAAGCCGGTAGGTAAAATGAGAATTGATGTATAATAAAGGCGGTTATCGAACATTGTGGAAGCGCAAAACAGCCGTTTCAGGCTGATAAAGTAATTTTTATAGAAACGAGAGGGAATAGGGCATGGGACAATCAACAGATGCGTTTGCGCGGACAACAGTTACGATTACGTCCGGGCAATCGGTAAGCGAGCTGGTGAATTTAGAGGCAAAACAGTTGTTGGGGATCGGGGTGGTTGTACCGGCGACGTGGACGGCGGCGGACATCGGATTTGAAGTCTCGTCGGACGGCGGAAGCACATGGATACCGGTCTACAACGCGGAAGGGGAGCGCGTGTTGATCACTGGAATTGACATCAGCGCGCAGCGCCTTTACATTGCGCCTGCTGAAGCGTGGGTGATCGGGGCGTTCAAGCATGTACGGCTGGTGTCGCTCAATACGTCTACCGGCGCGGCAGTGAATCAGGGCGCAGGGCGTTCGCTTGTTTTTGTGCGCTTGTCGTCTTAGTGTGCAAAGATGAAATCGCAATTAGGACTCGTCCTTCGGATTCCGGCGTATATGCGCGATGCTGGAGTCATTCCAACGATTACCGCGCCTGCTGCAAGCGCGTTTGTGACGACGCGGACGCCGACGATTACATGGAGCGAGTTCGGATCCGCGGATGAAATTGAAGTGGCGCAAACGCTGACCGGGACGCCGACCGCAACAGGAATTTCGACAGGCAGCTACACGACTGCGGCGCTGGCGATCTCCGACTCGCCGTATTACGCGCGCGTTCGTCAGTCGGGCGGAGAGTGGTCAGAGTCGGTCGCGTTCTATGTATCGCTGCTGGCAGCCGGAACAATGTTCCTGTGGCTTCAGGGCGGTTTCGAGATGTATCAAGACACCGCTGGAACTATCCCGGCAGCGGTGACTGGCGACCCGATTGGTAAATGGGGGGATCGGTCGGGGCAAGCCAACCACGCCCTACAATCCGGTGACAGCGGACTCAAGCCGCGCGTCTTGGAGAGCGCGATCAATAGCAAGTCGGCACTCAAATTCGACGGTATAGACGACTTTTTAAGTATCGCCAATGCCAACAGCCTCAAACCGAATAATCTGCAACTCTATATCGTCTGTGAAATCCCTTCTGGGACAGGCGGTTTTCGCGTGCTGTCAAAAGGCGCTGCCGGGTATCGTGGGCCCAGCAGGGAAGCCGTCAACACCAATCTCCGATGGGATATGGCAAATTCCAGCGATGTGCAGATTACTTCACCCACAACAGGTGCAGTGATCACACGAGTCAAATACAACAGGACAAGAATCGCTTTCAAAATTACAGGTAAAAACGAGGTAACTGCGGCACACACGACCGCAATCAGCGGCACAGACCCGCTAACTCTATCTGCCATAACATTCGATAAATGGATTTATCTCGTAGCGGGATATTCCGCCGAATTGGGCGCTGCTGAACAAGCCGCCGTTGAATCCTATCTAACCGCACTCACTGGTTTGTCCGTATGAGCGAGTGGACATACACGCTTTATGCTTTCGTCCCCGCTGCGCAAGTTGGAGCGTTCCTTGATTTCGCATCTCTGCGATTGATCGAGGCGGGAGACGAAACGTACATTCTAAATCGCTGGCAGTACAGCGCCAGTGGCTCTCAGCCCTATGAATACGCCGCGTGTAATATTCCATTGCCTAACGACCATCTCAGCGCATTTGTGGATGCGCTGAGTAACGCGTTCACTGGAGCAAAATACTACATCACATCGTTTCCGGACGGCGTAGTTGCCTATACGTCAAGCGGTACGGTTTCTGTCGGCAGCACACTTACCCACGCGGGCGCAATTGCTGACGCCATGATAGGGAAGTCGGTCATTGCTTCACCCGTTCAACTTCAATTGCTTTCAACAACCTATGACGCCGACGATCTCGATGGTATGGGTGTTACTGAGGGTGGGAACGGCGGGGCGGTGTTGTATGTCGTCAAGTTAGATGATGACAATACTGCTGGCACACTGCGTTGGGCGTGTACAAGAGCGTTCAAGCGACATATCAAGGTTGCGGTAACGGGCATCATTACGCTGCTCTCTGACCTTAATTGTGAGCCGGAGATGAATCTTGAGCCTGAAGATGGCTACGCTTTCATGACGCGGGGCGAACAGTTCAGCGTCGGCAGCGATACCATCGTCAAAAACTGCCGGTTCACCAACGGCATACCGACGAACAATTGGGGCTATGCCGATGCGTTCGCGCTGCGCTCGGAGGCGGACGGCGTGGTCATGCTCAACTGCGAAGTTCTCGGCGGAGCAGATAGCTGCATCGAGCATCTGGGGCAAAACCTGCTGCTGTACCGGACGCTGGTCGCCGACGCCTTCTACAACGAAAAGGGCATCAACGTGACGCAGGGCGGTGAGGGCTTCACGATGCTTGAGTGCGTGGTTGCCGATGTCAGCGACCGCCCGCCGACGTTTTTCAGCGGAGGCAGGGTCGATCTGTTTCGCAACATCTTTGCCTTCAATGGCACGCCAACCAACTTTGAGGTACGTGACGGTTCTGTGCAAGTGAATGCGAAAAACAACCTCATGATCCCGCGCCGTAATCCGAACCCAAACGTAACTTATCATATGTTCAATACCCCTGTCGGATCGCATATCGATCCTGACTTAGTTTCGGCATCGGGCATTTATCTAGAAGGCAATACTATTGATATTGACGCCGAAGCAACACAGGCAGACATGATTCAGCCAAGTGATCGCCCCTCGGTCGGTCAAGTAATGACACCTTACACAGATCAATATTATCCATTGGCATCCGTTGGAGCGATGGATGAGGCTAGTGTTCTAGCAAATGTTGGCGCTATGCCGCGCGACTCGTGGGCGCAGACGGTCATTGATGAAATCGCAAGTCGCTCATGGTCGGCGCAGGTTTTACATCAAGATGCGCGCGACGGGTATCCTGATTTAGAATCGTTGTTCGAGTGATGATTTATTCGTCCATTTCGCCCGTAATCCAGACGGCAACGATGGATATGCCGTGCGGAAAGAGTATGACAGCTTCGCCACCATAAATCGGGATGCGCGGCGGCGTGTTGTCTTGCCCGACGATGTACGTCATGATTGTTTTTAGCGCTTCTTCCGCTTCTTCGTAGCTGTTCATCTCAAATTCGAGTGTCGGGCGCTTTGCGGCGTCCGAATAGGCGATACAGAGTTTTGCGTCGGATGAATACTGTGAATTTGCCACGTTAGCCTCGTGCTTTATCGAACGCTTCTACTAGATCGGCGATACTGTCCCACACCAATTCGTCGTCAATGTATCCGGCGACGAGTTTTGTGTAGCTGATGCCCGGTTTTTCCGCGCGCTTCTCCAGAAAAAAGCGGTAGGTGTTGACAAACGGCAGGATAACCGATGTTGGCAGCACAACTCTCTCTCCTAGTTCGTGGCTTTCCAAGTAATCTGCGTGGTCATGCCCGAAAACAAGGCTGAACGCACGCCGAAAATCACCAATACGCGGTTGAGCATAGCCATTCCACACCGGGTCACTGTCTTTTTGCCACAAAAACGAGTCTGCGATGCTCGCAAATGGTCTCAGCGCGTCGATCAAGTCGCTAACTTTCGCTGCCAGCTGCAGCGAATCGTCGCTTCTGCGCTGTTTTTCAGCCGCCAATTCCGCTTTTAGCTGTTCGATTTCCTGTTCTTTAGTCACGCGTTTTCCTCACTTTCCAACACAAGATACACGGGCATGTCTGCTAAAACCCCGTACGCAGTCGCCCATTTTATGTACAGATCGACTTTTTCGGGGTTGATTCTACCGATCCGAAATGGGTCCGGTTTCTCTTTCTTGATGATATTGCATCGCTGGCACAAGAGCTGAAGATTTTCCAGCGTGTTTCCGCCGCCAGCGATTTTGGGGATGATATGATCGATGGTCAGATCTTCCACCTTTTTGCGGCGACGGCAATGCGCACAGCGATCGGAGTCTCGCGCGATCAGTTTTTGCCGTGTCGCGCGCGCGTCGAATGGCATGAGAAAACCCCTTAGAGCTTTCTCGCAGTATCTACGATCTTTGAGATCGCGGCCGAAACGATTAGCATGGCGGCATCGTCGTTTTTAGGCAGCCCAACATCGTCCTTCCTGAGTAGATTGAGGATAACCCGTGTCGAATTTGGCGGGAGTGGTGTTCCATCTAAACGACGCTTCACAACCGCGCGCGCCGAAAGAACGCTTGGCAAGGCGCTAATTTCGGCGTCTGGATTGGAGATAAACACCGCCAGTTCGAGTTCGTCGGTGAACATTCCGTACTTCATAATGTACTCCAATACACTGTGTCGATGTCTTTTGCATAGGCTAGCAAAACGCCAAACCCTTTCGGATAACCGGCGCGCCCCCACTCTTCGAATGTAGCCATTCCGGTTTTAGGTGTTACCCTAGAGATGTCATTTGTGTCCATAAAAAACTCTGTGACTTGTGGCGCAAGGTAGTACATTTGCATGTCTTGTCCGACGTGGCGCACATACACAACCGCCGTCTTTGCGCTGATCTCTCGGTATTTGTCCTCATAGAGCGCACACAGATATTTGCCAATGATCTTCTCAAGCGCTTGGCACTTGCAAACGACGCGTTGAGATAAAATGGTTGAAAGCGACGTGATGAGTTCGGCGATCTGCGTCGGGTTAACGGCGATAAACGGTCTGTTTTCGCTGTGATCGCCAAGTCCGACCGATAGAAATAGCTGCTGCTCATCACCGTTGATGTACGTATATGCGGCTTCGACGTGAAGATCGCCTATAGCCCTGTTGTAGATTTTGTTCATTACAGTTTCCCCTTCGGTGCCTGTTCAAGCAAGTCCACCGCTTTTGCGATCTCTTCGTCCGTATGTGGTGTGCCGCCTGTGTTCATCTCGATGTACCATCTCACCACATCGCGATACGTCTTCAGATCGTTTACGTAGATGTCGAAATACGCCTCAAGTTGATTTAGGCTGTCTTCGTAGTCACGCAGCAGCGTTCCGAAAGCGGGGATTTCGTTGTGCAAAAAGCGCAGCACCGCATTTGTACGCTGTTTGCCGTCCACAAGATACATCGGCGCTTTAAATGCGCCCATCCAATCCGCTTGGTTGAAATAGATGGCGCGGCCGGATTTACCGCCGCGTAGAATATACTCGATATAGGCGATTTGCTGCGCTTCCGTCCAAACATGAAGGCGTTGAAAATCCGCATCGACCAGCGTAGGACGCCGCGCAAGCCAATCTTCAAGGTAGAGCCAAGGCTGCGTGACGTGATAGCTTGGCGAACGGGTGAATTGGGGGATATTTTGGAATTTAGGCATGGTTAGGTGCGATCAAGTCGCAATCGACCCCATAAGCAGACAGAGCGGTCCGGTAGAATGGATTGTTGGCTATTGCGGCGACGAGTTCGGGTGGAAGCTTCTTGCTTGGCTGCTGCAGCCCTCTGACTTTGATCTCAGGAAGCCGAACGACGTTCTCAAATACGATCGTCGTTTCCATGCCGCAGAACCGTTCCCTCCAGTAATCTCTTACGACGAACTTACTCCGATCCGCTTCCGGCATTGTCAAGAACGTATCCCCGATCGCCGCAGCGTGCGCCAAACCATAGACCACGCCGCGCGGCATATTCTTGACATCCAAGTGTTTCGCCCAGTCAAGATAGCGCCAGCTGTTCCACAGCGCGACGCTGGCATGAAGAAAGACCAGATCGCCCGGTTGAATCCAGATGGCGTGTCTTGTTTTGGACGAAATCAGCCCATTGATGACCGCCTCGGTCCACGGCTGCCGATTGCTCATAATCCAGATTGCCACAACCTTACTCCTCAATCAGATTGTCAGCGCGCAAGCGCAACGCGTCGGTATACTCGTACACTGCCTCTTTTACCTTTTCGCGTACCGGTTTGGAATTGATTGCATCGTTGAATCTGTCTATATTGAACGGAAACTCGATGTCTTTGATGTAGCGCCCTCGTTTTCCACCGATTTTCATGCGCGTTGCCATAAAATAGTTCCACGTTATTGATCGATAACTCATACACTCGACTTTGTATTCAAATTCGTCCTTTTGGAACCTTACACTCTTTACCGATACATATCGAGGGTCCGCGAATATTTCCATTACAGTGTCGAGTAGGGCGATGTTGAACATCGACATGCTATTTCCCCCTCCATGCTAATGCGTCGTATGTTTTCCCGAATAAAAGACGGTTGTTGCCGGGAAATCGATCGGAGCCTTGCTTGTGAAAAAACGCCGCCCCGTCTCTCATCGCGATTTGCCGAACATCTTCCGCCCATTGCGGATCGAATGGACGACGACTTGTACCGCTTTCAGCTCCGGTAATGACTCCATCGACGCCATTCAGGTTGATTTCACCGAGCGATCCCAACAACGGCTCGATGCTCAAGTATTTGTGCTGTGCCGGAATTCGTCGTAACCAGTCGATGCGCCATGTATAGTCGGCGTTCTCAACCGATGTGCCGAGCCATATATTCGGCAACCAATTCAGATACGGGGATAAATAGTAGGCGCGTTCGATGCGCTTGGTCAACAGCAAAAAGGTTACATCCGGGCGCATTGCCAGCGCATTAAAGTGCCAGTGCAGGTAGCGCAACGGCATATCCTCGTGAAACAGGTCATACATATCTCCGACAAAAACCTCCGCGCTTTTCGGCAGTGCGCGCAGTTCGTTCATCGCTTTTTGCCGCCACACAAACGTATCCGCTGCCGCTTGCGGATAACGTGCAGACAGTTCCAGCATGTAACAATGCTTGCAGCCGGGTGAAATGCGCGTGCAGTACCATTTCACGAAATTCAGCGAGTGCGTACACCACGCGATGCTTGTTTTGCCCATCTTTGCTTACCTTCTTTTGATGTTAAACTCGGCGGCTTGCTCATCGCTTATGACCCACAAATGACGACGGTTTGTCTCATTGACCAAGTTGCTCGATGCAGGAAATAGCTCAATCGCAAATGTCTCTTCGCCGACCATTTCGTTTTTGATTTGCTGTAATACGTCCCACTCGGCGACTATTGGCTGTCCATCACGCCGCTGAATGACAATATGTTTGCCGTCCACGCTGCTTGCAGTATAGGTATCCCATATATCTTGCATCGCCCACCTTCGTTCACATGGTATAAAATCTATCGAAAACTACTTCGCAATCTCGTAGAGCGCAGCTAATAACGCCAATGCTGCGCGTTCTGCGATTGAGATGGCATAGTCCTGTCTGGAAACACCGTGATATTCGCCGTTCTTGCGATAGGTCAGAACGACTCGTCCGTCATCGTGGAATGTGATGTCGAACCCTTTTTCTTGGCATACTTCAACGACCACATTGAGATCGGAGTGGTAATCTGGAACCCTCACGCTTGCCATAACAATCTCAACGCCTTGCGCATCGCGAGTAATTCCATTTTCTTGAATCTGAGTTTTTAATGGGTGTTCGTACCAGTAATCGTTGTATTCCGCAACGTATACTGGCTTGAGTCCTAAGTGTACTGCGATTTCTATGTCGATGCTTCTGGCGTTCATAGCGCTCCTGTGAACAATTGTTCTCACCGTAGACGCGGCGGAGGGGCGGCCACGCACATAGCCGCCCCTCCCGTAAGCCACACTTACACACAAGGAGTGGGGTGAAAGGAGTAAACCCCCCACACAAAAATTTTACCACAAACATCTTGAGAAAGATATGCTAGAATTGCTTAAGATAGGATTGATAAACGCGCTGAGTTTACGCAACTGTTAACTAATGAGGTAGTAAGAGTGAAAAAATACAAAGTTACGGAACGCAAGATCACCGATTACCAGCCTGACCCAACAAATCCGAATTTGGGTTCTGAGGAGGGATTGGCATTCATAGAAAAGAGCTTGCGTGAAGTCGGCGGTGGGAGATCGTTGGTTGCGGACGAGAAAGACATTCTTGTTGCCGGAAATAAGACGCAGGAAGCTGCGGTCAATGCGGGGATTACCGATGTCATTGAGATCGAGACTGAAGGGGATGTACTGATCGTTCACAAGCGGCGCGATTGGGACGCAGAACAATTGAACGGCGAAGCGCGACGCTATACGTTTCTCGACAATCGCGCATCCGAATTGTCGATGCGTTGGAATCCCGAACAGGTCAAACTGAATCTCGACGCTGGTATGAAACTGACAGATGTGTTTGATCCGTTGACGCTCAAAAAGCTCATGAATAGCATCACCGGCGAAAACAGCGGTGCGGATCCGAACCGCACATCGAAAGGGCAGGTGGATAAAGCCGAGCAGATCCGCGCAAAGTGGAATGTCGAGAGCGGACAGGTCTGGCAAATTCCAAGCAAGTTCCGCGATGGGGCAGTGCATCGCGTGATGTGCGGAGACAGTGCGCAAACGGCGGATGTAGAAAAACTGATGCAAGGGATTATCCCCGATTTGTCGGTCACGTCGCCGCCCTATGCGGTAGGCAAAGACTACGAAGGCGCAACGCTGCAGGACTGGCGCGCGATTATCGCCGGAGTCTTCGGGGTTATGAGCGCGTGGGGGAATATCTGGTTTGTCAATTTGGGCGATCAAAAGATCGGCGATGATGGCTTTGAGCATCACACCTACGGTGAGATGGTCGATCATTTTGAACGATCTTACGGATACAAGATTCTCACCACGCGTATCTGGAAGAAGGATGCCGCGTGGCAAGCCGCGCCGTACTGGAATACGACCTACAAGGCGGTTGATGAATTTGAGTATCTTGGTGTCTTTGCCAAAGACAAACCTAAGCACATCATTCGTGTCGAAGGGCAGGAATACAACGACTGGGCAATACGCGGCGTTTGGGATATTCCATCGGTCCGCGCCAATACGCTGCATTCCGCACAGTTCCCGGTTGAAATTCCAATCCGTGCTATCCGGTTGTACACCGATTTTGGGGGGACGGTTCACGATCCGTTTGGCGGAAGCGGGACGACATTGGAAGCCGCCGAACGATTGGGAAGAACCGCCTATCTGATGGAAAAGCAGCCGCATTACGCGGCAGTCATTTTAGACCGTGCGGAGAGCATGGGACTGGAGCCGAAATGCGATGAGTGATACGACTTACGAATGGGAAAGACAGAGTAACGAGTCAGAAGATCAGTATCGCGCTTTTCTGATCTACCGTGATTTGGGGCTGAGTCGCTCACTCCAAAAGGCATGGAAACAATATTCGCCGGATGCAACAGATAATCCTTCATCCGCGTTTTCCGGGTGGTCTTCGCGGCATAAGTGGCGCGATCGCGCGCGCGAATGGGATCGGCATCTACAGCGCCTTGAAGATGCGACACAGGAAAACGAGTTTAAGGCAGTTCGCCGTGCGGAGAAAAAGAATCGGCTGGAGATGCTCAATGCCCTGCGTTTAACGGCGACATATCTAGCCAACATCACGATTGGCGATGACAAGAAGTTCACAAAGTCGGCTGACATTAAAAACGCGGCAGGCGTGATCGCCATGTATCTTGAGCAGTCGCGGATTGAGATGGGCGAGGCGGTCAAGGGCGGTCAAGAAATTACGGTAAACGCAAATACAAAGGTGGATGTCAGTGATGCAGTCGCAACAGCCAGAGAGCGGCTTCAATCTCTCGTTGCTGAAAAGCCTGCCAAAGCAGAAGCAGCAAGAGATAATAAGCTCGTTCAGTGACGAGGAAATCCTACAACTCCTATACTCGTGGGAGTTTATGGCGCGTCCAAACCAGCTGCCACCGAAAGGCGACTGGCGCATTTGGCTTTTGATGGCGGGCCGCGGGTTCGGGAAAACGCGAGTGCTGTCAGAGTGGGCGCGGCTCATGGCACACAAAATGCCGGGCAGTCGTGGAGCAATTATCGCAGCCACCGCCGCCGACTCGCGTGATACCGTCGTTGAAGGGCATTCCGGTATTCTGAACGTGTGTCCGCCTTGGGACCGTCCTACGTATCAGCCGACTAAGCGTCTCGTGCTTTGGGGCAATGGATCGCGCGCGACGTTATTCAGTGCGGATGAGCCGAACCGATTGCGTGGTCCGCAGTTTCATTGGGCGGTATGCGACGAGCTAGCGGCGTGGCGCTACCAGAGCGCTTGGGATATGTTGGAGTTCGGTTTGCGTTTGGGGCAAAACCCGCAGGTGGTTGTGGCGACGACTCCGAAACCCGTTGCGCACTTGCGACGTTTGGTTAAAGACTCTGAGGATCCCGAAAACAAGATCTTCATCACGACGGGATCGATGTACGAAAACATCGATAACCTTGCGCCGACGTTCATCCGCGCGATTCTGCGCAAATATGAAGGTACGCGGCTTGGGGAGCAAGAAATTCACGCTGTTCTTCATGAGGATGCCAAATATTCGCTCTGGAAAAGCACGATGTTCGAGCGCGAGGGCTTCCGTTTTACGGATATTCCGCCGCTGGAGCGCATTGTTGTGGCGGTGGATCCGGCGATCAAGTCTGGATCGGAACGCAATGATGATGAATTGGACGACAAGGTAACAGAGACGGGAATCATCGTTGTTGGCGTTGATCGGCGCGATCACGGGTACGTCCTTGAAGACGCGACGATCGCCGGGTCGCCGAAAGAGTGGGCGGACGAAGCGGTGCGAATGTACAAGAAATACAAAGCGGATCGAATCGTTGTCGAAATCAACAACGGCGGTGAAATGGTGGCGCATACCATTCGCACAAGTGATCCGAATGTAGCGATTGCCGAAGTAAGCGCTTCGCGTTCAAAGCAAACACGCGCCGAACCGGTTGTCGCGTTATACGAGCAATGGCGTATTCATCATCGCGGTGTTTTAGCCGATTTAGAGACGCAGATGGTGCAGTGGGAGCCGGGCGCAAAGTCTCCCGATCGTATGGATGCGCTTGTATGGGGACTCAGCTACCTTCTGATTAATGATCAAGAGGAAGCCTTAGAAATGATGCAGGGGCATTATGAGCATGTTAGTCGATAATATCCGCAAAGGGGCAGGGGGATTCCTGCGCAGCATGATCGGATCGGTCGGCGGCTTTGCCGTCTCGCGCTACGATTATCAAGCCTATTTTTCAACGCGCGATGTGTCGCGTTCTGATTACCAGACTTTTGATCGGATGCGCCGCGCTAAAGCGCGCGGTTTTGAGTTATCGGGGCTGTTCCTCAAGCCGATGGCATCGAAGGTTGCTTCGTGGGTCTTAGGTGCTCCGCCAGAATACAAGTTCCCTGATCGAAAGACTGAGATCGCGGTTGAAGACTGGTGGCGGCGTAATCATGCCGATGTATTGAGAGCCTACGAAGAGTCGGTCAATCTTGGCGATTGCTACGCAGTTATCAACGCCGATCTGACCGTAACCGTCGTGCCACCGCATGTAGTCAAAAAGATTGTTGACAAGAAGAATTTCAGCAAAATCATCGGCTATAAAATTACCGAGCGGTATCCCGATCCTGATAAACCGTCCAGCATTATGACCATCACCGACGAATATTACGCCACGCACCGTTGGCATACGCGTGAGATCAATGGTAAACAAGTCTTCCGAAAAAGCTACAAAAACCTGATTGGCATCAATCCGGTGGTGCATATCAAGAATCAGTTGGGCGCGGATGAGGAAAACGGCAGACCGGAAGGCGAAGCGCTGGTCGCGTTGTTACAAATCTACAATGAAACGTTGGTCGCAGCACTGAAGGGGAATATCCGGCAGGGCAGACCGACGCCCGTCATTCAGAAGATGGGAACCGCTTCGCAGCTTAAAGCGTTCTGGGAAAAGTTTGGCAAAACCGAAACCATTACGCTTCCAAACGGAAGAACAGAGACCATCACCACGATTCCGTTCGATCCCGATCAATTGTTGACAGTAGGCGGCGAGTCTGAGTTCAAGTACGAAGCACCCGGCTCTTTCAGCGCGGATACCGTTGCGCTGTTGCAAATCTTGTTTTATCTGATTGTGCAGTTCAGCGAAATCCCCGAATTTATTTGGGGCAATGCGATTGGCGCAAGCAAGGCGAGCGCCGAATCGCAGATCGAACCGTTCGTTAAGTGGTTGGGGAAAAAGCGATCGCGCGCCCATTCATGGCTCAATTCAATAGCGACAATTGTCTTAGCATACATTTCGCTATATGATGATAGTGTCAATCGAGATTCGCTTCCAAGTATTCAGTGGAAGCCGCTCACAAGCGCAGATGGACGCTTGACACTCGATACGGTTATCTGGGCATGGAGTCAGAATCTCTTTGACAACGAAACAGCAGTCGCTTTGCTGCCAGTCGGGATTAGCAATCCTAAAGCCGTTCTTGCCAAAGGATTAGCAGAACCACGACACATGCAAGCGCCAGTAACTACAGATAACAAGAGTGACGACACTGGTGGGAAACCTCAATGAGTGCAAGCGCGTTAGAGCAGACATTCTCGTTGTACTGGCAGACGCATTATCCCGATGCGCCGCAGCCGCGACGAGAATACCTCTTCCATCCACAGATGGATTATCGTTTCGATTTTGCGTGGCGCGATCATTTGGTCGCGCTTGAGATTCAGGGCGGCGCGTTCACAGGCGGTAAGCACGGACGCGGCAACGGGCTAACTTCCGATTTCAAGAAAAATAATGCCGCTATTGCGTTGGGCTGGCGCATTATCTACGCCTCAAGCCCAATGCTGCGTGGCGTTGCAATTACCGAACTCGGCGAGATTATCGCAGATCTGGTTTGGACTCCCTTCTCAATTGCTGATTTGGATCGTTCGCGTTGGACAGCCGTCATTCGCAATCTTAAGCCTAAAGACAGCGAGATGATGCGGGGAATTTGCGTTCAACGCGTGAGTGCAGGTAAGTACACTGTTGAGAAAAATGGACTCAACCGGGTGTTTACCAAAAAGAAGCTCAAGCTGCACGAGCTTCAAAGCGGCGTATTGGACTATATACTAGGCGATCAACCATGAAAATCCTCTTCTACACCCCGACAGTCGGGCGCGGCGGCGTACATCGCGTCGTGGAAACCGTCTTGGCGCAAATTGTCAAACAGTATCCACAGCACACCTATCATGCTTTAGGGCAGCGCTACAACGAAGTTGGCGATAAAGTCAAATATCCGTGTGCGCTTACACAGATTCGCCCGGTCAAGAAGCTGCCAGATCACCCGGAACAATTCAAGTTCTTACTCGACAACGCGGACGTGTTTTATCAGCACTTAGCCGAAATTGCGCCCAAGTACGATCTGATTTACGCGCCGTCGATCTGGTGGGGGCTTCCGAAAGGGGAGTGGGAGATCACTACGCCGTTGGTTGCGACTATCCCCGATTTCGCTTTCGACATCATGAATATGGGGTCGATTGCGCAGCACTTTCGATCGGTGATCCGAAAACTTGGCGAATTCAGCAACACACTCGTCGTCCACAGCCGCTATTGGCAGCAGCACGCGCAGCAAACCTACGGCACTCAAAACATCGAAGTTATCGAACATACGCGTGATTTCCTGAGTAAATCGTTCGATTACTCGTTCGCGGAAGGCGTACGGGTAAGAGAGAAATACGGGCTGCCGAACGAATATGTCTTGGCGTTTCATTGCTATGGACACAAAGACCCGATCACGATTTTGCACGGGCAGTTGTATGCGCGTTCGCGCTCGCCGTATGTGCCGCCATTGGTGATCGCCGGACTTGAAACCGAACAATACGTAGAGGGCGCGCCCATAAAAGGCGGAGCCGAGTCTCACGTACATGAGGTTCGACGAGCTATTCGCGAGATTAAGGCGACGCTTGGGCGCGACTTGTGGATCCTTGGCAAGTTACCGGATGAGGATATTGGCGGCTTATACGCGATGGCGATGTGTGCGGTTTCCGCGTCGGTCTCGGAGGGCGACTTGCCGGGAACTGCGTTTGAGGCAATTGAGTCGCGCACGCCGTTCATTTGTTCCGATTTTCCGATTTTCACCGAAAAGCTGGGTGAAGACTGCGCGTGGATTTTCCCGCGCCGCAATGCGAACAAGTACGGGCAAGCGCTGATCGAGTGCGTCGAAAATCGCGAAGAAGCGCTTCGCCGTGTCAACAATGCACTAGAGCGTACCGGTAAGCGCTCGGTAAAAGACGTGGCAGCCGAGTACATGACTCTATTTGAAAAGGCGGTCAGTGATGTATAGGGTAGCGGTTACAGGCGTCGGCGGCGGCTGTGGACAGGCGATTGTCAAGGCGCTGCGCATGTCGAAACTCCCGTTGGAAATTTTTAAGGTAGACATCACCCCATTATCGGCTGGATTGTTTTTCAGTGATGCAGGTTTAAGCGCGGTGCTTCCCGCGCCGGAAAAGTCGCTGACGGAGTGGGAACAGTTCATCGACGAGTTCGGCATTGATGCGATCATTCCGGGTTCGGATCACGATTTGCTGCCGTTGTCGATCGCCTTCTCGCGGTCGGTCGCGTTGGTAGCAAAACCATCGTTTGTTCGGATCGCGAATGATAAGGCTGAAACATATCGTACCGGTATTTATGCAATTCCGTCGATTTACGCGGCCGCAAATACCGATGACATCCTTGCCTTTGCCGAAGCGCACGGCTTTCCGCTGATCGTTAAACCGCGCAACGGAATGACATCGCGCGGTGTTTCGCTGGTCAACGATCTAGAGGAACTGCTGTTTTACTGGAAGCACACAGCCAATCCGATTGTACAAAAGTACATCGACGGCGATGAATACACTTGCGCGGTCTATTTTTCACGTAGAGGCGAACCGGTCGCATTCTTCCAGATGCGGCGCTGGTTATATGCAGGATCGACTTATCGCGCGGAAGTGACGCATCACCCCATTGTTGAAGAATTTATGCGCTGCACGGCGGTTGCTTTGCAGCGGTATCGTCCGACCGGCCCAGTGAATTTGCAAATGCGATTGGACGCCAATAACACACCACATCTACTGGAAATCAATGCGCGTTGTTCGGGTTCGACCGCAATGCGCGCGCATTTTGGCTACAACGAGCCAGAGATGCTGCTGCGTGAATATTGCGCAGGTGAAGACATCGAAATGCCAAAAACGCGAGATGGGGTCGCGATGCGTTATTGGGATGAATTGTACGTTGATAACGCGACGATCGAGGACATCAAAGGATTCAACCGGTGAAAATCTTAGTGACAGGCGGAGCCGGGTACGTTGGCTCTGTATTAATTGGGGATATGCTCAATCTTGGTTACTCGGTGGTCTGTTATGATCGACTTGATCACGGAATATCCCCGATTGCGGGGTATCTAGAACACCCGAATTTTGCGCTAATTGTCGATGACATCCGGCGCGGCTACGCGCTGCAGCAAGCGCTTTTGAAAGCGGATGCGGTCATTCATTTGGCTGCGCTGGTGGGGTATCCGATTTGTGAGCAATCACCGAAGGAGGCCGAAGGCATTAACCTTTTCGGATCGATCATGCTCAATGAGTCGCGATCGAAACATCAGCGTGTAATCTACGCGAGTACCGAGAGCGTTTACGGTGGCGTCAAAAATGCCGATAATGGCATATTGCACGAGTGGATGCAGACCGATCCGCATTCAGTGTATGCGCGCACGAAATTGGACTCGGAATCCCCATTTTTGGATAAGGGGAATGCGGTTGTGTTTCGTTTCGCCACCGGATATGGGTTATCACCAAGAATGCGCGCTGATACGATGGTCAATGATTTTACCCGCCAGATTGTAAGGTCTGGAACGCTGTCGTTGTATGAGCCAAATGTATTGCGGTCGTTTGTTCATGTGCGGCAAATGGCGCGTGTTCTCCTACATGGACTTGGTGCATTTGAGGGATTATACAACGTTAGCGAGATCGGACTGCGCAAAGAAGCGTTGGTCAAGAAAATAATCGATCAAGTCGGCTACGGGCATGTAACCTATGGAGAGGGTGCGGATCTAGAGATGCGCGACTACTTCATGGATTGCAGCAGACTACGCGAAAGTGGATTTGAGTTTCAGCCGATCCACATGGAATCGGCGATTAAAGCGATGGCGAGGTACTTTACACATGATACCGCTTGCTAATCCAGACATCACCAAAGTCGAACGCCGTCATGTCCTGCAGGCGCTTTGGTCAAACACCATTTCCGGCACGGGTCCACAAATTCGTGAATTTGAGGCGGCATGGGAACAGCGCAGCGGGCGCAAACGCGCTTTCGCGGTGAGCAATGGCACCGTAGCGCTGGAGATCGCACTGCAAGCCATCGGCATTGGACCGGGGGATGAAGTAATTGTTCCAGCATTGACATTCGCCGCGCCTGCTGCGGCGGTGCGCAGACTTGGAGCGACTCCGGTGTTTGCGGATGTTGGGGTGGATGCTGTAATCAACGTGCTATCGGTCGCCGAGCGAATTACCGAAAAGACGCGCGCAATCATCGCCGTCGATACGCTTGGCAACATCCCTGACTACAATGCGTTGATGGATCTGGCCTTCTATTACGGACTGACCGTCATCGAAGACGCGGCTGAAGCACATGGATCGAGTCGTTTGGGAAAACTCAGCGGAACCTTCGGACACATCTCGACCTTTTCTTTCCACGCCAACAAAACCATCACGACGGGCGAGGGCGGCATGATTCTACTAGACGACGACGACACGATCGGAGTCATTGAATTGATCCGCAATCATGGCATGAGAAAGCCATATATCCATGAAGTCGTCGGAACAAACGGTCGAATGACGAGCCTGACTGCGGCCCTCGGTATCGGGCAAATGCAGCGCTGGGACGAAATCATGCAGCGTCGCAAAGAGATCGATCGCGCTTATGATGCTGTGCTACCAAGCGTGTATTATTCACTGCCCATATCGCCTAATACTTCCAGAATTGTGTGGCTGAAAACGATTTGCGTTCGGGATGAACATCACGACGGATTGCGCGATCGAATCGTCCACCGACTGCGGGAAGCGCAAATCGACGCGCGCGCCATCTGGCCGCCGTTGACCGGGCTGAAACCGTATCAGTCGGAGCCGCTGCCGGTTGCTGAAATCGTGAGCGGGAATTCGTTCTGGCTGCCCACCTATAATACATTGGGTGATGATGATATTTACCGGATTGGAGAGGAATTGAGGATCGCTTATGAACGAGAGAATTGATGCGCCAATGCGTGAAGTTCGCTGTCCGACGTGCAACCATCTGTTGTTTTACGCAGATTCGTTGTCAAAACCGTACATCGAAATCAAGTGTTCATCGTGCAAGCATATCATCGCCGTTAATGGCGAAAATCAGGTCGTCAAGGTTGTGACGAAAAGAGTTGCGGAGTAGCCTATTGCTATTCTGCAAAATAGTCTTACAATTGAGAAAGAATTAATTAGACGCCGTGAGCGCAATTCGTCTCACGGCGTCTTTTATTTGGAGAAAAGGATGGAAACCGTCTATCTCAAGCTACCGGATGCGCTTAAGGAAGCGCTTGGAAGCATCAGCGGTGTGAATGCTGAGAATTTGACGCTTCCAATCGCGACCATCCTAGACGACGCAGACGAAAACGCCGTCAGCGAAGCGCTGGATTATTTTGCGCAAGTCAGTGGCAAAGTCACAGGCAAAATCTCGTCACTCAGTCGTAATTTTGGCGATGAACAAGATCGGGTTGTAGTTGAACTTTTTTCAGAGAACTATAACTTTGGATACTTAGATTTTGTTTTCTGGCTCTACGACATTAATGGTGCGGTAAGCAATCGGTTAAGTATCGAACTGATGACCATCGCGAAATCAGAGAGTATGCCGGGTGCAAGCTTATCGACGGAAATGTACGAATTTCGCGAATTGGTCTATCGCGACACAACGCGTGATTTAGCGGTCAAGGTACTCGGAGTAGGGGAGATGGCGAACGCGAAGCCAATGCTGGTCACAGAGAATCTACAGAAAAAAGACGGGCGATTGATGGTTGAAATGCGCGTCCGTGCGCAGTATGACCCATCGGCGTATCCCAAAATCGCGCTGCCGTCCGATATTGTCGAAGGCAGCGGCGAAATGTTCATTACGCTGCCGGTGGCGGCGTTCGATGCGGAGTCCTTGAACGGACACACGTACCTTGAAAGTTCCGTCCGCGACATGCTCAACCAAATTAACGATCGCCGACCGGAATCCAACTGGGGGCATATCCCCGATCACGAGTTCTCGACGCGTTACGGCGCGCCACCAGTTCGCTGGCTGGCAGCGGTTGAGCAGGGCGGGACGATTTTTGCGCGCGGTCGCGTGTTGACGGACGAAGCGCGAACCTACTATGCCCGCGCTGACATGGACAAGGCGCGTGTTGGCACGAGTTTGTTTGCGTGGGTCGAAATGGAAGATGACCGCGTAATGCACATGGATCTGATCACGATTGATCTGGCGGATCCGGCACGAGTGGGTGTTCCGTTGACGGCGGCGCGTGCGGCTGTCAATGTTACCGAGATGAGTAAAGTCAAACAAGAGGCAGGAGCGGAAGAAATGCTGGAAGCGAAAGTGCGCGAACTGCTTGCGATTGACGAGTCTGCCGATGTCGAAAAGGAATTGGCGGCTGTAATCGAGTCAAGCAAGCTGGCACAGGAACACGAAAAGGCGTTGGTTGAACTTGAGAACGAAAAAGTCGAATTGCAGTCGCAAATTGACGCGCTGAAGGAACAGGGCGCGGAATGGGCGAAGCAGTTTGTGGCGCTTTCGATCCCGGTTGAATTGGCGCGACAAACAGTTCTCGATCTGATGGATTTTTCGAAGATCGAAAACGTCGAACAAGCAAAGGAACAGCTGAAGGCGATCAAATCGCGTGCAGATGTTATTGCGCTCATCAAGGCTGGCGTGGTTGAAGAGTCCGGCCCTCCACAAAAACGCGGCACTGACGATGGTAGTGCTGGCGGCAAGTTCTTCAAGATTCCAGAAAGAGAGGAATAGTTCATGGCTGGAAATCTGACGTACTTTGAAAGCGACGGCAAGTCAGTCACGGTCGATCTGACCTCGACAGTGCCGAAAGATCAGATCGCTTATGTTAGCGGTTTCTTGGGCATCGCGCTTCAATCCGGCGACAGCGGCGACTCGATTGCGCTGAATGTCGATCATCGCGAGTATCAGTTTGTCGTGCCATCGGGCTTGTCGGTGTCGAAGGGCGATATTGTCTACATTGACACCGCCGATCTCACCGGCCATCTTCCAGACGACACGGCATGGTCAACATCGGCTGGCTCTGGGAAAATTCGTTTGTGCAAGGCGACCTCGGCGAAGGACGCCAACAACATCGTTACAGGCATTCTTCTTGCAGGAGAACACGCGTCATGAAGATTATTTCTAAAGAGCAACTGATCAAGAGCCGCGACGTTGCTGCCGTAAGCGGCGAAGTCGATCTGAGAAAAGAACTCAGAATCGTTGAAAATTCGCCGGGGCGGACGGTGGTCGAGTTTGTCGGCACCGACGACTTCCGCGCCGAATGGTATGATCGTCAGCGCTACGAAGTTGACGCCGGACGCGACAGCGAACCGCTGCTGTATCAGCCGCTCTACCAAGAGACGGTTGATGCGTCGCTCCCACGCAACGTCACGGTCTTTCGTATCGGGCCGGGCGCTGTGGTCTTCGAAGAAATCTACGAAGGCGGCGAAGTCAAGTTCGTGACTGTCAATCAGTCCAACTATTCGGTTCAGATGCACCACTATGCGGTCGGTCTCGAATACGGGAAAGACCTCGTGATGTACAACGAACTGTGGAACTTGCCGATCATCGAACGTCAGGCGGGGATCGCGTTTAACGCGCTCAAGAATCACATCCACCTGAATCCGTTCATCAGCTATTCCTATGGCGCTGCCAATCAGACCGCCGCCAACACAGGCGGGGATTCGATTGTCGAGAATTACCTGCGCACGCTGGAAGACGCTGTGACGAACGCGACGGAAGATACAACCAATCCGCGCCGTGGCCCGTACTGGATTTTGTGCAGTACCGCCAATTTGTTCACGCTAGAACGCGCTTTGACGCGTGTGCCGCAAGAAGGCTTCACGCTGCAGTCGTCAGTGATGAACATGGTTCAGGGCATCATCGCCTACAACGGCTGGAGCGGAATGCGCGGACACAAGGCAACCAGCTACAGCGGCGTCAGCGCCAACAAGTTGTACCTGATCGATGCGTCGGACAAGCTGCGTAATCTGCGCTCATTCGTCAAGCAGGATCTTGCGCCGACGATGGGCAACGAAGACGTGAGCCGCTTCATTTTGGAACAGGTCGTGTGGGACACGTACTTCACGATGTACGCCGACATTCCGGCGACGACGGAAGAAGTGACGCTGCCAACAACGGCGTAATCATGAACATCTTCGCGCACACATGGGAACTTGCCGACAGCTATGGAAGGCTTGCCATTGAAACCGCAGACGCCATTGAGCGCGTCTGCGGCGTGCAGGTTAATCGGGTCGGCGAACACAAACTTAACAAGCCAATCAAGCCCATGTTTGGCGGGGTTCTGACGGCGTATCCGACGCAGTTTTGGAAGTACGGCCCGTTGTCGGAATTTGGAACACGAGTTGCGCTGACGATGTTTGAGTCAGACGCGCTGCCGATGGATTGGATCGATCCGTTAAATGGTTGCGATACGGTAATTGTGCCGTCTAAGTGGCTGGTGGACGTATTTAAGTCCAGCGGGGTAACGAAGCCGGTATACGCGGAATCCATCGGAGTGAGCAGCGCGTTTCGATATGTCAAACGCAAGTCGAGTCCGGTGTTTAAGTTCTTGGCGATCGGCGATCACGCGGGTCGTAAGGGCGTGCATGATGTCCTATTCGAGTTCGTCCGGGCTTTCGGGGATCGGGATGATGTGCATCTATTCATCAAGACGCGCCACGCAACAATGGCGGGGTTTATGAACAAAAACATCACGTTGATCAACGAAGAACTGAACGACGCGGATATGGCACGGCTGTATTGGGAATGTGACTGCATGGTGTTCCCGACGAAAGGTGAAGGGTTCGGGCTTCCGCCGCGCGAGTTTGCGGCGACCGGTGGAATCGCGCTGGTCACGAATTGGGGCGGCACGGCAGATGACATCGAACGTTGGGGAATACCGTTGCCATACACGCTGGAAAGCGCGTGGGCGGGCGGCAAATTCGAAGGTATTGGGCGTTGGGCGCAGGTAGATCGCGTCCATTTGCGCACGCTGATGCAGTGGGTAGCGGCAATGCCGTATGCTGCACGAATGGCGCTTGGCGCGGCATACGCTGAGAATGTCGCAGAGATGTACACATGGGATCGGTTCGGCAAGCGCGTTTACGAGATATGGAGTGAGGCAAATGCCAACAGCCACACAGTACGCGCGGGTGCGTAGCGACCTCAAGTGGAGCGCCTTAACCGACGCGCAGATCGATGATTGGTATGCACGCGCCGAAGCGCGTTATGACACGCTCACCGACGCGGTTGAGGCGCAGGTGCGAATTTACGGCGTCCGTGAACTTATCATGGAAGCCGCAAAGAATGTCGATTACAAGCAGGGGCAAAGTTCGGAGAGCCTATCGCAGCAGGTAGTGAACCTGTCCAAATACGCGCTGCCGATCTTCAAAAACGACTTGCTTGAAGCGCTTGAAGCCGGGTATCCGAACGCGATGTGGGGAGCGCTGCGCCGTCCGCGTTCAACTATTGTCGAGTACCCGGAGGATATGTTCGATTATCTGACGGATCCGGTGTTGTTAACGAGTGTGTCATGAGTCTGTCCGACTGGCGTTCTTCAGATGTTACGGCGATTAGCGAAACGGATCGCGCGGTTTCGATCTGGCGCATGATCTCGCGTAAGCCGACTGTGATTTCAATTCAGCGGCGCGACGGGACTGCAGTAGCGGATCAGACCGTGAGAATCGAGTACGAGCAGCGCCAGATCGAACGCGGCGGAATGCTGACGACGGCGGAACGAAACAAGACGACGGTGTTTGGAGTGCGTAATCATCCGACGATCGCCGACACGGATATTCAGGAAGGGGATGTGTTCGCGTATCAGAACGCGGATTATGTGGTGATGTCAATCTCGTGGTATTCCGGCGAGGTACAGGCGCTATGCGAACAAAGGAACTAGTTTCCATCAAGTGGAAGTTCAAAGGGGGTAACAAATATTCTACCAGACTGAGTTCTGCGTTGAGGTTCTATGATTACGACGATCTTTTTCACAATACAGTGGAAAGCATACTCACACGGGCTGCGGATGATATTACGGATTGGATGAAAGCAAACGCGCCGTGGACCGATCGCACAGGAAAAGCGCGCGCTTCGTTGAAAGCGCAAATGGGTGACTTTTGGCTTGCAGGAACAGATTACGAGTCGAACTACAAGAGTTCGACGCAAGTAATCATCGGTTATGTTGCCACCGCAGATCCGGTATGGTACGCGTGGTATCTGGAAACTATACAGGCTGGTAAGTGGGCAATTGTTGGTCCTGCGTTGGATGAATGGGGTCCAATTATTTGGCAGCGCGTGAAGACTGCATTGGGGATGCTCTGAGGCGAACATGAGTCTTGAAAATAATGTCAGGGATTTTTTAAAAAGTGATGCAACGTTGGTTGCGCTGCTCACAGGCGGTATCTATTCATTCAGCGATGATGCCAAAACTAATGGTATCAATCGAAATGATACGCCGGGAGCGTATGGCACGAGTGGGCTAAAGCCGTGTGCGGTTGTGAAGTGTCCACAAGAGCGTATTTGGGGCGGAATTAACGACGGCAAAGTTCATTCACGAAGCGCGCGTTGCGAAATATATCTTTACGACGACGGCAAGCGCAAACGAGACGATGCGATCGAAGCGGCCAAGACGAGACTGGAAGCCATTTTCGACGCTGAGTTTCATACCACTATCGGGCATAGCCGATTGCTTGGCTATGTGGAGGGGCGAGACATAGAAATGTTGAACGCGCTTTTTTCACGCGCGGACTTTCAAATAGTAGGAGTAAGGTAAATGGCTAACATTTTTGGATTTGGCGGTCCACAGTACGACGTAGACGATGTGAAGATCGCTGTCAACAATGGCGATGGCACGTTCGGCCCACTTGTCGATGTCCCTTCGGTTGACTTGTTCCAAGTCGGTATTCGTATGAAGTCGGCAGAAATGCGCGGCGATGCCAGAATCACGGCGGTCGCGTCGCAAATCGAAGCGGTCGAGTTCCAGATGCGCATGGGTTCGTTCGGGCTGGATGTTTACGAGATTTTGTTCGGCGTATCGAACAGTGAATCTGGAACGACGCCGGATCGCTACAAGGAGATCGAGCTTGGCGCTGGCACCAGAATGCCGTACTTCGCGATTGTCGGACGTTCGTTGGCGGGTGAAACGAGCGGTGGCACGATGATCTTTGTGCCTTACGTCAAGATCATGCAGACGGTATCGGTGCGCGTTGAGTACAACTCGTTCTCGATGCCAGAAGTGACGGCACTTGCACTTGGAGATCCGGTCTTGGAAGATAACTCCAGTAGACCGCTGGTGCTGAAGATCAAGGAATACGAAACGCTGCCTGCGATCACGATCCCGCTGCCGGGTGGTTGATCATCAAATTGACGAATGGAGTAGGGAGTTAACATGGCTGAACACACGTATACGATTGACGGAAAATGGCGGCTTGGGTGGGAGTTCAAACTCCCATCCGAGAACGTGGTGTTAATTCGCCCATTGGACGTGGCGCAGTTGCTTAAAAAACGTAAGACACTGCCGCAAAATCTGATGCTGGTGGTTGAGCGGCTGTTCGACAACAAGCCGGTGGCTGAGAACGAGGATGAGGCAAATCAGATGGCGGCGGATGCGCTTGAGGGCATTGACCGCTTTGATCTGATGACGCACGACCGGCAGTATTGCGAGGCGCTGACATCGCTCATGTGGGTGTATCCGCGTATTGGCGAAGAAACGGATTTGGAAAAGGGGGTGATCGCTCTCGATGACGTTCCGCTCGACGACTTGCGTTTTACGAGAGATCTCGCGTTCAAGACAGTGCAGGAGCTTCGATTTCTCTCTGACCAGCAAAGCAGTGGTGTGGAACTTGTACTCGGTCGCCAAAGCCAGCAATCGCCCGCCGTCACAGGTGATCAACCTGACGGAGACGGCGCGACATCTGACGGGGATGGATCGTGACGATTTAGCCGCGTATCTGTTTGACGAGGCGGTATTGTGGTTTGGCTCTAAAATTGAAGCCAAACTCCACGTTCTCGACAAGAAGGGGAATCCAGTGTACAAGCTGGAATACCTACTGGCAGAACGCAAAATAAATCCGACCGCAAGAGAGGTTAAACAAGCGTTTGCGCAAGCATCCGGTGTAGGGGCAAACGGGTTCTTAAGCGGTGTCGAAATAGGCTAAATGAGGGCGATCATTGATCGCCCTCTTCGTGTTATACTTAAGCCGTAAACTATTTAAATTAAGGCGACAACTGTGGAGTTTAGAAGCGGGTATAACTTAGGCAGCGCGACCGCCGAAATTCGGGTTGATACGTCACAATTGACAACCGCGTTGTATCGCGCCCGTGACGCCGCAGACGACATTCAAGCGGCATTGACGCGTGTTGTTGCGTCGATTAACCAGCTGTACGCTGCTGGAGATACCGGCATGGCGGAATCGCTGCAAGCGCAAACCCAAGCGCTGAAGGCGATGACCGAGCAAATTAAAGCAGCGAACGCGGCCACAAAGCAAGCACAGGCGCAAGAACACAAAGAGCGCATGGCGATGCTCGCCAATGAGTCGATGATGCTTGAGGCTGTCCACAAGCTGCAGATGGACAACATTCGAGAGGAAAGCTCGGCGTACAGTAGTCTCGCTAAAGCAATTACGTCGGCGCGGCGTCAGGCTGAAAACCGAGATAAAGTTCCGGCTTCGCTGCAGCGGGATCGCACAAACGCACAAGCCGAGTCGCGGCTTACCGCACTCAGAAATCAACTAGAGAAATACAACTCCGCTTTCATTGAAATGGCGCGTATTGAAGCGCAAATCGGGCAAACGTCAAATCAAAGAACAAAACAAAAGCTAGAGCAACAGCTTCAGGCGTACAAAGATTTTACCCAAAAGTTCGAGGCTGAAGTTCGGACGATTAACGCGCTGCGTTCGCAAATTAACAAAGATGCAGTTGGGTATGACTTATTAACCAGTAGGGAAAGAACTCGACTTAGAAAAGACATCTCTGTTGACAAAGCGGCTAGCGATATTGGGTTATCTACTGGCGATCAAAGATTTAACACGCTAAGAGATGCGGAGTTCAAGAAGCAAGCTGCAGAACAAAAAGCAGCCATAGAGGAAATTGCAAGGATTAAGAAGGAAGCTGCCGCAGAGCGTGAGCGAATCGATACTAGTATTGCGCAAAACGCGAAAAAATCCGCTGCTGAACAACTTGCCGCTGATAAAGCTGCCGCCAAAGAGAAAGAGCGCGTTGAAAACGAGAAAGCTGCAATTAAGGCAAAAGTCCTAAAAGAAATTAGTGATTTTGAGCATTCCGCCCGCGTTGCTCAATTATCGGCGGATAAGTCCGCAGAAAAAGAAAGAGAGCGTATTGATAAAGAGCGGCTTGCAACCAGAAAGAAAGTCCTGAATGAAATAAGCGATTTTGAGGAATCTGTACGGGATGCACAAAGACAAAAAGATGCGGAAACACGGAAGTTTCAAGGCCAAGAGTCTGTTGATAAAGATAAGCGCGCAGAGCGTTTTGTAAACACTTTACATAAAGAGCGACAGCTACAGGACAAGGAGCAGGTTGAAAGCCAAAGAGCTATCGCCAAACTCAAAGCCGATATTGCCGCCAAATCTGCCGCTGACGCCGAAGCCGCATTGAGGAGGGAAATCGCTGCTGAGAAAGAAGCGAATAAAGAGCGCGCCGCTGCTCTCAGAAAGGCAAATGCTGACAAAAAGGCACAACTCGCGGAGGAAAAGAGACTCGCGGCTGAAAGCAAGTCTGTTGCCGAATCAAAAGTTGCTAACGCCACAAGATCCGTAGACGACGCGATGCGACGCGCTCGCGCATCCATGCGCATGAGCGGCGAACAAATCTCGATCACGCGTTCCTACGATCGCGAATCACCGGATATTTCACAAGACACATCGCGGCTTATTCAGCTTAAAGCACGCCTGTCGGAATTGGATGCAGAAGCGATTGCGCTCAAACAACAGTTGCGCGCCGCGTTTGATGATCCGGCAACGCTCGATCAGCTCATTACCAAGATGAATGCGTTGCAAGCGGAAATCGACCAAACAACCAAAGACTCGCAACAAATGTACACCGCCATCAAGGGGCGCAACGATGCACTGATGGCGCGTAGTACTGTGTCTACCGATTCTGATAAGCCGGTGATTGTTTCGCCGCTTGTCAAGCGTGAGGCGACGCGCGCGGCTATCGGCGAAGTCAATGCAACGATCAAGGAACTGCAGGCGCGATTCAAAGCTGCGCGCGTCGGGCTGCCCATCACTGTCGATACGACACAGATGGAACGCTCGCTTGAAGACGCGATGGTGCCAATCCGCCAACTGCAATCCGCCTTTGCTGAACTCAAGCGTCAATTCAAAGACCTGACAAACGATCCCGAAGCACAGGGGCTTTTGATCCATCAATTTGAAGCGCTGGAAGCCGAAGCCCTACGCCTGAAAGGGCAGATGGGTGCGCTGGATAACAGCATGGATCGCTTCGAGGCTTCGGCGCGGCGCGCAACCACCGGCGTACGGGGGTATTTCAACAACCTACGCATCGAACTAGAGCGCATCAACCAAACATCGATCGGCGCAAATGTTCAACAGCTTGGGTATCAGTTGTTCCCGGCCGGGCTTGTCGCGACTGCGGGGGTTGCGCGTGGCGTCCAGACAGCGCAGACGCTTGAGGAAACCGAGATCGCGTTTCGCGGGATTGTCGGCGACCAAAAAGAGGCGTTGGCGCTCATGGAGTCGTTGGCGGACGAAGCGCGACGCTTTGGGCTGCCGGTTATTTCATCGGTGCCTGAATTTGCCAAGCTGCTGCCCATTGTCAGGAACTTGGGCTACGACATGGAGCAGTTTGTCGGTTTAGCCGCTAGACTGGCAACATTGAACCCGGCACAGGGGCTTGAAGGCGCTGTGCGCGCGATTTCGGAATTGGCGTCCGGCTCCGGTAATGACTTTGTTTCGATCGCGGAACGATTCAATATCGCGCGTTCCGCTTTGCGTCAGGCGATGGAAGAAACCGGACGCAACGTCCCTGAAGCGTTGGATCGCGTGCTGACCGCCTACGGACGCACCAACGAAGTGGCACTCGAATTTGGAGCCACCAGCCGCGCGTCGATGAACCGCGCGCGCGATGCGGTCGATCAATTCCTTGCGGAATCGATGGAACCGCTGTTGGAAGCGTTCGTGCCGCTGTTGGAAAATGCGACCGGGTTGTTTAATGCGATTAACGAAGGCGGGGGCTTCCTACAGGGCTTTACTGGAATTGCGATGGCTGCAACCGCTGGCGCGGTGACACTAACCATCGCGCTGGGTCAGCTTATCATCGCGCTGGAAGCGATCAAGGCGGTCGGAACGGCGGGACTGTTATCTGCACTTGCCTCACCGGTTGGGTTGGCGATTGGCGGTGGGATTGCAGCGATCGCAGGTATTGTTGCGCTGAGTTCGGCGATTGATTCTCTAAATCAGGCGTCGCAAAATGCACTTAATCAGTCCATACGCCCGTTTGTTGACGAACTTGAACGCGCTGCTGCTCAACAACCGACGACGACGACGGAACCCGTCGCGATGTCGGATGAGGACCGGACATTTGATTTTGGCGGCGTGGTGTCGCGTGGAAGAGAAATAGGCAGACCGCAATTTGAGGCTTTTGAACTTCCGAATGTCCCATCGCGCTTTACGCCCGAAATCTACACGCGCTTAAACGATGAAATTGAACGTCAATTCCAAATCGCAGCGCGAAACTACGGGCGCGCATCACAATATATACGAAGCGAACAACTCGGCGTTCTTGGAAACTTTGCAACAGGGTTGAATGATCCAGCCTTGCGCGCGCAAACGAGAGGCGGCGAATTGGAGACCGCGCTTAGAGGCATGGTATTGACAGGTTCAGTAACCAGCCAATATGGACGCGGATTGATTGATTTACTAACCAGCAACGAAGATATACCTATATCGCCAGAGCTGCTTCAAAATGTTCCGGTCGAAGAACTTCAAGCTATTTTACAAATTCTACCGGGCGTTAATCAAGAATACATCGCGCAACTTCAGGCGACAATCGATCTGCAGCGGCAAGCAAATGAGGTTTGGGGTCAAAATGTTGACGCGGTAAATGAATCAAGAGAAGCGTTGCAAGCCGCATCAGAAGCCTATCGGCAGATAGCACAATCCGCACAGCTTCAGAGCGACGCTCTTGACGCCATTTACGCCGGTGCCGCTACGCGAGTTGGCGCAATGCTTAACGAAATACCGGGAGGCATTAGTCAAGAGACTCGCACCGGCATTTTGCAAGGGGTTTATGGCGCTAAACCGCAAGACCTTGCGGCGCTTGAAGAGGCGCTGCAAAGCTACGCCGATATGTACACCGACTTCATGCTGGACTCTATTCGCACCGCTGAAGACCGTGCGCGTTCGCAACTGCTAGAAATGGAAGACTTCTCGATTGGGCGGCTTCGTGCGCTAAATGATTTCGCGAGGGATGCACAGCGTGCGGAAGAGGATTATCAACGTTCGCGCCAACAGGCAATTGATGATTATTACGAACAAGAAGCAAAGGCGCAGGAGGAATACGAAAAGCAGGTCGCTGAAATCAATGGTAACTACGAAGAAGAGCGGCTGAAAGCGCTTGAAAATCATCTCATCGACATGCAGCGGATAGCGGCGGATGTCGATGAATCGATTGCGGCGCGTGATTTCCTTGCGGCGCAAAAACAGATTCGCTCGATGCGTGAACGTCAAGAGGACTTTGATCGCGAACAGGCGGAACGCAAAGAAGATCTCGATAAGCAGCTCGAAGATCTGATAGACAATCTTGAGGAACAACGCGCCGAACGCGAAAAGTCCTTCCGTGAACAGATGGCTGATACTGAGGCGCAGTACCGCCTACAGCGTCAACGCGCCGAAGAAGACTTCCGCCTATCGCTGCAGCGCGAGGACGAGGATCGCGCGCTGCGCCTACGTCGTCAGCAAGAGGAATACAATATTGTTGATCGGCGACGCGTTGAAGACTTTAATCGTCAAGTCGAACAGCTAATCGCGCACAATGAGGTCATGCGCTTTAATCAAGACTATTGGTTTGGTATTCTCGAAATGGATTATGGCGAACACATGGCGCGAATTCACGCGATGATGTCTCCAGCGGATTATGTGGGATATGGCGGCGCAGCAGGGGGAATGGGCGGCACTGGTGGGCTGCCAGCGGATGTGTATCAAGCGCTGATTGACTTTTACAACTCCGCAGACCCGAATGCTGGCGCAGCGCGTCCGGGCGGCTGGATCCCGCAGTACGCGGATGGAGTAGACTTCATTACCAAAGAGGGGTTGGCGTACTTGCATTTTGGCGAACGCGTGTCAAAGAGCGCAGACGGAGTTAGAGAGCGCACGGGCGTCATTGGGAACATCCCGAATATGTTTGCGCCAGTAGCGAATGTGAACGTGAAAGTGGAGTCGGGCGGGAAAATGTCGAAACGCGAAGAAATGGAATATGCGCGCAGACTCTCGAAACAGATCACGAGTGACGTGATGAATGCGTTTAACGGAGTCATTGATAATACACGGAGATCATCGTGAGTAGTGTGCGAATTGCCAATGGACATGACAACGAAGCGAGTCTTGAGGAACTTCAGGATATTTTTTCAGGCACCGATCCGCTGTTGTTTGCGGAATACACGGCGTATGACGCTGTTGAGACGGAATGGCACGACGCCGAAGCCGTCGAAATCGATGGTGATGGTAATCCGAAATTGATCGGCTTGCCGTGGTGCGTCTGGAAATTCGGGCGGCTAACCGCTGCCGAAGTTGTGATGCTGAAGACGCTGGGGCCGAACGTAACCATTAATACGTATAACAAGTCAGCAGGCGGATATACAGACTTCAACGCAGTCATGGACTATATTGAGGTTGGAGAATTGGATTGGGATATGGGCGGTTATGATGATGTCAATATCACATTCCGCCGACTGGAAGAGATTTTCTGATGAGCATTACAGTCTACGATCACGGATTGATACGGTCTGGCAAGCAGGTTGTTAAGCGTCGTATCTCTATACCGACGCGCGAGTCCGTTTTCAGCGCCGTCGTAACCGGCATCGTACGCGATGATGTCAGCAATGCGATTATCGCCATCGAGTATGACACCGCAACCGGAGATTACGCCGACATTGAACCCGGCATGACATTGGATGTCGGTACGACAGCCGGGGCTTACGATGTTGGCATGGTCAGAATTAGGGGCTTTGCGACTTCCGATACCATCCTGATTGCGGAAACGGGGTTCTCTCTGCTTCCGGTTGAAGTTGGCGATCATCTGACGGCGCGCATGGAATTTCGGCTGCATCGCGTTTTGCCGCGCGGGGTAGGGGAGCGCACAGACGGCGCGACCTACACCAACGACTTCACGCTGTACATGGATTATGACGACGCCTACAGCGACCAAAATGACAGTCCGCCGCCTAAAGCCAACATCACGCGTTCCGCGACCAGTCAACTTGCGCCGAAACCGGCTGGATGGACAGATGACACGGATTATCGGCTTGTCACGGTCAGTTCGGCGAAAAGCGAAGCCTACAATGGGAAAACCATCACATCGCGGTTATGGGCGATCGGCGACTGCACGCTGGATACCGGCTACGCACTCACCGATACGACGGTGGTGTTGAAAGTACCGGCTGGTTTTCGCTACATCAAGCTGGAAGTCACAGACAGCGATGGCAAGACCGGGTTGATGCGTTATCCCTTGTGGGCGCATGATGATGCGTATTTGCCGCTGACAAGTTTTTCGGTGGTGAGTGACGACAGCGATACACTTGGCACCACCATGAATTTCGAGTTTTACGGAGAAGACGACTCGGTAGACGAGTCGGTGCTGCCGCCCGGAACACTGCTTTGCTATTGGGAAGAGGCAAAATTCTTTAACACAGCGCCGCCAGATTTGTATCGCGACAGCTATCTTGGCTGGGTGAATCGCGTCGCCACGACGCTTAAAATCGGAAAGCGCAGCACGCATCGCGTCGAAACCGCTGGTGTGGGCTGGTGGCTGAATGCGATGGGCGGATCTTCGCTCTACATCTACGATCCGGGCGAAACACCGGACAAGTGGTATGAGATGCAGACCATTACCTGTGATAAAGTGGCCTATTTCATTCTGAAATGGTTTTCAAACGCGCTGGAGCTGTGCAATTTCTACGGCGGCTCAAACACCTATCGGAGCAAGGGCGAAGAAATCAGCATGGGAACCGTCTGGCAGCAACTTAATTACATGCTGGACGGCTATAAGGGAATTGCGGTGCCGGACTCTCTGAACGGCATTTGGGTCACGCGGCAGTATATGTACAAAAACGACGTTGAGCGCGGCATAACTGATGATGCCGCCAGCATGACGAGTGCCGATCTGGAAGGCGACACCGGCTTCGTTTGGGCGCAGAATTTTGTTCAGACGGTACAGGCAATTGGCGGCGGATCGACCTACGACGGAACAACGCAGATGCTTTTTGCCAGCGCCGCGCCGTTAGCGCCGGGTTATGGCGCGTCGATTGATAATTCGCTTGCTGTGCGCTTGAATACGAGCGATCCGCAGTTGGAATTGAATGAGCTTACGGGACAACGCCGTGCTGAACTGGACAATCCAAATCGCGATCTCACCATCGATACACTCTTGAACTTCGACGTGTTCGAGATGGCGTATGGCGAACCGATCGCCTTTACCTATGCGCATCCAAATATCGCCGGATTGTCGATTTTGACAAAACTCGTCATCCGCAGCATTTCTCGTTCGCACAGCTCGGATTTCCGCGAACAACCAAAGCGGCTCTCAATCCGCGTCGATGCGGTGCCTGCGTGGACAGTTGGGGACACAAAGCCGGTTGAGGACGACAGTATTGACGATTGGGGTGGCGGTGGCGGCGATCCGCCGGTAATTGTTTTGCCACCGCCAGTCGATTGGAGCGGCGATGGGATACCGAGCGGGGCGGTTGTTCTCGCTTATTTCGGCACTGACAATTACGTGTATATCACGCGCAACTATCGCGCCACAAACCCAACGTGGTCGCGTTATGCCTTATCACTTGATGGGACGTTGATTGCGTTTGTCGTAGACGCGCGTTCGCCGTTGTATATGGGCAGCGGCACAGCAGTTCATGGCTGGATCGCTACAACGACTAAGATTTACAAGATCGAAGACATCTTCGGCGCGCGGACGCTGACGGCTTCCTTTACGTTCCGTTCCACTTCCAGTCTGCGCAGTATGGATTTCTCGTATGGCGCAGCCAATCGCGGGCTTGTCGTAACAAATTACAACGACGGAGTCTACGAGACGCATACCAGTGATGGTAGTTCGTGGAGCAGCGAAGCATTAATCAGCGGGCATTTAGGAAACTCGAAAACGCTAGTGGCAACAGGCGGCGCACTTGGAATTGCGGTCAATCCATGCGGAACGGTCTTGTCGTATGAAGGAAGTGGGGAGTGGGTAGTTCAAGGAGAAAGCAACGGTGGCGGTTATTACAGTTTTGTTGGCGCATTAAGCGATAGTTCTTGTTTCGATTTTCAAACGAGGGCGTGGAGTATTCCATTTGGTTTTGGAGGAGGGCATAGCTACATTAATTGCAGCGGGACACCAGTCGGTTCCGGCTCTTTTCATAACAACACATCATTTGGTTTTATTACCAGCGGATTAATGTTCAGAATCGATTGGAACGCCTATTATCCGCCAACATTCCGAGTGCGAGTTGACGGATGGGTGGACGACGATGGCAGCGCGTATCAACCCGGCGCATTTTTGGGAAGCTCGCTTGTCGGGCTTGCCTATACGACTGCGAAAAACTCCACTGTGCAGGGCGGATACAAAGACGCATCGGCATATGGCGCATCTTTTTCGCTTGATAGTACGGCGTGGGGGCATGGTGGTCATGCGGCAGGTGATATTTATGCAGGGTATGGTGGGGAAACGACCCTGTTTTATGGAGCGACTGTAAGTGGCGAAAGACGCCTGTATCGACGCAGATCGGGGATTGACTCGGACGTAAGTCCATCTTACGGTGGCACGAAATACGGACCGTGGCAATCGCGCCACCAAATCTATGTTTATCCACTTAATTCAAGCATCGTCATCTGCGTTGGCGGCAATGCCGATCAAAGCCTGTGCGGAGTCTGGGTGTCTCGAAATGAGGGTGCGACTTGGACAAACATCGTCACGCCTTCTAGTAGTAGTGACAGAATTGAACGCGCCGCATTTTCAGGTGACGATCCCGATGTCATCTACCTGTATGGCAAAACGGGAAAGAATTATATTTCCACCGATTTTGGTGTAACATTGAAAGAGCGCACGGGGAATATTGCGCAAATGGCAAGCGTCGGAACTTTCGTCAATCTGTGCGGCGGTGCGTGATGAACGGGATTAAGCGTCGGTTTAGAGATAATGTAGCCTCCATTGTTAGTGGGCAAATCAAGCCCGATCCTTCAGGGATCGCACAATTGGGTTACACGATACGCGGCAAATATATGGTGGTAGACGACACCGACTCACGCTATATGTTTGCTCGGTTTATCGACGGCGGATTTGTGCGCGCGCGTCATGAGGGATTGATCGTCCCCAAGCCGGACAAGTATGTGCGCGTGGTCACAACCAATAGCATTACTTACTTAAAGCCGCTGACGAAAGAAGAGGAATTCTATTACGAAGGCGGCAACTCAACAACCGCGCAGGTCGGGATTCATTCACACAAACGCGGAACGCCTTACGAATTTGAGATCGACCCGTATTTGTTGGGCAACGGGCGAACTACGGTCTATGAAGATCTGAAGGTCAAAACGACACAAGCATGGTTTTGGGACAACGGCGCGTTCGATGGCATGACAGAAGTTATCACCGATTTGTCCGTCTCGTTGCCCGGAGCCGCAAGTACGTGGTATTACGTGACACTTTCGATAGACCCCGCAACCAACGCGATTGAGATTGAAGAAGGCACAGAAAAATCGATTGCTATACCATTGCTTATGTCGGATATTCCCGTGCCAGATGCGGAAAACATTTGCTTATGTGCCATCAAATTGCGTTACGGCCAAACCGAGATTTACCCCGCTGACATTATTGACTTGCGCGGATCGCTGATTTCGCAAGCCATCGCGACGCTGCAGATCGGTGAAATGACCGGCGCGACATCTGGATATGACGGGGAAAGCGGCTTAGTGCCGCAGCCAGTAGCAGGGGAACAGGACAAGGCGCTGCTTGGCGATGGCACATTCGCATTTCGCCATCTGACATCTACGGCTTCAGAAACGCTCACCATTGCGTCTGGCGTGGTCACAGGTACTAGCACAGCCTCATACTTCAAAATAGCGGCTGAAAGCGGCACGGCGGGCGATCTAGATACATTGACATTGACGGGTGCGCCGCGTCTAATCGTGCTGCAAGCGGATACAGGCGACACCATTACAGTCAAGCACAGCACGGACAACATCGAACTGAACGGCGCTGTGGATTTTGAATTGAGCGGCGACAAGACGCTTGCGCTGTTCTGGGACGGCACGAATTTAGCGGATGTCGGCGCTGGTGGCGGTGGAGCAGGTGGCAGTTTCGCAACACTCTCTGATGTTGACGTATCAACACCGCCGACCGATGGGCAGGTGCCGGTTTGGGATGATGGCGACTCAAAATGGAAACCCGGAACAGTTTCCGGTGGCGATGAAAGCACAGCCGAAAAAGTATACGCGTATACCGTGTTTAGATAGGAGCTACAAATGGCAGCAAGTCCAGAATTCGCAACCAATCCGGTTGTCGGAATGGCGCAGGTATCCACCGCCAATACGAACCGTGATGGAACGGGAACAGTCGTAGATGTACTGACTGGCGGCAGTAATGGGACGCTGATCAACAAGGTCAGAATTCAAGCGGTGGGAACGACGACCGCTGGCGTAATTCGTTTGTACCTGTATGATGGAACAAACACGCGACTGATGAAAGAAATTCTTGTGACTGCGAAAACACCAAGCACGACAGTGGAAGCGTGGTCTACAACAGTCATGTTCAGCGGATATGACTTGCTTGTTTTGCCGAGCGCCTCGTGGGTCTTGAAGGCTTCTACCCACAACGCGGAAACCTTTAATATCTTCGCGGTAGGGGCTGAGCTGTGAACGGCGGGGTGATGGGATTTCCGAGCGGATTGGGGGGCGATATTCCAATCTCGTTCATGGCGCTCTTTTCAGGCACGCCAAACCTAAGCGCTTCAGTTCAACGGATGAACTTTCAAACCGTCATTCACGACGTTTACGGCGTCTATGACGCCGCGAATTCGCGTTTCAATGTGACACTGAGTGGTGTGTACTACATTTTCTTTAACGTCGCATCGAACAGCGGACCGGGAAAATACATTCGCTTTTATATCAATGGCGTTGATATTTTCCCAGCCATGATTGCTTTCGGCACGGTGGGAAATTTCAATCTCGGCATTTTACACTATCTCCAAGCAGGGGATTACGTAGAGGTTTGGGGCGCTGCTGACAGCAACGCAGCAATGATCGGTTGGGGTAATTTTGGCGCGTTTATGGTGAGGTAGCTATCTATGACAGCACGGCGGCAGAACACAATCGCAATATTTTACGCATTGGCGCTCGGCGTCTTCGTCTTGATTCAGTACATCCGAATTTCACTTCCCGCTTGCACTACCTACTGTGTCGGATTGCACAACGCGATCCTCGATAACACGCTGACAAGCCCATTCGTCTACCGCGTGCTGTCACCCTTCGCGGTGAATGTGCTGGTCGGGGGCGCGCGAGATTTCCAGACGGTTTCGATGGGCTATATCATTGCACACGCGATTGTATTCCCCGTGCTGTTTGTGCTGCTCTATCTGTGGCTACGGCGATGGTTGTCGTTGCCCGCGTCGGTCGCCGGTATCTCGATTGCGGCAGCGCTGTTCAACGTCATGTTGCCATTGTGGGCGGTCGCGCTCTACAACGCGGTCGAAGCGGCGCTGTTGTGTGCTGCGCTCCTGCTTATCACGGATCAGCGGCGCTTGCGCTTCGGTTTGTTGTGCGCGATCACGGCACTGGCGGCACTCAATCGGGAAACATCGGTGCTGATTCCACTGGCATTCGCGGCATATACACTGCCAGTAAACCGGGATCGCCGATCATTGTTGCGATCTGCTGTGCTGTTAGGTATTTGGGGCGCGATCTTCGTCGGGATACGCATAATTCGAGGCTCCGCGCCGGACGATACTCCCATCGCGGTCGCGTGGAATATGAACACAAACGGCGGGTGGTGGACAATCTCAGCGATTGAAAACAACCTGCCATTTATGTTCGTGTGGATTGCGGCGTTGGCATTTTACGGACGCGCTGCACCGGGGCTGAAAAGGATCGCGCTGGTAGCGCCGGTCTATGCCGGATTATTCCTAGTGTTCGCGCTTTGGAATGAGGTACGGCTCCTCTTGCCGCTACTGATTTTGCTTTTGCCAATCTCTCTGTTTCCAATCGATCAGAATCGTTAACACAATAATTGAGATCGCGCAACCCCGATTGCCAATATTTGTGTTATAATCATTGTTGTGAATGGGATAACACTGGTGGTCGGGATTGGAAACTAACGGAACGAAGCGCGCGATTGCAACTATCTTTGGGTTGGCGATGGCACTTTTTGGTGCTTACATGCTCTCCATTCCGGAGTCATTAAAGCTCGGATCGCTGGCGCTGATTGTATCGCTGATCGGCGCGACTGGATATACGCTCATTGCCTTAGTGTTTATGCTGTACGGGGTTATCTTAATTTTGCGTCGTCCGGCAAGGACGCCGATGTTCCTTCTTCTTACTACGCCTTATTCGCTTTACATCCTTTTCACAATCTTTGGTACTCTCCTCAACAATGGGCCGCTGCATGTGGGCTATTGGTTCGGGGCGCTTTACTTCGCGATTTGCATAGCATATTGGATGGCAGATTAAATGACACCAGATCAACTATTGCTTTTACTTTTTACAACGCTCGCCTCAATTATTACCTTCTTTTTGAGCCGCACGCGCAATTCAGCGCGTGCGCAAGAGTTCGTGCAAAAGTATGCCGAAGAGAGCGATCGAAAGATCGAGGCGTTAGGGGCGGCGCTTGAAGACCAGCGCAAAGAGAATGTACGTCTGAAGGCGGAAGTCGAACACTTGAAAGATGACAAAACGTTATCCGAAGGCATCATTGAGGACTTGCGTAAAGGCAAAGAGTCGCAAGAGGCGCGTATCGTCACACTAGAAAAGCAATTTGTAGATGTTCAAAACGAACGTGAAATCGAAAAAGCTAACTACAAACGGGACATCGACGCGCTGCGTCAAAAACTGGAAAAAACCGAGCGTGACTTGGCAGTTGTGCAATCTGAGCGTAAGCAGCTGGCAACCGAGCGCGATGAACTGCTCAAGCGTGTTTCTGAGATCGAAACATTGGCGGAACGGCGCGCGGTCGAATTGGACGACATGAAAAAGCGCCTTGAGACCGAACGCGTTGTGTTCAAAGAGTTCATTGAGCCGACCATCAATGACCTCTTTAAAACCATGAAAGACGCCGTAAATTCGGCAGTTAGGAATGAGGAATGAATACCGAAACCCTGCTCATCATCATCACGATCGTCGTCGTTGGCGCGATCTTGGCGTATCTCCAGCGCAAGGCGCTGACGGATGCGATTATCGAAATTGTCGAGAATCAGGACTTGGTGTCGAACATCGAGACCGTTGTCGAACAACAGCCGCAGGCAACACAAGATTTGGTCGCCGTCCTTCAACGTCAGCTTACCTTGATCGAAGGACTGGTTCGCGGTGCAGGCTTAATCGATACTCCTATTGGACGCGTCATTGATAAGATTGAGGACTCGGCACGCGAAATTACGGACGCCAATGGAGCCGAAAAGCCAAAAGAAGATCCTGAGACTCCGGCTGGTTAGTATCTAGACACAACAAGGGGCATACGCCCCTTGTTACTGGAAAGAACATGCCACCAACACGCGAAATCTACAAAGAATATACCCGCTTGCTCGAAGAACTGTCACTCTCGAAAAGGAGCGCGGCGCGCATGATAGCGGACAAGTACGGACTATCGCTCGATCCAACGCGGCGTCGGCTGCATCAATATGATGTGCGGCTTAAAGACGATCTCAGTAAATGGAAAGACGCGCTTTCAGACCTTCGTCGGCAGAACCATTTTGTTGTCGGTCACGCCAGCGATATTCACGCCCCATTTCACGACCAACAAGCCCTCAACCTGTCTTATCAGACCACACATCATCTACAACCCAATATCGTTGTCGTCGGCTCTGACTTCGCCGATTTTCCAACGATCAGCGCCTACGCGCCCGACCCGGACTTGGGCAACGAAGATATTCTCGAAACCATCCAACAGGCTTGGTGGCGGCACATTGACGACATTCGTAAAGCCGCGCCGAACGCGGTACTCGTCTGGATACGCGGGAACCACGAAGAACGGCTTTGGCGTTTCATCAATGAAAGCGCACCGCAAATTCGTAATACGACGCGCGACGCCTTTATCAACCTCATCCGCTATCAAGGGAATGTCCTCTATCTAGGCGACATACCGGAAATCGAGATCGGCCCACTGACGGTGCTGCATGGCGACAACACTTGCATCGGCGACATGGCGGCGCGCAAGCTGCTGACGCATCGCCGTTTTCAAGGATTCTATATGTTCGGGCATAATCACAAGATTACCGAATACACCACGCAGGGCAATAATCGGTTGTCTGGCGCAGCGGGCGGCGGGCATCTTGGGCAGCGCATCCCGCATTACCAGCGCAACTCAAAATTCAATCACTGGATTCAAGGCACTTGCTACGGAATCGTAGATTGGAAAGCCGATTACGTGGCATTTGAAAATCTCAAGTTTCAAGTGGATAATAAAGGCACGCTGCACACAAGCATCGGCAGCACTCACTTTACGGAGAGGAAATGTACATCTTCGCGCCAAACTACCCAATGGCACAACGTTATGCAGAACTCCATCGAATCAAGTCCTTCGTCTACGTCACAGATGAATGCCAAGTAACCAATGGCGACAAAATCCTCGCCATTGTCAAGGACAATCGTGGTGGTATTCCGCTCCCAAAACCCAAAGCCGAACTCCTCAAACGCCTTGAAAGCGCCTACCGACACCGCGTCGAGTATGTCGAACAATCGCAGTGAACAATTGTTCGCATTCTTTGGGCTTTACTATCTAAAAATCTTGTGCTAAAATTACTGTACATTAGTAAGTCTAATGTACAGTAATTAGGAGCTGTCATGATTTCAACCAAAGACCTGAACAACTATAATCTAATCGGCGTATTTTCCGTCCGCGATCTGGCGACGATGTTCAATCCGCCAACCGGCACATATGTATATTTTAAGCGGTCTGATTTGGTTTGCTGTGGATTCGACGCGATCGTTATCGAAAGAGTCCTGCGCGAGAAGATGCACACAAAAGCCGCATATGGGCTGGTATTTACCAACGAGGATCGAAAGGATCTACTTCTCGTAGACGGAAACGATATGATTTTCGCTTATGAGCCAAGAATGGCTGTTGAGTCAACGAGCGGCTTGACGGAAGACGAACGCGCGGTACTCGACAACCTCGTCGCGGCTTGGGACGCGCACGCAAAACTGCCGGTGCAGCACCCGACGCACATGAATGAATTTATGCAAGCCATTCACGCCGCACAACGGATTGTCATGTCGCGTCCAGTGGCACGCGCCGAAGGCTGGATAAAAGAAACCGCAAATACTCGTATCAATCTACCGGAGTAAGCAGTGACAAACCTAAAAGGCTATACGCTGAAGTTCGTAGTAACGGCTGGGGCGATTTCGTCCAGCTTTCCATCTGTAGATGTTGTCAAGTTTTTTCAGACGGAGAACGGGGTGATTATCGCGTATGAGTTAACAGACCCAAAGCAATATGACACGTCGCGGATCTCATTTCTCGATAAAACGTCGAACAAGCGCATTGTGCTGCACGTCAACGACATCGTGTTTGTGTTTGCAAGTCCCGATACGGCACAGAATCGGTATGTTGGCGAGCCGACGACGCAAGCTGAACGCTTTATGGATTCCGATTCGACCAAAAAGCGCAAGGCAATTATGGCTGCGCTTGACGTTTTAGCCGATGAGCGTGGGTTTGAGCATAATAAGGAAATGGCGCGAGCGATGTTTGATCCGCACGGCATGACCGATCCATCGAAGGCGTACATGAAAAAGCTGGCTTCAGGAATTCTATCCATCGCGTTCGAGGAGCTTTACGAGGAGACCGGGCTGGCATGACAACGACATTCTTCCGTGATGTTCTGGACATGCAGGTGTGGCGGTTCACGGAAAAGACCGGAGTCGTCTTCGTAAACGGCGCTCCGCGCTACATCAGCGAGCACCAAGACGTTGAACTGCGATTTGTCGGTTCAGTCGGCGATTCGGGCGTATTTCTTTGGGTAAACGGTAGTGGATATAAGCCCGGAGATTGCGATCTATTCTCGATGCCTCTGAGTTATGCCGAGCCGGTCAATATCATCCGGTCGAAGATTTACATTGCCGGGTGTGATGAGCCGGTTTTGATCTACGAGTACGACAACGCGCCGTCGCGCTGGAAGAAGCTGCTTCACAGCGATGACGGGTACTATATCGCGCTTGTGCCGTTTGACATCGCGAAATACGGACTCAAGCAAGAACTTGGGTTCTTGCTAGGCAACAGCTGGTTTGGCGATACAGTCGTCATGTTCATCGAAAGACCTTATCAAATCTACATTGGAGTCAAAGCGTGAACGAGCAAGTCATCCTTACACTTTTGCTCATCGGGCTAATCGCGTTTGTCGTGCTGCGGTCGATTCCGCGAACTAATACCAACGGCGACGGGGCATTTAAACTGCGTGGCGGTTCTGGAGAGTATGAGGTTTGCATTGGTGGCAGGCGCGAACGCTATATCGTCAAAGCCACGAGCGGACGTGAGGCGATCCAGAAAGTCAGGATGTTCATAGAGACGAAAGGCGTTAAGCGTGTCGATCCATGATTTGATGAACGAGGCCATGAAGTGGCTTCGAACCTATAGCGTGAAAAGAGATGAGACCATTCCACATCTGGGATATTTTGTCGATCTCAACCTTGTGCGCGTGTTCTTTGTGCCGGTGCTTTTGCCACAGGAAGCACCGGCACTTGTGTTTCGGTGTATGCCAGAAGTGTTTGATAATGGTGAAATAAATACGTTTTCAGAAGACAATATCACCGAGATCGAAAACCTCTTTGAGTGGCTTGGTGAACCGATACTATCCGAATTTACAAACAACGAGCGGACAACGCATACGGTCGTTCTAGGCATCAACAGCCGCGCCGAAGTACGAGATGCGCTGGATCGCTATATTGCACAGGGGATTTGGGATAACCTGTCAACGGCTGAAGCGCCGAATGGTTGGATGCAATATGTTTAACAAGCTTAAGGGCGCAGCGCTTTTTCTATTCACGCGCTTTGCATATACGCAAAAATCTGCGGAAGACGTTATTTTTGTCGTTATTGCTATCGCACTGATCGTCATCATGGCATCTTGTGGTATCATTATCCTCATCGCACGATGAGGATAATCAATCTAGATGAAAAGGTTCATGCAGCGTTACGCCGAAGGACGCACTTGGTTCGCTTTGTTTACGCGTGATAGCGACAGCCCACAGCCCTTTGCCATTGTTGATATACGCGACTCTGCGCTCTTGCGTAACTTCTTTTCGCGTGCATTTTCGCAGTATAACCACCGACTGATTTCAGATTCGCTGATGCACTACATTGAACAGAGTGAATGGGATCGGCAAGGCTATTTTGACGCCATTATCCGCGTCGGTCGCCGCCACCCAAGTCGATCACAAATGTTCCTACTGTCCTATGCGGCAACCCATACGGGATGGTTTCGCTTTCCCGAAGAAATGCGCGCCGACGTTTCCACTAAGAGCCTGTTTGTCTGCACGGAACGGGGTTGGATGGCATGGAACGATGGCAACTATCGCATTACATCGGAAGGGCGTCGCGTCCTAAGAAATGCAATCCTAGATGAACGAGATCGAGAAAAATCAAGCCGGGATAAACGCCGCGCTCGGCAAAATCGCCAACGCGGCGGCGCAGGCGACAGCACTTGACACCTACAAATTAGACCTTGCCCCAAATACATTGGATCGTCAACGGCGCGATTTGTCGCTCTTTGCGGATTACTTGATGGGAAAAGGGATGCGCGTCGGCGATCTGTTCAACAGCGCCGAGGCGTGGCGTGGTATTACGTGGGGATTGGTCAAGGGGTTCGGGTTGTGGATGCAGCACAAGGGATACGCGTTGGGTTCGGTTGCGGTTAGATTTGCAACCGTCAAGCGCTATGCCGCGCTTGCTGTACAATCTGGAATAATCGACGCAAATGAGGGCGCATTGATTAAATCCTTGCGCCCCTTTACGAACACACGCAATGTCGATGCAAAACGCGCCAGAACACGTCTGGGCGCGAAAAAAGCCCATTCTACAGACTTGACGTTAGAGCAGCGAAAAACCCTCAAAGAACGCGCCTCCTCTACCCCACAAAGCGCGTGTTACGCCCTGCTCATGTGTTTACTTCTTGATCACGGTCTTAGAGTATCGGAGGTCATTCTGCTTACTGACGCGAACGTAGACACTACCCTGTGGACTCTCAGTTTCTATCGTCCAAAGGTTGATCGTCACGATATTCACCGCATGACGCAAGACACAATCCATGCTTACTTAGCCTACAAACCGTTTATAATAGAAGGCGAGAAGCTGCTGCGTCAATCAGAACGCGGCGGCGCATTAGGCAAGCCCGGATTAACGCGTGGCGGCGTCGAACAAATCGTCAAACGACTTGGGAAAAACATCGGGGTCCCATCGCTCTCGCCCCATGATTGTCGGCATTCTTGGGCAACAGAATACGAGAAGAAACACACGCCGTTTGAACTGCGCGACGCAGGGGGCTGGAACAGCTTGGATATGCCAAATCGCTATGTCAACCGAAAACGAATCAGCAATCAAGGAGAGGACTTGGAATAATGTTTGGCGTGAATATACTGGCGCAATTCCTCAAAGATCGAAATCGCGCCATTGACTTTGTGTACGATCTCAAGCCCAATGCGCTGTTGGTGATGGACGATCGACAGCTGGCATTAGATTTAGCGTTTTCGCCAAAACTGCCAACGACGACGGTTGTTTACCGCGCCTACGATCCACACGACGATTCGTGGCATCTAAGAAACAGCGCGAGCGAGATATGGAACTGGCACAAACGCTTCGCGCATCCGAAACTCGTCATGCAGATCTGGAACGAGCCGTCTGGATACGTGAACGTCGAAGCGTTGGTCGAAAAAGCGGTTGACATTGTGCATATGGCTTCTGCAGACAACTTAAGAGTGGTCATGCCGATGTGGGGCGTCGGACATCCCGATAACAAGTTGATCAGCAGTGGGGTTTTAGATCCGCTGATCGAAACGCTCTACCAACACCCGGAACAGTATTACGGCGTTCATGAATACGCCAGAACATCCATTGCAGAAGCGATTGACGAAGACCATGTACTGCGCTGTGTCGCTTTCTTGGAACGCGCAAAAAAGATCGGCTGCCCGATTGCGGCTCAGCGCATCATCGTCGGCGAATTTGGGCGTGACTACATGGGGCGCTATGAAGATGGCTATCGCGATAACATGACCAGCGAGGGCTATGCTGTCATGCACCGGAGTGCTGAAGAAGCATACCGCGCCTACGGCATCAACAAGGTTATTACGTTTTGCATGGGCAACGGCGGCGGCAATCGGTGGGAGAAGTTCAATATCGAAGGAGACGAGATCGTGCAAGACGCGCTTATCGACATCAACACAAAATCAATCACGGAGCCCCCACCTGCGGTCGAACCGCCGGTTGAATCAAAGAAGTATTACGGCATCATTCAAACCACTGCTCTACGCGTGAATGTCAGAGAAGCCCCTTCCCTCAACGCGAAGGTTGTAACAACAGTCACGGGCGGAAATGTTGTCGAATACATGCCGGACTCGGTTGTGATGGATGAGAATGGGCGCGCATGGTTCATGCTGATTGAACCGCGCGGCTATCTTGCGTCATGGGCGGCTTGGGTTCAAAGCATTACAAGCGATCAAGGTTCTATCGATCGGATTGCCAAACTTAACGATGACATCACGGATGCGCTGACACGCGCCGCAAGCGCTGTTGGCGAGATAAAAGACATACTGAACTCGATCAAGTAGCGATAGTCCCGGTCATGACCGGGACTATCTAATTTTGTTGGTTGAGATGATCCGCGTTCTATGTCCCGTCCCGTTTCTTAAACGCATCCATATCACCAGCCGCAAAATCTCGGTTAGCTTGAGGCACTTTATCAAGCGGGATTTCACGGGGTCTGTGCGGCACATATTCAAGATCGGAAGGCTTCAAAACTAAGCTGATCAAGCAAAGTTATCTGCGAACATTGGCAGCGTGTAGGCAACGGATAGCCGCTTACGTGCTGTTACCGAGTGAACTGGCGAATTATCCCCAAGAATGTACCGTCGTCCCGTGTTCCGCGCAGCGACGCCGGTAGTGCCGCTGCCGCACGTTGGGTCTAAGACGACATCGCCAGATAGCGTATAGGTTCGTATAAGATACTCGATCAAGCTAACAGGCTTTTGCGTCGGATGCAGCCCGGTTTCGTTCGCAAATTGATGAACGGTCTTCGGGTATCTCCACCCCTCGTTGACTGTACCGAGCAAATCGAACTTGCCGTAGTTGGTCGTCTTGCCTTTCGTCTTTGCCTTGTACGGCGTTCCAGCTTCCATTTGCGGGAAATATACCGGTTCTTTCCGAGAGAAAATCAGAATGTTCTCGTGTGAGCGAAGCGGACGGCGGTTCGCATCCAAGAAGCCGCTTCCGCGCGGCTTCTCCCAAATCATCTCGTAGCGAAATAAGTCGAGTGCGCTCATAACCAACATACTCGTGAATGGTTGAGATCCGGTGAGCGCAATTACGCCGTCCGACTTGATGATGCGGCGGAAACGCCGCCACATCGGTTCAAGCGGAATCAGCGTATCCCAACTGTTTTGCGTTACCGCGTAGGGTAAATCTGCGAAGATGAAATCGACAACGACTCCCGCCTCGTAAATCCAGTCGCACAGCGAGAACAGGTCCAGAAAATGAACCGCGTTGAATAGATCTGAGGCCGTCCGCGCTGGCAGCAGGTTCACGATAGCGTCCTAACGGTTGAGGCTCATCGGCATGATCACGCAAACGAGTCCGTCATAGCTTTCTGGGCGAATCACCACCGGATGCGCCGCGCCGTGAGTCTCCAGAATAATGCGCTCGCTGTCGATGATATTCAGCACGTCGATCAAGTAGCGAATGTTATACGCCACTTCCAGCGCTTCCCCTTCGACTCCGGCGTCGATCATGCCCTCACTATCACCGCGTTCGGCGCTGCGTCCCAAGATCGATAACTGTCCCGGTTCACTGGGGCTGGCAGGCGGTTGTGCGATGAATCGCGCGCTGAAGTTGTTGTCGCGCGCAAAAATTTCGGCTCGCTTGCATTGATTGAGCAGTTCATCGGCATATACCGTTATCGATGTACTGTAGGTTTTTGGAACAATAGCGTTGAAGTCTGGGAATTTACCGCTGATCAATTGCGACGTAATGATCGTGCTTTCGTAATAAAACGCCACACCCTCTCGTTCATCGAGCATGGATAGTCCAAGCGGCCGCTCTTCATCGGTAATCACACGCGCTACTTCCGCTAACGTTCTTGCGGGAATGATCATCGGTTCACTTTCAGCGGACTCGTCAATTTGACTTGTCCGAACTGACAGACGATACCCATCCGCTGAAGTCATTGTCAGCGCGTTATTGCCGAACTGAGTATAGATGCCACCCAAAACAGGGCGAGAGTCTTCCTTCGCCGCAGCAAAGACTGTTTGCGTAATCATCTGCTTGAATACGCCGGATGGTAGTTGTACGGACGCCCCTTTTGTTTCAGGAATCGGAGGGAATTCTGACGCCGCAATGCCCTTGATGTTCGATTTGGTCGTACCACAGCGGACATTAACCGTTTGCGTTTGCGCGTCAAGTATTAGATCGACTCGTTCAGATGACAGGTTATTGACTAATTCAGCGAATGTCTTAGCGGGAAGCGTAATCGCGCCGGGAACATCGATTTTCGCACCGACATAGGTTGTGATGCTCATTTCGAGGTTCGTTGCGACGAGTTTGAGGCGGGCATCTTCGGTCATCAACAGCACGTTCGCCAAGACCGGCAGAGTCGGACGCGACTCGACAGCTTTGGCGACAATACTTAATCCTCTGGCGAGCTGATCTTGCAAGATTGAAACACGCATTACGTTGACTCCTCATTGATTGTTAGGTTCGCGAACATCGGTAGTGTTCGGATTGGATCGTAATTCATCCACAGCGATTCCATCTTCTGCTTTGGCGTCCCTGTGCCGCTAACTGTATTTACGGCAAAGTCCCTGCGCGTATACCCGTTTAAAGCGGAATACAACGCATTATCGTAGCCGCTCAAAATGACATATGCCTTCTTGATCGCGTTTAAAGCGGCGACCAACCGTTCGTGATGCGCATCATCAACATCATTTTCATACCGCGCTTCGGTCCGCGTCGATAAAACATATGGCGGATCAAGATAAATCAACGTCCGTTCGCGGTCAAATTCGCCGATCAGTTCCAGTGCGTCGCGGTTGGTCACAATGACCGTCGATAGCCGCGCGTGTAATTCCGGCATTTCATCGACCGATGACAGGAAATCGCTGACCGACTTGCTCGTATTACGGCGAACGGTTGTGTTGATTGAGAACCCCCCAATGCCATTATGCCGTGTCCGATTGACGTACCAGAAACGGAATGCGCGCTCAACATCATCCAATTCGCCGCGCAGCGATACGCGGTACTCGTTCGATGTGCTTTCGTCATAGAGCGCTAACTGACACAGGCGATAAAATTCCGCGAACAACGCCTCATCGCGCAGCACTTTGAATAAGGCGTAGACATTCCGATTCACGTCGTTGTAGAGTTCAATCGGAACGCGCGGCTTGTTGAGCAGAACAACGCCGCTTCCGCCATACGCATCCACGAACGTGTCGTATAAGGACTCGTCAGGGAAATAAGACAACAATTGCGCGATCATGCCGCCTTTTCCGCCAAAATACTTGACCGGTGCGTTCATTTTGTATCTAGTAATTTTGGCATGTACAGCGCGTGTTTGCCCATCACCCATCCATCCGGCATCGCGAAGATTTTTATCTTAATCGCCCAATCCGCAAACGCTTTTGCCTCAAGCAGCATCTTGATCTTGCCATCATCAAGGTTGGTTGCAGTTTGTGCTGCAAACAAGAGAAGCAAGCAGTACGATGCGCGCCAATAGACCATTTCGCGCCACGCTTTAAACCAGCGGTAAAGCAAGTACAATGGCACAAGAAATATCGCGAAGAACCACCCAACATCCGCGTTCATGAAGGCTGTCCAATCGATAATGCTGGCGTTCACTCGATCGATTCCTTTGCGTAATAGCGTGCGATCATCGCGTCCGTCTTACCAGTCTCATCGATGATACCGGCGCGTTTGCCGTATATCATGTGATATGGCTTACGCGTACTCAAATCAAGATAGACCGGTGTATTCCGCGCGCCGAAATAGTCGCCGTAGCCGATAATCGGACCTTGCTCATGTTTCTTGAATCGCTTCGCCGCTGGCTGCGTCGATGCTTCAATGGCCACCTGCTTGACCGCCTCGATAAAATCGGGGTGTCGTAATGTGCGATAGACCGACTCGATGACGTTTTCCCAGACAATCGGGATTTGTTCGCCCCGCTCATCGTATGCCGCACCGACAATACCCAATCCGATCGCCAATTTCATTGTGTTTACAGCGTCATGATGCTTCATCGTTACCCTCTGTGCGTTCCTTGAAAGCATTGCGGTAGATAATAGGTTCAATCGACTTTCCCGACTTAAGCGCAAACAAATACCCATGTACATCTTTCGGGTAATTTGCTTGTACCCACAGCGCGAAGTCCCGTTGAGTTCCGCTCGGCGCAATTGATATTGCGTCCACGCACTCGTTTGTGATGCGTGTTACTGTTTCATCTATCTCTCTTTTCCAAGCACGAATTTGATCAAGGAACTCGTCTGGTACGCCATCAATTAGCTGCTCGTATTTGTCTTGCGCAACCGCATCAAGGATTCGGTTAAAGCTGCATCCCGTCAAAATGCGATGAGCCATTACATACGCATCCCCCTTGACTTTAAGACGCATATTGTCCGAATAGCGCAGCACCCAGCCCTCCTCATTCGCACTTAAAGATTGCGCCGCATTCAAAATGTCATCTATACTATCGAAGGTGTAGGTTCGCGGACGCATAAACCCATACGCATTTGCTATAACATCTAATTCAGCCGCATAAAGCTCGTGACCTAATTGAATATTGCGCCCGCCAAGCAGCACAACACCCTCGTAATCGCCGTAATTTACGACGATGCGGTTTTCTGGATAGATGATTTCAAATAACAGCGTAACCCTGCTGTCAAATGCGAAATTGGGATGATGTTGTTGAAACCATGCGCTCGCCCATTGTGCTTGAGCGCCGGTGAACGATCCGCGCGTTGCCATTTTCCATTGATCGTTGTGGAAATACAAAATACCAAGCGAACCATCCATCTTTTCCGTTATCTCGATCAAACGAGCGCCCGGCATAGGAAAGATTTGTCCGTAATTCCAGAACTTTGAGAACGGACGGGCTATGCACTCGCCGTTCTGAGTGTTAAAAATCAGCCCTCGTGAATTCGCTTCGAACCAGTTCCATCCTGACGGCGGCTTAAATTGTGCTGCTTGGGTGTAGTTGAATAACACTAACCCGTCGTGGTATGTAGCTGATACCTCTCCATACTGGCTCCAATCTTGTTCGCCGCGCTGGATTAACGACTGTATATCGCCCAAGGACCGGATACTATTCATGATGCTCCCCCAAATAAGCTCAATTGCACAACGCCGTCTTTAAGCGGCTTATCCGTAGGAAATTCGGCGATGCGCCGGTTTGCCATTTCGACATATTTTCCAGAACGATCGCAGCCTAAGAAACAACGCTTGTGTTTAAGCGCGGCTTCAGCAACCGTTCCGGATCCCATATACGGATCAAGGATAACTTGCGCATTCGTCGTGCGAATGCAGCGGCTTGCCAATTCCAGCGGAAATGGCGCGGGATGTTCGGTACCAGAGGCTTGTGGAATATCCCACACATCCGTCAACCCGGACGATCCTTCGACAAACGTAAAATCAGCCATCGCGATGATGTAAATGACCTCATAGCTAGGCAAGAAATAACCACGATTGTGATTGACTCCACCAGATCGCCGCCAAATAATAATCTGACGCAGCGGCGCATCACCGATGATCTTTTCAGCGTGACGTTGGTATAACCCATTCTGCACGCGCCACTTGTGGTTGTAGAATATGACCCCTGTTTTCGGGTTAATCACACGCAGCAGTTCGCGCATCACCTGCCGCTGCCAGTCAATGTACTCATCTTCCGGCAAATCGTCTGCGTAGCCGTCGTAGCCATTTGTGACTAATTCGCCATGCCATCCCGAAAGCGGCGGATGCTTGAATGAATTGCCGCTGCTGTTGCGGATATTGTATGGCGGCGAAGTCACGACCGAGTCAACAAAACCATCGGGAATTCGCTTAAGGTAATCTAAATCTTTCTCAACAGAAATTGTATTAAGTTGCGGTGGGAGTACCATCAGCATCGATCCGTCTTAGCTTGTACGTCGGGTAAGTACGTGTACATTCTGGAAAGCGAATATACGCTACATCGTCATCAACTCTAAAGATTTCACCGCTTGCGCCATCGAACGGCGCTACGCGGACCACATCCCCCACCATCACATGGGACTCAAGGTTATTCTTCACAGTCAGCGTTTCTAGTGGCAAATCAACTGCCGAACCGGACACCGAGACTAACGCCGATGTGCCGCGCACATCAAGTACACGGCACAAAATCCTTGCCGACTTGCCTTCAATCAAAGAATCCGCGTACACATAAGCCCCGATCTCGATAAAGCCGATTTTGGGGTTGATGTCGCGCTCCACGAAATCGCGCAGCATCGCCTCGATCCGAAGCAGTTCCCCTTCTTTTCGGGTGTATACGCCAAGTCCGACCATCTTCACCAGCGCGCGAATGCGCCCGATCAAATATCCGCGCCGAAACGACTGCCCATCGTGTCTGCTTAACTTTACCTTATTTTTGCGCTGCCAGAGCGTTAATATCCGCTCTGGCGTCATCTCGCGCGCATTTCTGACAAACATCTCGCCGATGTCTTCGGCGATTTTTTGGTACGTCTTCCGCATCGGTCAGCTAGTTCGTATACTTCGGCTTGGGCGCATTTTGCGCCATCTGCGCGCCTGTGACTGACGTGACCGCCTGTGCCAACGCAAACTCGACCTCGGTCTCGTAAATCATCTGCAGTAGCTCAAAGAGCGCTGACACGCGTGTCGCTTCCATGTCGTATTCGGCGATCGGCTCCCATTCCACTTCATCGTTGAACACGAATGGAAGATACTCCCCGTCTCGTTCGACAAAGTTCACGTAACGGAACTTGTCTCCGTCCCGCTGTTCCACGATGTCAATAAACTCGTCTGCGACTGGTACGCGCGCGATCAACAACCCGTGCGGGAATGTGTTTGGCGCTACCGGATTTCCAAGTTCTCCGCTTGCGTTCTGGTTATCCACTATGCACCAAACCCCTTGAGAATTTTTGCCATGCCCATCACAACGCTGTTCGCTTCATTGACCGACTTGCTCACAACCGACGCCATCGCCGCGTCCAGCATATGCCGATCCATCTTCTCAACCAGTTCTTGTGGGATGTCCATCGCTTGTTCTGTACGAATGTACTTGCCGTCTCGACCGCACACATAAACGTGGTAAGCCGGTTCGTTTTCGTCACCCTCGTCGATCAGATCGATAAATCCGGTGAATACGCTCTGGATTCTCGCTACCAATCTACCGCAGGGGTGCGTTTCGCGCTGCGCCGGTGTACCGATTTCGCCTATGTCAAAGTTCATTGCGTTTTCTCCTGTGTGAATATATCGTCAATTGACTCGCCGCATAACCGGATCGCCGCATATAAGATCAACATTCCGGGTACGTACTTCCTGCGTTTGCCTAGTCCGATGGCGGAGGCTGTCTCTCTCAATCGCTTTCCCATCTGCGCCTGCAGCCCACGAATGACACGCTTGTCTTCCGGTTCCATCCGCACGGATAAACGCCTGTAATCGTAGGCTGCACGGCTGTAATCCAGAAACAAGCCCGTGATCACGTCGCTATCGGCGGTGAGAAACAGATTACGCTTGTCGCACTCAATCAGACAACGGCGAATGATCGCCTCTTTAGGAACAAGCCGCATCCCAATCGCCTCGAATTGAGGGCGAATTGCAGTGCCAACTTTCTCTAACGCCTCGTCGATCTTGGAATCGACGTAGTACCACGTTTTACTTACCATACCTTACCCTACTGTTTAGAGGGAATTATAGCACACGGTAGCATGAATTTCAAGGGTGAGGTTGATTGAATGTCAAGGCAAAAAAGGCGTCGGCGTCAATGTAGTTCGTTCCACCATTTTCTGCGGCTAGCTTATCCTCAATGCGATCACCGATGTAGACCGTTTCTTTGAGGTCGTACCCCAGCTTCTTTGCCAGAAAATGCAGCATTCCCGGCATTGGCTTCCGCCACTGCGGATCGAGCGAGAATCCATGTTCAGGGTGGTTGAGAGCGTACTGCATCTGTCGCGTATAAGCAACGGATGGATGCCACAGCGCCGCAGCGAAAGCATCAGCGTTCACCAATACGGATAGCGCCGATAGCTTGAGCAAGACATCGCCAAGCGTGACATAGCCGAGCGAAACCCCTGCTTGGTTCGTCGCAATGGCGATGGCGTTTCGCTTTGAGAGCCGACGGACCGCGCCTACGCGGTTGTAGTAGATGCTTTCCCCGAAAGACTTACCCGTGAGCGGCTTTGCGTTTTTCGAGTGTGCTAACGTGCCATCGAGATCAAAGATGTAAAGCATGGTGCCTCGTTTCTGGCGGATGCGTAGTGCATCCGCCAGTGCGTGTGTTCTTATTTCTTGATACTGACTGAAACAAGCGGCTTTGATAGGCGGATGATGAGTAGCCATGCGATGAGCGCAATAGCACCCCAAAGCGGATTGACGCCAAATGTCCAGATCACGATCGCCCATCCGATGATCCCGATAGACAGCATCACGCCAAGAAAAATCACGAATAGCGCCACGAATAACAACCCAAACAGCGTCTTCATGACAGACTCCTTTAAGCCGGAGGTGTTGGCGAGACAGGAACGGCGGTCGGTGCAACAGGCGGAATGAACGGCATGACGCTATCGCTGTCCATGATGTCCGGCAGCTGTCCGTCCCATCGGCGCACAGCTTCCAGATAGATCGAGTCTGGGTTCTCTGCAAGCGCTTCGGCTTGTGCGCGCTGGACTTCGGCATTCGCCTGCCCAGCAATCACAGTCGCGGTTGCTGCGGCTTGACCACTGACAACGAGCGCATTGTTATAGATCGCAGTCTGTGTCGCACCAGCAATCGCTGCATTTTGTTGTTCCTCGCGGATGTAGGACTCGTCAATCGCCTCTTGGATGCGAACATTGTCATAAACCAACCCATTCATGCCGCCCAAGACTTCAATGGTAATGCCGTCCTGTGCAAATGCGGCCGCCACTTCTGTGCGTGCGATTTCCCAAATCATCGATTTTTCACGCTGTGCCTGATCGACCGTGCGCTGCCCAAACTCGCGATCCAGAACCACCTGCACGCGATCACGCACAACCGAGTCCAGCACCGAACCGAGATCGCGCGCATAGCGAACAGTCGCAAGCGGATCGCTAACCGCAATCGTCCCGTAGTGCGCCAGATACAGCGCGGCGTCTTCGGCGGCAATACGCGCGGTAATCACCGCGCCCACTGCGATCCCTTGACTATCGACGCTCTCAACCATCAACGCTTCGACGGAGTCGGCGTCTTGACCGGGCAGGATTTGTGTCCACTCGCGCGATACTTCGGTTAGCGGCACAAGAATAACCGTGTGACTCGGACGCCAGACGCCCGGCAGATCAAGGAATCCGCCTGTCTTTACCCATGAACGCGTGATCGGAATCTGTGGACGAAGATCGCTCAAGTTTTCCCAATACTGTTCATTATGTTCGATTTCGCTGGCGTCATCAATGCCAGCCGTCAGACTTACCGTAAATGCAGCATAATTCGACTCGACCGCCACAAATTCGCGCGGCGGCGAACATGCGCCAGCACCAATCGCGACAATCAATACCACCGCAGACAACACGACCGATTTGGCGAACCGCTTGATCAGCGGCACCAGCACATCGATCGCTTGAAATAGAAACGCCACAATCACCGACAGCCCAACGATATTGAGCAGCACGTTTTGAATGGCATAACGCGATGCTTCGACTTCACTGTAATTCCCTCGCGCACCTTCGATGGTGAGCCGCGCCGCCGCTTCCGTCATGCTTGGCATCACAATGCCGTAGATGATGAGCATGACCAAAAGTAACACTGCCAGAATTCCCGCTTTGCGCATCATTCGATTATCTCCAGACCTTTTCTCTTGTACAAGTCGATACGTTGTTCGGTCCACGCGTGCCGATCCAGCACGCGGCATACCCTATTTCGGATGTCATCGGCGTAATACGACCACAATGACCATTCGTCCCGTTCATCCAGCACCAGCACACATGATGAGGCGGACAAGTCCGGTGTCAGCAGTAATTCAGCCTCACAGGATTGCGCCGGATGAATGATTTGCCACGCATCCCCCCGGAAATTGAGGTTGGTTCCGCGCTTGTAGTGCGTGATTTCGCCTGTTTCGTGCAGCGCGCACAAGCGCTTGTGCCAGCGGAAATACGCCGTCCAATCCTTCGCATATAGGTCAATATCGCCATAGAAGTCCGCTTGCCCTGTCAGCCACAGCGGATAGCCCCCTGCGATCATCAAGCCGCTGCCGACCATTTCGCGCAGCAGCGGCTCGTGTCGAATGGCGCGGCGCAATTCAAGGCGTTCGATCTGTCCGTTCGCCATTGCATTCTCCGTAGTACAGCACTTGGTATTCCCGCGCTCTCCACGCGTTTTGCATGATATACGCCCCGTCATTCCGCTTGTACACGATGTATTGACGATTGAACGACGAATCGACGCTGATAATTTGCGGGACTCCGTTTTCAATGCACACATCGTCAAGAATTGGCGTTCCGCGACTATCGCCGCTATTAGGCGGAAGCAAGATAATAACCGTGATAAACACGGCGACCGCAAGAACTACCCCAACAAGAGCAGGGAATAGATCGTGCGCGATTAGACGCCGCAGCATTTTTCTCATTGCCACCACTTCCAATCGACGCGCGTGATGTTCAGCGGCACAAATTCGCGCTGCCAACCGAGTTCGTCGTACATCACGCGGTCAAAAAGCGCGAACAATTGTTCAGGCTTGTACAGCCGCGCGTGCTTGTCCGCCAACGTACATGCCCTGAAGTATTTGACCATCGGTTCGGGCATATCCTGACACGCCCAAAGCATACACTTCGCCGCCATGTAAATATCGCTGGCAGGTACGGTATCGGTACTCCCAAGCAGCGTTTCGGTCGGATAAAAGTTCTCCCACCGGTCGATCATGTACGAGAACTTCGCGCCCGCCTCGACCGCGCATGTCCAGTCGATCAGGTAGCCGCGATGCTGTCCGCCGCCACCGATGCCACCGGGTTTGAGCAGGATGTTATCCGGCACTACCGCCCCGTGCAAGTAGCCAAAGGCGTGCGGGATGGTCAGCGCAGCCAGAACCCGCCGCCAGATCCACGAAATCGCTTTCACAGGAACATGACGATCATAGATGTCAGCAAGCGTTGTCAGCGAAATCAGTTCATCGCCCTTCACATCATCGCTGTAGGCGAGAATGTGATAGTAGCCGTCGTCGTCCATGTCGCTTTCGACGAGGCGCGGAATGTACTTGAACGCTTCGCCTTCGTACAACGGCAGCGCGTTGATCCGGTTTAGGATGGCTTCTTCGCGGTCGAACAAGTCTTTGTCGCCGGTGAGAAGCCGTTTTGTGACCGTCCCATCCGCATTCAACGTGACGGACGCGATTTCGCCGACGCCGAGCATGTGTGAATCATCTTCGACCCACAGCTCATATTTCGCGTTCAAGTCGGCGATGAAGTCCTCCGCCAGCCCGTACACTTCCTTGTCGCCCATGTGTGCATCGGGGTGATAGGACTTCACAAGCCGCCGCCGAACGTCGTCAATTTGCGCTTCGACGTTCCCAAAAACCATCGCCGGTGTCGATTGGCGCATCTGTGCGTGCAGTGAACGCAGTTGATCGCGTACGGGCAATTGCTGAAAAGTTTGCAGGTTCATGTGCGACTCCATTCGCATACGCGCCGTCCATGCCCCATGATTTTCACGGGAGCGAATGCGGCGACTTCGATTAGCTCAACCAATGACTTCAGCGAGTGTACTTCGATGTAGTCTTTCATTCCGATTCGATCTGTTCCGCGCAAATCGATAACATTCCATAGCTGTTCTGGATTGAATCGATCAACATGCGACAATGCGATTTCGTGAATGCCGCCCAGAATGTTGTCTGCGGCGTAACGCAGCAGCTTGCGGTCAAGCCAGCCAACGCGCCATGCTCCTTGTAGTTCCGGTAGTCCGTCGTGATTGTGTCGCTCGACTATTGCCTTACGATCGAGCATATGACTCTCTGACGGGAACGGTCCAACGCCATGCCGCGTGGCATAGATGCGGGTTACGCCAACCCGCTTGACCTGTGTGCCGGACGGAATCATCTCCAGAGCGCCTGAAAATGTCGTATCGCTCGACGTGACATATGGGCGATAGCCGCGATCGCAATCCAACAGCGCTCCTTGTGCGCCTTCAAAGATAACGTGATCAAAGCCGCCGAGTACACTTTCGTCCGAAACGGCGGTCACGACGTTATTCAATGCGTCGATCAAATCATCGCCGATTTCCCGATAGAAACTCTCCACCGGACAAATGCGCGCTTCAAGGTACTGCAGCTTCTCATAGACTCTTTGCGGATCGTTGATCAGATCGCATACGCGCAGCGCCATATCGGGATGGGTTTCTGCCCAGCGCTTCGTGGTGCCTACCCCATTCGCCGTCGTACCGCGCTTGTGTATGCTGGCGTTGATCAGCGACGTGTACTTGTGATACTCTGTCACGACCAACGCTTGCGGATGAACGATCAGCGCCGGATTTTCACCTAATAGGCGCAGCCGTTTGTATTCTGCCCACGCCTCGATCGGATCGAAACACACATGCCGACCAAGATACGTGGAAGCGCCCTCAAACGTGCCGCTTCCGAATTGACGGAAGGTGTGATGGCGAAAATCGTCCGATGTGACGTTGTGCGCAGCGTTCGCGCCACCGTTGTACCGCGCTACCATCTTAGCAGCGTGCTGGCGCGTCAAAAACGCGGTCGTCATGCCTTTACCTTCGTCGCCGAACCCAAGTCCGGCGACTACCGTTGCGCTTTTCATTTACAGCCTGCGAAGTGTGTGTGATTGATCAGCGGTGACGATCGAACCCGCGCCGAACAGCGTCAGCGCGCGATCGATGACTTGCAGCCCATTGCTCGTCGCGGTGTTGCCATTCGACAGGGCTTCCATGATTTGCTTCTTGCTTGCGCCTGCCGTGCGCGCGATCAACGCGGTTGTAAGTTCCGACATATCGGAAGCGTCCGCCATCTTGATCGTGCGTTCCGCGCCCAACAAGCCGCTCCAACGCGCAAAACAGTTGTCGCGGAAATCAGACCCGTAGCCGTCGCTTTCCGAACAAAGCACGCCAAACACATCATATTTCTTCTTGACTTCAGCGACTAATTCTTCGATCTCCATATCCCGAAACGCCTCCTTTGGAAGCTCGCCGACAGTCGAACGCTGCATTTTGTCGCTCATCTCACCGTTACTGATAGTGCCGATGGGCTTGTCCCGATACAGACTGCGCAAGCGCGAGGCGTAGATTCGATCGTAAGGAAGCTCGTCGAACATGATGACAAGGATGCCTTTGCGCCCGTCTTTCCAGATTTCAAGATCGTTCTGGTAAGCAGCCGCCCACAACGCGGCTTCATAGGCTTCGTGCCCATTGCCGTAGCCGCGTCCCGCTGGCCACAGACGCTCAAGCCACTTGGTCATCACCGACAGATCGGCTTCGAATTGCGACAACTGCAGCGCCCCATCCGCATTATCGCCGTAATAATCGTCAACCGCGCCGATTTGGAGGTTTGGATGAAACTCCTCCGGGATAAGGTATTCCCACAGCCCGTGAATCTGCGGCATGTCGTCCATGATCTTCCGCGCTGCCTCCGCGTTCGATCCGGTCACGTCAACAATCAGACTCGCCGAAATCAACGTCTTGTCCGACCGATCTTTCGGCTTGAGCGAATAGCGTTTGCCGCCGAACGCCGGATCCAACGCTGGATGCAGGCTGCTGCCAGTCTGTACGGTTTTGCCGTTATAGCTGAAGACCGTGCCTCCCGTTGACCGATACGCCGAAACCGCTTGCGCGGTTTGCTGCGCGTTACCGCGTGATGCTCCCATGTGATCGTCCTTTCATATCCTATATTGAACTATTATAACACACCGCGCTTGTTAGTTCAAGCCCCAAGTGTGCCACTTAAGAGTTCCAGCACTTGTGCTTTTTCCGCCACCCATTCTAGAATACTCTCTGGTAATTCAGAGAGAATTTCATCGATAGAGCGCAAGCGTAGGTGCGCTGCCATCAATAATAAATCCTGTGGGGTGATTGTGTCATCCCCTACAAAATCGGGGTAATATTGTGTAACATACTCCAATGGCTCTAGCGCATCCTGATCGATCGCCTGTTCAACGACGGAAAAGAGCGTCGGATCATGAAAATCGCCGCGATCAAGCAAGCGTAGGTTGTGACTGCGAAACTCGCGTTTCAAGTACCAGTGATGCGTGAGGTATCCATAAGCAACCGACTGCTCCAGCATGTGTGAGTCGGGAACGGGCGCAACAATGGTGACGGGCTGTTTTATGGACGGCGTTTCGCGAATAGAATCGATCGGCAATGACAGCGACAGCGCGATCTTCTGCTGTGCGTCGATTCGTTCCAAGTGATTAGAAGAGGAAAGCAGTTCAATCAGCCGCAGCGCCGCGTTTTTGCGTTCTTGAAACGATTGTGGATTGCCGCGCAGTTCATGGGCGATCATGTAATCCACAACTGGAATCGCCTGCGCGATCGCGCTTGCCCATGTCCCCGCCTTCACTAGATCGTCCGGATCCGCGCCCTGCGGAAGTTCTGCTACCCACAAGTCATAAGCTGTCTTCGCCAACTGCGCGATCCCACCGACCGTCGCGCTCTCCCCCGCCTTGTCACCATCCAGCGCGAGAATGGTTTTGCTCTTGCCGATGAGTTTTGCCTGTGCGTCGGTCAGTTGTGTACCCATCTGCGCGACGACATCCCGATACCCCGCCAAATGACACTGAATGACATCGAAATAGCCTTCTACCAGCACCATTGAACGTGTTGAGCGAATGACGGATTTGCCCTGCACGTAGCCGTACAGGATGGAGCCACGATCAAAGATTTCGGTGCGTGGCGTATTTAAGAATTTCGGCTGCACATCATCGCTCAATGAGCGCCCGGAAAAGCCGACGATCGCGCCACTTGCATCGAATAACGGAATAATCAACCGTCCGCGAAACAATTCCGTAATTCCGTGTTCGCCTTTATGCAGCAACCCGATTGCCAACAATTCGCTTTCCTTGAAGCCCCGCTTTTCGAGTGTTTTTGCGACGCCCCAACGCGGTGAATAGCCCAAGCGAAATTCGCTCATGAGCGCTTCGCCAAGCCCACGCGCTTCAAGGTGATCGCGCGCTGGATTAGATGTTTCGACAAGCGACTGACTGTACAATTCAGCCGCCGCCGCCAACGCGTCGTAAAGCCGCTGCTTGTGCCGCGATCCCTGCCGTTGAATTTCGACTCCCGCTTCTTTCGCAAGATTCTCAATCGCGGTTGCCAGATCCCAACCGTGTTTGAGCCGCGCGAAATCAATGACATCGCCGCCCGTTGCGCACGCCCCAAAACAGCGCCATTTCCCCGTATCCGCGTTGAGAACAAAAGAAGGCGTCGAATCGTCGTGCAGCGGACAGCGGCATTTGTAGCGATTGGTTCCGGTTTGCTTGACGTCTGGCGCGAACTGCCGTACATACGACAGCAGATCGATTTTGTTCTTAATATCTTCGATTGTGGACAAGCCGTATCCCTCGTGTGACGCGCGGCGTATAATGAATACGCCCCTGCTTCGCCAGTTTCAAAACGTGCCAACGCGCCGTACCTACATTCATATCGAATTTCTCGGCAATATCGTACAGCGATGGCGAACAATCTTGGTCATAGATGAAATCGCGAATAAAGATCTCCATCTCTTGCCGTAATTGCCGTCCTTCTAACCCCTTACGCATGGCGATACCAACCTACCCTATATCGAACAACTGCATCTGTTTTACCATATCCAACGCCTCTGGAATTGACTCCATTGGCATTTGTTTGCGTTTGCTAATTTTCGCGAAGGTAAACGGTCGTCCGATTCCCAATCTCCACGTAAACCAGACCGATGCGAATTGACTACTGCTGCCCTCAAAGCCGATGTTTGGCATTCCGTAGTCGATACGCTTATTCATGAACACGAACTCGAACCCGTAGCGATCAAAGAGCGCCTGCGCCTGCCCGGATCCCAATACATCGAGTGGCATGATCAGCGCAAATGGCTTATCCAGCAAATAGGCGCGTGTCAGCCATTTATACTTTATGCTGAACGGCGGATTTGTGACCATGACATCGTAGTGATCAGGAACGCTTTCACTCAGAAAGTAGTTCTGTCCGGTCAAAAGATCGCCGCTAATGACCTTATGTCCGTTTGTCAAGAGCGTCCGTTCAATATAACCACCCCCTCGCGCTGGTTCCCAAATCACCCACTCCGGCTTCAAGTACGGAAGAATCGGATCGAGCGCGTAATCAGGAGTTTGGCACTGATCGCGTCGATTTACGGTCGATCCGTTCGACTGCTTGTCGTTGCGCTTGGGCTTGCTCATATCCCGCTACCGGCATACTCATCGGCGTCAAAGATCTTCATGTAAGACGTGTCGATGCGGAACAAAATATCATCATGCGTATCGACATTGCGCCCTTTGGCGATGATAAGTTCCGCTTCGTGCGGATCGCCATATCCCTTGTTCTTTTGTAGCTTCGATGGACGCCACAGAAACAGGACGCCATCGGCATTGTCCTGCGCGGCTGAAGTGCCAAACAGATCATTCATGTTGAATTTGTCGTCTTCGCTGCGCCCTTCGTAATTTCGGTTCATTTGCGTGGCGCAGATCAACGGCGCGTGTGCAAAATCTTTCTTTGACCACTTGTCGATTCGCGTGAACATCGCCGCCATTTCCGATGGCGTATCCGTTCCGCCAGCAAACTTGGTCGTCTTCGCGTAGTCAAGGAATAGAATGTCAAAGCCCGGATTATAGAATGCGCTGTAAATCTCGCTCTCCAATTCATCCAGCGTCGGGCTTACCTTGCGTAGAATCGTGAATTGTCCGCTGCCGACCAGCGTTGCGACGCGCTGCTGCGCTTCCGCCAGCCGCTCCAGTTCGTCTCCCTGAAAATCGCGTTTTTGATAGTGCGTGTAATCTATGCGTCCAAGATTGCAAATCAGGCGATCGATAAACTCGTTGGGGTCCATTTCCAGTGTCACGTACAGAACGCGATACCCCGCCATCGCGGCGTTGAGCGCCCAATTCATCATGACTACCGTCTTCCCCCAGCCTTGCGGCGCAGAGAAGATATAGAGTCGCCCGCGCTGCCAGCCCAACAACGCCTCATCCATCGCTTTGAGTCCGGTTGTGATGCCCGGCTTAAACGACGGATCGGCGATCTCGGCTTTGACCTGTTCGATACGCTTTTGTACTGTATCCACAGCGTCATACAACGATTGCCCGCTCATGCTGTCAAGCCGCATTTGCAGTTGACGTTCGGCGGAGCGAATTTCTGCCAGCGCGGATGGCAAATCGCGCTGCGAATCGTCAAGAATACTAAGCGCATGTTGGCTCAAATACATAAACCCACGACGGACGGATAAACGCATCAAAGCGTCCGCGTAGGATTGCACAGAAAGCCCCTTTACAGACGCGATCAGCGTGTTTAGGTAGCTATCCCCCCCAACGTAATCCAGAACCGATCTAGCCCCATTTTTGACCGATTCCAAGCGTGTTCTGAGAGTTGTTAGATCGACGTGCTGCCCATCGCGTGCGATTGCTTGCATCGCCTTGTAAATCGTGCCGTTTTGCACGAAATAGAAATCTCTGTAATCGAGTCCGCCGATGCTTTTCATCAGCGCCGATGTATCAGCGCTTGGCGACTGCCCCTTGAGCAGAATCGCGCCTAACAGCGATTGTTCAAGTGTGCGATCGGACGGATAATCAGGATCCTTTTTGTTGCCGACAACGACTTTCGTTGGCGTCGAAATCTGGTTGTTGACCCAAATATCGATGGTCATGTTCAGCCTCGCGGGGTTGATGCAAGACGCGCGATCTCGTCACGCTTCCTGAAAAACTCGGCGATTTTCTCTGGATCGGCTGGTGCCATTTTCGTCTCCTGTGCTGGTTTGATGCGCTTGAGCAGTCGTTCGCGCGCAACCCGGACCGCCGTGTCGCTGCGTTCGTGCGCCAAAAACGCCTCAAAGTGATGTTGGATGGTTTCGGGCTTGGTCGGAATCGGTGTATCACCGTACATCATGCGCCAATATGCGCCGAATGCCTCGACGTGTGGTGCTGTTACTTCGCCGTCGATCTTAAAATCACCCCATTTTCCCGTACCCCGCCCTTGAAAATAAGCGATCAACTTGCCCGGAAACGGCCCGGCCTTGAGCCGGTAAGCAACGCAAACCGCATCCATCCACGCACGATGACTCGCGAGTATTTCGTCGTCGCTTTGCGACGACAGATCTTTTAAATCTTTTTTCTTTTCTTTGTCTTTATCTTTGTCTTTAGGTCCTATAGGCCCCGGGACTTTAGCCTTAAGAGACAAGAGAAGAGAGTCTAGGATCCGCGCGCGCGCGTCCGAAGGCAGCACCGCTAAATCTGGCTGTGCTTCAAGGTTTTCCCTCAACTGTTCAGCAAGCACCGCTAAATCTGGCTGTGCTTCTTCGACGGTTTCGGGCAGCACCGCTAAATCTGACGATGCTTTCGCTGCGACATATTCAAGGTTATCGACGTGACGATCTTGCAGTTCGATGCGGGTTGAAATGCCCCGCGCGGCTTCTGATTTGGTGGGTGTTGTGCATTTAAGATAGCCAAGCCGTTCAAGCGACTCGCGTGCTTCGCGTGTTTTGCTGACACTCATCTTACAGGCTGCGGCGGTTGTCTCAAGGGACTCGTCGCTGTTTGCGCCGAGCGATAGATAATGACCGAGAAGCCGATGCTCGTATGGGTCAAGCTCTTCCGCCAGCATCGGCATGGTGTAGTCGTAGCGGGGAGCGGTTGAAATAATGGTTTGCATGAGTTGTTCTCAATAGACCATAGAGGGACACAGAGTCCCTCTATGGCGCTTGCTTTTGGTTAGAACGGGATGTCTGCCATCGAGAGGCTGACGCCGACAACTTCCATGTAGGCGCGATCCGCTTCGCCGCGCTTTTCCCATGTCAGCAGTACCAGCTTGTCGAGTGACAGCTTGCTTTTCAGACCTTCGTCCTGTAGGTTTTGCAGTCCGGTCTCGTCGATTTCGGCAAAGATTTCACGCAGCTTTGTGCGTCCGGCGTGATAGCTCAGATCGCCGATAACCGTGTGGAACACGATCGGTTTGCCCTTGCCTGCATAACTGACATCACGCGCTGTCACCGGGAGAAGGCGCTTGACAACTTCGGCGATAATCCCTGCCCGCGCCGCTTCTTCCGATGCAAAGCCTCTTACGTCGGATACCGGAGCGCTGATGAGGATGAGTTCGGCGGGAGTTTCAAAGTTTGCCTGACACCACGCGTCAAGATGCGCGATGGACTGTTCGTCCCATGTGAATTTCGGCTTTGGCTTGTTGTTTGCCGCAAGCGATTGCAGGTGCGCATCCATCGCCGCCAAGAACGAATCGACGGTTGGATAAGTCTTGAGATCAAGTTCGCTAAAGCCCTTGATCGGATGTCCAAGCATTTCGCCCGTTTCCTTGAGTGCCGCTTCCCAATCGACGTTCTTCGGCTTGCCCTTTTCGGTGAACTCGTGTTTGCGCCAGTATGCGGCGAAGGCTTGCTTGGCGGTGTCGTCCGTAATCCAATGCTTGATTTCAGCGGAGCCGCCGTTCCCGCTGGCTGCGCCCGCTGCCGAGTCTGGCGCGGGTGTTGCTGACTCCCCGTGTTTCGGGAGCGCGCGTAAAGGGGGCGTTGTCGATCTAACCTCCTCAACTTCGCCGACTACCGTCATGTTGCCTTCGGCGTCTACATCTACGTCCGCTCCTAATTCATCTGGCGTGTACAAGCCTAAGATGACATCGGGGAACACGACACGGGCGCAAGCAGCGACCGCGCGCCATTTGAGCATTGTCTTCGGCTGTTTCTTGTAGTTCTCTTTGGCAGCCAGCCCCAATTTCTGAGCATCGTCCATCGAGAAACTTTCGGTGTGCGCCGCGCGCCCTGAGCGCTTCATGGTGACGATGGCGACCGTATCGCTGCAGTCAAATTCGATGTTTTCCAGAAGCCCGCTAGCGTTGATCATCGCCAACATCAACTGCGGCGACGCCGCAGGCTTGCCATTGATGACGTTGATGTTGTTGATGCTCGTCCAGTAGGATAAGCCATATTCAGCGCCCATCATGATAATGGCGGCTGCTTGCTGTTCGCTGCGGATGTGGGATGGCATGAACCCGCTCCGCACAAGCACCGACGAGATTTGGATAATGGTGTTGAGGTCATTCATGTCGCGTGGCACGCCAACAATACCCTTCGGCTGTGTCGTCGTTATTGCCATGTCTACCATACTGCGTCTCCCGCAATAATTAATTTGGCGATTACGAAAGAATAAGGCGCAATGCTCGTAAGCCGTGCGCCCTTAGTTTTTCTCAATATTGTATCGGGTTTGTTTGCCATTGACCATTGAGACTTGTTTTGCTCTTTTATCCCTGCTATCATTTATTCTATCACCTTAAATCTCTCAAGGCAAGGGTCAAAATGTCAAGGAAAATAGGATCGGGATTTATAAAAGAAGGCGAAACAGCAGTGCATGTTCGTCTTAAATCTGACGTTCACGGCGCTGCGGCGTTGTTGATCGAAACCAACACGGCGCATAAGGGCAAGACGGTTGAAATGGTACTGGACGAAATGCTGCGCGAAGAATTACGGCTGCATATCGAAGCGTACCAAAAAATAGAAAATGCAAAGCAGAAGGCTTTAGCGCATCTGGTCGAGTAGGTGGTATAATAGACGGCATCAGTGATGTCCGTTTATGTGTGGGAAAATGACCACAACAACCTCTCAAGGATAAGCCAATGAGCCTAGCAGTACGAACGGCGGATGGTCTTGACGACCAGACCGCTATTACGAGTCGGTCGGAACGGTTAAAGGCGCTTGAGGCGCGAATCGAAACCAACAAGCGTGCGTTCATTCAGGTCGGCATGGATCTAGCCGAGATCCATGCCGATCGTTTGTATAAAGAGTCGGGTTATGCCAACTGGAACCAATACTGCCGCGATCGGTGGGGCTTCAGCGGACGCAAGGGTTATTTCCAGATCGGTGCGGCATTGATTGCGATGGAAATTGAAACCGATACCCCCGCCACCAGCGAATCACAGGTGCGCCCTTTGACGCTTGACGGCTTGAGCGATGACGCGCGCAGCATCATCTGGAATCGCGCCGCCCAAGACGAACGCACGACCGGAGACGCGCCAACCGCTAAAGTCGTGACTGAACACCGCGATCGCTTTATTGTCGAAGCCTGCCCCTACGAATACATCAAAGAGTCTGTGAACAATTGTTCACTTCAACCAAAAGACGCCGCCGCCTTGATCGTTGCTTTGGATTCCGCCCCGAATCGCGTTGTGCGCGATGCGTTGGCCAGTGCCAAAATCCAAGACAAGTCTTTGGCGTTGGAATTGGTTCGACTCTACAACGATAATTCATCGACGTTCGGCGAAGTCATGGCTTCCCGTCACATTCAAGTCGAAGATACCGCGATTCCGCTTGAGAAAGCGCGTGTCGGCGATCTGCGCGTACTCTTGGATGCAAAGGCAAAAGAGCATCGCGCAGCCGCGCAAGCCGAACGCGATGCTGACAAGCGGGTGACGCCGATCTCGTTGGTGATTTACCGTAACGATCCGCGCGCCACGTACCGCGAACTGCAGCGCGCGTTGACGACCGACGATCTTCGCGGACTAAAAACCATCCTAAACGCGGCGGATGTTTGAGCCTAGTAGATAGAGCAGGTTGCAAAGCTGTAGAAACACAAGGGAAGCCACGCCGGTGAATACAACAGCGGGGTTTTCCTTGTGGGTGTCAGCCACAAGCATAGTTACGCCGTAGGCGATCATGATTCCGATGGTGAATAGGATGTACTTGATCGCTCTGATGTCTTTTTCCATGTTCTTATTCCTCTGTCATTTCGTGATATGATTTTGCCAGCCCGTACTTGCGTGCGATGTTCCACAAATCATCAGCAATCGCATCGATTTGTGTTGCATTGGCGTAACGCAAATAGCGGTCGATGTCTTCAACCGCATACCGCGCTTTGCCGATACGCCAACCACGAAAGAAGTCCCGTTTTTCCCGACCAGTCAGCTTTCGACCGATTTCTTGTTCGCGTTCGGCAAGCGCTTCGTGTA